AGGCGCTGGCCAGCGCCTCGATGGTTGACGTGCTCATTTCCGCCGCTCCTGTGCTCTTTGGCGAATCAACCGGCCAAGGGGCCTCGACGCGAAAACCAGCAGCATCACGCCTATCGGATACCAGGTCGAGAAGACCACCAAGGCATCGAAGGCTGGCCGTCCGGTGTTGGTAGGCAGTACGGCGGTCACAGCCATCAACCCGCCGACCGTCCAGATGATGCGCCACACGTAGGGCATCACGCGGGGCACGTAGCCGTCATCGAAAGCGGTCTGGTAGTAGCGGCGCAGGCCGCGCTCGGCAAGCGCCTGGCGCTGCCGCTCCGACAGCGCATCCGTCCGGCCATACCAGCGCCGGAATGGTGGACAGCGCAGCAGCAAAGGGGTGAAGAGGATCATCACCGCCACGATCGCGACACCCCACGCCATGACGGCGCCGGCATCGGGCCGCTTGGCGTTCTCGATCACGGGCGCGAAGACGCCCGGAGCACCGATCATCCAGAACAGCGCAATGTGCTGATGGAAGGAGAGCTTCATTTGCTCATCCACTTGCGCAGCAGGCGCTTTTTCAGGGAGGCGCGTTCTTGCGGGTTGCGTCCCTTGTGATTGGCGATGCGATCCGCCGTGGCGGCCTGGCGCTTGACGGGCCAGTAGGAGCGGCCATCCTTGCCCATCGACCAGACGCTGCTGGCCTGGTTTTCCAGCAGGGGCAGATGGGCGCTCAGGGCTTCGGGCGACGCGCTGGTCAGCGCCGTGCGCTCACGGGTGCGCCAGCGCTGATGCCAGAGCTTCTTGTCCTCGCGCTCGCTGCCGCAGGTCGTGTGCCCGACGATGGGTGTTTTGCGGCGGCTGCGGCTCATAACGTAGTGGTCTCCAAGAACATTCAGGACTGATCCCAGGCGTCGATGGTCAAGACCTGATCGGCAGGACAGGCGGCTACGCGGTCGGGAACTGGATGGTGTTCAGTCTCATGCCGACCCCATTCGATTGATCGCGTCGCTTGCGGCACGCTGCGACGCAAGGAGGTTTGCGACCTGGTTTAGCAGCCGTGTCCGCTGCATGTCTGTTACCTATCTCCCCGACCGCTCATTGGACCAACTCCAGAGATTGGGCTCTATCGCTCAGCCAATACGAAACCGGCATTGGCTGATGCCACAACCGAGACGAACACAAATGGCTCGGTACCTGTATTTCGCGCCCCGTGCACTTGGCCCGGTCTTGCCACGGCTATCTCACCTTCCCTGAGGGCACGAACAATCCCATTGCCCTGAAAGTAATCAGCCATTCCCGACAAAACAGTCCACGTGTCTTGGCCGTGAGGATGAATGTGAGCCGCAATTTCCTGCCCGGGATGGACATGCCAAACCACGATAATTGAGTCTCGGGTTTCAAGCACAACGGAACGAATAGGCTCGCCTTCGGACGGCTGAACATACTCGGCTACAGAAAATATTCTCGATTCAACAGTCATCGGTGATCCCTCTTTCACAGTGCCCCCAGACAGGCTGGATATGAGTTCTAACTCGAATTTGAACGGGAGGCTGGTCGTGCGGTCGTGCAGTTGCCGATGAGCGTGTCGGCTGCTGCCTCCTTGCCCACCAGCGAACCAGACGGTCGCATGCGCATCCTTTCTTATCGAAACTCGTTGAGATGATATGCAATCAAGAATAGAATTTCAAGAACTATTTTCGAGAATCGCAATGCCTTGATTCCCGTGCCGCGCCGGTTGCCTTGGCGGGCTTGTCACAAACCTACGTTTTCAAGAAGAAGGAAACCGCATGCCCCGCCGTTCGATCCTCTCCGCCGCCGAGCGCGAAAGCCTGCTGGCGTTGCCGGACACCAAGGATGAGTTGATCCGTCACTACACGTTCAGCGAAAGCGACCTCTCCATCATCCGGCAGCGGCGCGGCCCGGCCAATCGGCTGGGCTTCGCGGTGCAGCTCTGCTACCTGCGCTTTCCCGGCGTCATCCTTGGCGCTGATGAGCCACCGTTCCCGCCATTGCTGAGACTGGTCGCCAACCAGCTCAAGGTCGGCATCGAAAGCTGGGACGAGTACGGGCAGCGTGAGCAGACCCGACGCGAGCACCTGGTCGAGCTGCAAACGGTGTTCGGCTTCCAGCCGTTCACGATTGGCCACTACCGGCAGGCTGTCCAGTTGCTGACCGAGCTGGCCATGCAAACCGACAAGGGCATCGTGCTGGCCAGAGCCTTGATCGAGCACCTGCGGCGGCAGTCGGTCATTGTGCCCGCCCTCAACGCCGTCGAGCGGGCGAGCGCCGAAGCGATTACCCGCGCCAACCGGCGTCTCTACGACGCCTTGGCTGAGCCGCTGACGGACGTGCATCGCCGTCGCCTCGACGATCTGCTCAAGCGCCGCGACAACGGCAAGACGACGTGGCTGGCCTGGCTGCGGCAATCCCCGGTCAAACCGAACTCGCGGCACATGCTGGAACACATCGAACGCCTCAAGGCGTGGCAGGCGCTCGACCTGCCCTCCGGCATCGAGCGGCTGGTTCACCAGAACCGGCTGCTCAAGATCGCCCGCGAGGGCGGCCAGATGACGCCCGCCGACCTGGCGAAGTTCGAGCCGCAGCGGCGTTACGCGACCCTGGTGGCGCTCGCCATCGAGGGCATGGCCACCGTCACCGACGAAATCATCGACCTGCATGACCGCATCCTGGGCAAGCTGTTCAATGCCGCCAAGAACAAGCATCAGCAGCAGTTCCAGGCATCCGGCAAGGCGATCAATGCCAAGGTGCGGCTGTTCGGGCGCATCGGCCAGGCGCTGATCGAGGCCAAGCAAGCGGGCCGCGATCCGTTCGCCGCCATCGAGGCCGTCATGTCCTGGGATGCTTTCGCCGAGAGCGTCACCGAAGCGCAGCGGCTCGCGCAACCCGAGGACTTCGATTTCCTGCACCGCATCGGCGAGAGCTACGCCACGCTGCGCCGCTACGCGCCGGAATTTCTCGACGTGCTCAAGTTGCGGGCCGCGCCCGCCGCCAAGGACGTACTCGACGCCATCGAGGTGCTGCGCAGCATGAACAGCGACAACGCCCGCAAGGTGCCCACCGACGCGCCGACCGAGTTCATCAAGCCGCGCTGGCAGAAGCTGGTGATGACCGACACCGGCATCGACCGGCGCTACTACGAACTGTGCGCGCTGTCGGAGCTGAAGAACGCGCTGCGCTCCGGCGACATCTGGGTGCAAGGCTCGCGCCAGTTCAAGGACTTCGAGGACTACCTGGTGCCGCCCGCGAAATTCGCCAGCCTCAAGCAGGCCAGCGAATTGCCGCTGGCCGTGGCCACCGATTGCGACCAGTACCTGCATGACCGGCTGACGCTGCTGGAAACGCAGCTCGCCACCGTCAACCGCATGGCGCTGGCCAACGAGCTGCCGGACGCCATCATCACGGAGTCGGGCCTGAAGATCACGCCGCTCGATGCGGCGGTGCCCGATACCGCACAGGCCCTGATCGACCAGACGGCGATGATCCTACCGCACGTCAAGATCACCGAATTGCTGCTGGAGGTAGACGAATGGACGGGCTTCACCCGGCACTTCGCCCACCTGAAGTCAGGCGACCTGGCCAAGGACAAAAACCTGTTGCTGACCACGATCCTCGCCGACGCGATCAACCTGGGCCTGACCAAGATGGCGGAATCGTGCCCCGGCACGACCTACGCCAAGCTGGCCTGGCTGCAAGCCTGGCACATCCGCGACGAAACCTACGGGGCGGCACTGGCCGAGCTGGTCAACGCGCAGTTCCGACATCCCTTCGCCGAGCATTGGGGCGACGGCACCACGTCATCGTCGGACGGCCAGAACTTCCGCACCGGCAGCAAGGCCGAGAGCACCGGCCACATCAATCCGAAATACGGCAGCAGCCCAGGGCGGACGTTCTACACCCATATCTCCGACCAGTACGCGCCGTTCCACACCAAGGTCGTGAACGTCGGCGTGCGCGACTCGACCTACGTGCTCGACGGCCTGCTGTATCACGAATCCGACCTGCGGATCGAGGAGCACTACACCGACACGGCAGGGTTCACGGACCACGTCTTCGCGTTGATGCACCTGCTGGGCTTCCGCTTCGCCCCGCGCATTCGTGACCTGGGCGACACCAAGCTCTACATCCCGAAGGGCGATGCCACCTACGAGGCGTTGAAACCGATGATCGGCGGCACGCTCAACATCAAGCACGTCCGCGCCCATTGGGATGAAATCCTGCGGATGGCCACCTCGATCAAGCAGGGCACGGCGACGGCCTCGCTGATGCTCAGGAAGCTTGGCAGCTACCCGCGCCAGAACGGCCTGGCCGTCGCCCTGCGTGAGCTGGGACGCATCGAGCGCACACTGTTCATCCTGGACTGGCTGCAAAGCGTCGAGCTGCGCCGCCGCGTGCATGCCGGGCTGAACAAAGGCGAGGCGCGCAACGCGCTGGCCCGCGCCGTGTTCTTCAACCGCCTGGGGGAAATCCGCGACCGCAGCTTCGAGCAGCAGCGCTACCGGGCCAGCGGCCTCAACCTGGTGACGGCGGCCATCGTGCTATGGAACACGGTCTATCTGGAGCGGGCCGCGAACGCCTTGCGTGGCCACGGTCAAGCCGTCGATGACGGCCTGTTGCAGTACCTGTCGCCGCTCGGCTGGGAGCACATCAACCTGACCGGCGATTACCTCTGGCGCAGCAGCGCCAAGATCGGCGCGGGCAAGTTCAGGCCGCTACGGCCGCTGCAACCGGCTTAGCGTGCTTTATTTTCCGTTTTCTGAGACGACCCCACACAGTTCTTCGTGTTCATCCATGACACGTTTATGGTGTGGCAGGTACTCTTTGGTCATTGGCTGTCTCTTACTGATAGGCATCCAGTACGACTTTGCATAGCTCAGAACGCACGCAGTCTTCGGTCACAAACTCAATAAGGCCAACATGGGACGAAGGTTTAAAACGTTCCAGTGCATCTTCCAGACCAGACTTAACATTGCCTGGTAGGTCGCATTGCGTCACATCCCCGTTCACAATGACGGTTACGTTCTCGCCCATACGAGTCAGGAACATTTTCATTTGTGACGCTGTAACGTTTTGCGCCTCATCCAGAATGACTACAGCGTTCTCGAACGTGCGCCCACGCATGTAAGCGAAGGGGGCAATCTCCACTTTGGCCACCTCTGGCTTTAAGCAGTATTCGAGAAACGAGCCACCCAGACGCTTCTGTAGCACGTCATAGACTGGCCGGAAGAACGGAGCGAACTTCTCGCTCATGTCGCCCGGAAGGAAGCCAAGATCTTCGTCTGCTTGCAATACCGGACGAGTCACGATGATCTTGTCTACTTCCTTATTAAGTAGACGCTGCGCTGCAACGGCCGCGGCCAGGTACGTTTTACCGCAGCCAGCTTCGCCTGTGGCGAACGTTAGCGTTTTGGTATCGAGGGAGATGAGATAGTGGGCCTGGGCCTCGTTTCGCGCTTCGAGAGGAGAGTTGTCGCGCTTCGGTTTCGGAGGCAGAGCAGGGGCGGCAGCCAGTTCGTCAACAATGATTGTGTCGATTTCATAACCACTAATGCGTGATTTTGACTTTAGTGCCTGACGAGCTGCGCGACGTGCCTGTTTACGTTTGTTTCCCATATTGAGTCCTTTCAAGTGAGTAACCGAAAGAACTATACATTAAAAAAATAAGTAGGTCATTACCTACCATGAAATAGTCTTGTCTACCTTGCCTCTTGGTTTTGATTTCACGATTGTCCTCTTTAATGCTTCGTAAGCATACTTGCTACGATAGGGATCGTGTGATATTTGAAGGTTCTGTAGGCGGGGTGTTCTGGCTGGGAACGGTTGAAAGGGATTGTTTTGTACTGATTAGCGAAACGCCATTCAAAGATGTATTGGACGCTGTGAGCTATCTACATGCTGAACAACGTGTGCTTGAACAACATGGTGATGATTGGTTCTGCGGGCAAGAAGAGCTACCATTCTAACAAAATGCCTCTATACATGGACGGCCAATGTATTGTACAGTTCATGTTATCGGGGCATATTCAATTACTTAATTAGTAAAGAGTAAAATCTTCTAGTTTGTACTACTGCAACAATAAAGCATCCAATAGCAAAGCAAAGTTTCATACCATCTTCTATCGGATGTACATTTAATACATACCTAATTATAATATGAAATGCTGCTAGTGTTATAAACCAGTACAAGAGGAAATATAAGAATGAAAACAGGCGGCAAAGTAAATTGCTAGTTTTAATATCAAAAATCTTTGCCGTCAGCTTTGTTAAAGGTGAGAAAAGCATTGCGACAAAACCAGGGATTATTGTAATTAGAAATATTGCAATTAACATCAATGGCACTTTTACATATTCATTGCCATTTGGACCAATTATAATAATCAAACCAGTGACAGCAGTGATCAGCCCACCAATCAAAAGTTCTTTCGTTCCCTCGAACATCTCAGAGATATTTTCAACAGTAATTTTCATTCTACCACTCTTCACTATAGGCAAGTTCTGAATGATAATATCATTTACAAAATGAAAAAGCCCTGTAGATTCACACCATACAGGGCTTAGTACTGAAATTTTCAGATTACTTCGCTACTACCTTCCAGCGTCCACCAGGTTTTGTAATCTCATACTGGTACTGATCATCACACCATACATCTATACGGCCTGAGAAGTTCGCATTGCTAAACGTAGTGACTTTATCGCATGTGTAATCACGCTGGATAAGAGCCTGAGCGAAATCTTTAGCGTCCTGTAACTCTTGATCTGTGAGCTGGGTAGACGGTTCTTCGGCTTGTGCTTCATGCTTAACATCTCCACCTGAGATTTTGAAATACAAAGCGATCAGCACCAATAAAACTACAATAATTTTCCCCATTAGTAACCCTTGTAAATTATCTGTATTTTATACCGTAACTGTTTTCATCAGTCCTTAATGAATTGTTGTACCGAATAGCCTACTTCGCCGGAATGACCGAACGACACGAATCCATGATCCATAACCTGTACGTTACTTATTGACATCGGTTCTTCAACCGTAACGCAACTACCAGCTTTAACCATCTTCAACATAACGCCCTGATCATTAGTCGAGATGGCACTAATCATCTTCATAAGATTACCGTAGCTGTCGCAGTAAAAACCCTCAGTGATAGTTGCGGCCTGTGACGAACCTGCCATGAATAGTACTGCTAATAATATTTTTTTCATATTTGTCCTTTAATGCCATCTGTAACGGTAGACAGTAAATTAAGGCAATCCACCTTAGCCACTACAGTATCGGCCTTAAGTGGAATTTCTTTAATGCTTAGAATTAGACTCACGCCACACCTACGGAAACAAACCATAACCCTGACCTGCCCCCAGAGTTAGATACAACCTTCAGTTAGTAATGTCGGTTGGTTTTTCTTCATATTTTACGGAGAGACAATATAGCAAAAAAGGGGCCGAAGCCCCTTTGATTTTTGCGCTGAAAAAAGTGTTACTACGATGCTAAGAAGCACTATGGTTAAGAACGTCTGCCGTAATGTCTATCACAGCGTTTAACGGTCTGGAGACGTTAGCGGAGTCTTTCAGTTGAATGGAAAACCAAACCGTTCAGCGGTGTGCCTCAAAATTTAGCTTGTTGTGACGCCAGGTGATTATCTTCTGGTTGCTTCAAAGAGCTGCAATTCATCACAACGGTAAGAGCATTCAGGGAATCAGATCCGTCGCTAGCAGCTAAAGAGCGCGCCTTCCTCGCTGTCGTCCAAATGCTCTTACCGTTGTGGCGATGGTGGGTGGATTCGAACCACCGACCAGTTGATTAACAGTCAACCGCTCTACCACTGAGCTACACCATCATTTTCGCGGCGGTACTTGTTCGTGGACAACCAGGCAACCAAGAATTTTCCCGCTACTTGCACTTTACGTTAGTGCCAGACGAGGCTTGTGGCTTGCTCACATAGAGCGAAGATCTGGAATTCTTCACGGCGGCTGATGGCCGCTAGATTCTTCGATCCTATTGGATGTATGGAATCATTAGTGTTGTGAAACCAGGCTCTACATAGACAACAACGGTTTCACCAGAGAGTACTGAACCTAATTTCACAACGGTGAGGCCACTGAACCGATAAAGAATACCCGACATGTCGTATCAGTTATCAAGCCTCTGTTGATTCGCCTATGTGATTGAAAGAACACAGTGGCCTCAACGTTGTGCGCTGGCTAACCATGCCAGCCGGGCTACGTCGCCGCTTTTAACCCAAGCCAAAACGACATAAGTAATGAAAATGACGTAACAGGATGGACGGTCGATAGTTGAAACCGGGATGGTGAATGGAATGAGGAAACCAACCGCCCATCCTGTTACTTCATCGGAGAGGGCATGGGTGGTGCCGTATCATGCCCTCTCCTGCGTTCTGTAATCACACTCGCTCAGTGTGTTCCACTTTGGTGACGAGGCTGGAAACTGACCTCGCTGGTGTTTGGCCTCTTAAGCTACTGCCAGGTACTGATTGTCGTTTGCAGTTATCTTTAAACGTTCAAACAGTCGCGTCTCAACGAAAACAAGCCAATCTTATACATCTAAAATAAGTAAGTAAATACTTATTTTTTGTTTAAACATTCATTTGCTATTTTTTTGATCAGCCCTGGCTTGTCTTCCACTGTGCGGGTGAACGTGGCCGTAAAACGCTTAGCCCGAATCGTGATTTCCTTACCCTCTTTCAGCTCGCCAAAACGCAACTCCAGTAACGAGCCGAGACGCCACAGAGTGTCTTCAATTCGCTTATGGCTGGCGAACTTTATGAGAAGCAACTTAACGATATATTGGCCGATGGTTGCGGCTACAGCGATGCCGGAAGCGATCAAATAAGTTGCCAGGCAGAAATCCAGCGTTGATGTCTCACTCATTTTTTAACTCCTGTTTCGTGAACTACGCGGTAGACTCGGTTTCCGATGCGCAGCTTTTTGGTTTTCAGTTCCTGCTTGACCAAGTCATGACAGATGATGAAGCCGAGGGCGGCACCAATAGCAAAAGACAACACGATGTATGGAATCATGCGTATGCCCCCGCCTCGATAAGTTGTTGCAGCAGCTGGCGTCCTTTATCGGTCAACTGGTAGTTCTCGGTTTTACCGTTCGGCTCTACGTTGGCCACCAGGTTCATCCGCTCCAGTTTGGCGCGCGTTTTTGGTTGCCAGTGCGCATAGAAGCGCGACCATTTGCTGATTTCTCTTAGTGTTTCCCTTTCTCGTTTACTTAACATGATCATCCTTTATCTCCTTAAACGTGTCAGTCACATCGACGATGCGATAAATACGCCCTCTTCTCTCCATCACTCCCGCTTTCACGTAATCGCTGATGCGGTCAGCCATAATGAGGCCGCCAATGATGATGCCAATGAGCAAATACAGCAGCATCCAGCCGAGCATCAGTCTTTATCTCCAATCCGATCTTCGGTATCGCGCAGGCAATTCGGCCATTTCAGACGCGGGTGGCGCAGGCTTCCGTCTGGCGTTTTCTCGTGGCAGTGAACCTCAACGATGCGACCGAGGTATTTGCCCTGGTTGTTCCAGATTTCATCCAGATACTTGTGCTTAATGCCGCTGGCGCGTACCTCTACGCCGTTCTCCAGACGAATCACGATTTTGCCGAGCGTATGCGCAAAGCCAGAATCCGGATCGCCTGCCTCAAAGCCAATAATCTCGCCATCTTCGGAATCTTCATCCTTTAACTTCCACCAGCTGCGGGTGCGCTTGAACTCGTAGACGGAATCCGGATCTTTGCCCATCTCGCCTTCTTCGTTCGCATCCAGGCGCTTCATGAAACGCTCGATGAACTCTTCATGGCTGTGGATGATGTAGAAAGGGTGTAGATGGATATCTGGCGCGTAGTCCTCACCGCGGGTATTGCGGAACCACTCCACCAGGCGAGCCAGACGTTCTTTAAGCTTCATTCCCGTCTTCAGGTACTCTTTGGACTTGGCCATCGCGCGCCACTCCGGGAGGAAAAAGTCGAAGACGTGGTAGACCGCGCCAATTGCCTTCACGTTTTTCTTCCGCAGCGCCGACACCGATTCATTGAAGGAGCCAGCTGTGCCCTCGCCATCAAAAAAGATGTGTTTGTGGCCAGAAAGTCTGCCCAGCTCCAGCATGGCTGGTTTCAGGTGATCCAGTGATGTAATCGGATTGCCGGTGCGTGACAGAAAGTTAACCTCTTCCTCATCCACAATGACTTCGCAGATCACACGAAGACCATCGAGCTTAAGGCTCCCAATCATTGGCCATCTGGCTTTGGGGTTTGGCTTGAAAGGGTACTTATCGCCTTTCTCCTTATACGCAGACGCCAGCTGTACCTCGAACTTGGGGATGGGCGTCCTGAAAACCTTGTTGCAGAGACTAATGCCGAAGCCGGCTTTCGGATCTTTCAGCAGAAAGCGACGAAATACGTCCTGCCCATCCGCGCACATTGAGGCAACCAAAGACTCGACTGCAGTAATGGCGGCGTTGCCGGTTAGTTCACGAGAGGCCAGCTTTTCGAGAAGCTCAACGACCGTCTGATCGCTGGGCACAGACGCTTCAAGCGGTGCGGCCACTTTGTACTTTTTCACCCCGAATCGAATGAACGGGTTGAGCATCAGAGCAACCATGCTTTGCTCGAAGTCATCCATATTGGCCAGCGCCTCTCGTTTGGCGTTGGTTCCCATTGGCTTTATGTCATCCAGCTTGTGCTTTAAAACGATTAGTTTTTCCATTTGTTGTTAACCTCCACTGGTCAATCAGGAGTTCTCATGTGCTTTCTTTTACTGCTTCTTCCACCAGCGCCGCGTACACGTCAGTGACAGGCGCGAGCGAATCGGGGGATGTGGTTTCTGGTTTCTTCTTCACGCGCTGAACCAGACTGCTTATCGTGGTGGCTTCGCGCTTGCGGGTGAGAGAGGTGGCGTTTTGGTTGCGCTCTTCGATTTCTCGGATGAGCGCTGGCATATCGATGTAATAAATCGACTCGCCTTTGCGGATCTCTTGCACCATCATCTTGAGCGCCTGGCATTTCCCGGCTGCGATGGCAGTGGCACAGGAGGTAAAAGAGGTCGCAGGTAAGCGGTTCTCTTTGTAGGCAAGGATGGTGTGCTGGCAGACGGTGTAGCTGCAATACGCGTCCTGCCCCTGAATTTTTACTTCCGGACAGCGCAGCGAGTAGCCATTGTTTCCGGAGATAGAGGGGATTTTCGTAAAGTCTGTTTTTGAAGCCATATCTCTAACCGTAATCGTGTACTTACTTAACGAGCGAAGTTTAAAAAAGCCCCACGCGGGGGCTAAGAGATTTGTTCAGGCTTACCAGGTTGCCCAGCCGGTCATCTTGTCCTGTGCCGCCTCAAACCGGTACGGAGCCAGTAGCTCGTTTGCATGGTGAACGGCGTAGGATTTTGCCTCCTGCTTAATCATTGGGAGGCTGTTGGCCAGACGGGAAATCATCGAGGAGAAGTTCGCCATCACACCGTCACAGGCCTGGCCTGCATCTACGACGATACGCACCAGATCCAGATCGCTGCGGCACATGTCGCAAATGGTGCCGTACTCCATCTCCCGGATGCGCGCTATGGCTTTATTGGTTTCGCCGCTGGCCACCAGATCGAGAATGCCCGGTGGCGTAATCAGATCGGTGGTACGCACTTCAAGGTCGTCTTGTTCTATAATGCTGACGAAGGCTGCGCACGCCGCGTCATCTTCAACGTCTGCTCTTTTGGCTATAGATTTGATGGTCAGGTTGATGGGGTTTTCCAGCTCCTCTTCCGGTCGGCACATAATGGCGTTTGTGAAGATGATGCGGCCGTTATACCAGGCACCCGCTCTCATAACCTTCATGCCCTCCGGATTTTTAGAGGTAAAGGCCACCATCGCAGCACGCTTTTGCCCAACGCCCGGCAGCTCCGGTGACATTCCGAAACGAACCCATATGTTCATATAGGGCGTGCCTTTTGCCAGCGGTACTGTGTTAATGGCTTCTGCGATGTGCTCCAGTGCGGTGCGAATGGCCTCATCGACGATGGTTTGACGATCTGCATTGTCAATTTCTACAGCTGACTTGCTGATCAGTTCCAGGACAGCTTTTTGGATTTCTTCTTTCATCGGTCTTCCTCAATCACCAATGCGCATATTTTACAAAAAAATAAGTATGTATCTACTTACATTTATCGGCGAGAGTGGAGAATGGCTAAAAGAAGCCCGGCATCTTCACGAGACCGGGCTGGGCGGGTTACATGCGGATGGCTTCTGCCTGGCAGATTTCTCTGTAGTACTGCTTGTATCGTTGCAGCTCGTGCGGCTCTGATGGCGCGATACTCATCATTATTACTTTGTAGTTTACGCCGATGGGGGAATAGTCTTTGGGTCTCATTTCAAGCTCAACAACATATGAGGAAAAGCCAGCGTATGCCCCGAAAGCGTTTTTGGCGTTAACTTCCCCGCAAACATATCCTGTGACTTTGCCATCATCGTGCTCTTTGCGGCCGACAAACTTATCGTTCCTGAATATCACCGACGTGGGGTCTTTCATCGCATAGGTGATTTCCTTTTGACCTAAGCTTATGGCCTTTGAATCACTCGGTTGGCAACCAGAAAGCATAAAGGCCATTGATATAGAAGCGGCAGCAATAAATATCTTTTTGCTCATGTTGTAGTCCAGGAACTCTGTTAATTATTGAGTTATAACAACGCCTGAATCCCCATTACCTTGCTTTTCAGCTCAAGCTGCCGTGTGTACGGTTTGGCGCGGTAATAGGCCTTCAGTATCTGCTCTGGCGTAGCATCGCCAGGGTCTAATCCTTCCTCGCCAAGACAAGCCACTTTGACGTTTAACCCAAGACTGGTAAGTCGTCTGGCTGCCGACATTGTATTGCGGATCGCTTGTTTTTCGCTATCCCACATCATGATGACGTTGCGCAGTCCACGCGCTTTAAGCGTCAGGAATGCGCCAAGCTGATCTTCAGCATCCTCAGTGGTGTTTCCGGACAAGTGCATCCCGAACGTGCCAATAGGCTCCACGTAATCCCGCAGCGTCTCTTCTTCGAAGATGGCGCGCTTCACGCCCATCACGTCAAACGCCCCTTCACACACCACGACCGTCTGTTTCCCCACAGCGTTATGGCCGTTGTAGAGAAACTTACCGGATGCTGGCAGCTGCATGGGGAAGAGATAGCGACGTTCTGCGGTTCCGGTGACATCGCGCCCCTGAAACGTCTTCATTACGCCATCCAGATCATAAACCGGTAACAGGATACGCATATCAAAAACCTGTCCTTTGACCTGGTCGGTGTATGGGTCGACATAGGCGTGTTTACCCTCAACGCAATAACGCAGATCAAAATACCTGGCCATCTCAGCGGAGACCTGACGTTCGACCAGATAATCAGGGAGACGCCCATCGACAGGAAGCTCATAATGTCGCGGAAGAGCAACCGGCCCCTCCAGCTCTACAGTACTGGCAAGCACAACCTCTTCTTTCTTTGGTGCCCAGCCCTGCGAGATGAGTGCGTTCTGGACGTACTCTTCAAAATCACGGCGAGATTTGCCGCTGTAATGCTTGAGGAAGACCAGCTTGTTGAATTGAATCTCTTCGGGGTGGTCGCCAGCAAAGCATTTTCCAACGCTATGGGTGAGGTTGAAATACACTTTCCAGTTAGAACTACCGCAAACAGGGCACTCTTTGATATTAACTTCTCTTCCTCGTGCGCTGATCCCGCCACGACGATAAACCACACCTTCTGTATCGAGCCATTGTTCAAAATCCAGCTCGGTTAGCAGTTCTTTAAGATCGCTCATTTTTTACAGTATTTTTCAAAGCCATACAAACCAACATGTTGAAAACCCCTACCTTTTGCATACCATTAAATCCCTCTGTTTTCACTCAGGTGGAATCAGCGAAGTTTTGCTCTGTGACTTCTCTGTTGAGAAGGGGCGTGGTTCGAATGCCTCTCCACGCTTTTCCTTTTTGATCCTTAAATCACATCCATAATGCGTTCAATAAAGCGCATTTGCTCCAGGTTCTGCTTAACGCGAATACTCACCCCACCTCTCTGGTTACGTGAGCCAGCGAAAAACAGCCGCGCTTCGCCTTTAGCCTCCTCTTCTTCGGTTTTGTTAATCGTAATGACAAGGTCAGCGATACGAACCTTCTCGATGTTGTCAGCTGCGTGCATCATTGTTGCGACCTCAGAGGCGCCACCCTCCCTGTTCGTCTGGGACGCGGTAATACCGGCCACGTTGTGCTTGTCATAGAGCGCACGCAGATCTGTGTAGATGCTGCGGATATTGGCGCGGTCATCGCGGAGGTCGTAGCTGGCGCGCATCAGGTCGGCATAGTCCACCACCACCATATCGGGGATCATGCCATTGGCCTTCATGCTGCCCAGCATACGATCCAGATCTGCCGGCGACATGCTTCCGGACGGACGCTCGACAATCCACAAACTCCCGATGCCTTTCGTCGCGCCCAGCTCTGCCAGCTTACGATGCACATCGTCGCGGCGTTCAACCAGTCTGGACATTTCGGTCTCTGACAGACGGGCGTCGAAACGGTCAGAGAGGATTGATGTGTGAACCTCCAGTGACAGGTAAAGCACGTTGTAACCCGCCAGCGTGGCGTTAATGGAGAACTCCCCCATTGCCGTTGACTTACCCGACTTGGCGAACCCCATAAACAGAACCATTTCACGCTTCGCCCAGCCTTTCTGATAAAGCAATTTGTCGAGCAGTGGCAGGCCGGTGGTGATGCTGTTTGGCACATAATCATCAGAGGCTTCATACTCGCGCGCTTTGTATCGCTCTCCGGCCGCGGTGAAGTAGTCATAGATGCCGGTAGCCTCGTTCGAGCCAATCTGTTGAACTTTGGCCATGATCGCCATCGCGCCCTGAAAATCGCCCTTCTCCTTCATTTCGGCCGCTTTAATCAGCGCGTCGTCGAAAGCTACGCTTTTTGCGAATGTGGCCACCTGATCGACCATGTAAGCCGTATCAGACAATTTCTCTGCGAGAATCCGTTTGAACGCCTCAACAACGTCCGGAAACAGCTCTTCACGTACCGTCTTGTCGCGTTTAGCGCGCTTGAGCATATCGAGGATGGCCGCTGATGATGGCGCGCTCTTGTACATCCGGTAGTAGTTCGAAACCATGTTGACCAGAATGGCATTGGCCGCGTTGGAGAACTGGCTGGGTGCAACCAGATCGCCAGCACGCGTCAAAAACTCGTGGTCGCGACAGAAATAAGCGGCAAGTCGGTTCTGAAAGTCGTCGTCGAACTCTTCAGACAACCCTCGTCCTGTGTGGCAAAGTTCGGTCATGTGCTTTCCTTTGGTGCTTAAACAAATTGTTTTCTAATACTAAAAAAGCCAAATCGGGGATCAACAGAATCGCCGTGCTGCTTCCAGTTCTTCCGGGAAGTGGGCGAAAATTACGCGCTCAGGGACGATTTCCATGAGCCAGACAGCGGAGAAGATGATGCGGATACGTTTGTCTCGGGTGATGTCATGCAGACGCTCCAGAACCCACTCAAAATAGCGTTCCTGAATGGGGTCATGCTGCATGTCTCCCATATGCTTAAAACTCACCAGAGAGTCGTCCAGACGGGTTTGCGAACGTTTGGCCAACTTCTCTTCAAAAATCTCGATCAGCTCCGGCTGCCACAGGTGCTGTGGGCGTGGCAACTTGTTCCACAGGCGGCGCGCAGCTGCGGAAAGAACCGTAGAGATGAAGTAGTCGTATGAGCAGCAATACTGGTCGGCAAACTGCCGGGCTTTCCAGAGCGACGTTTTGTTGGCAGCCGACAGCTCCTGATACGGCACACGTTTCAGTCCAGTGGTAAACGGCGCGGTCTCAAAGTGCTCACGGCCATGTGAAAGCATGATGTAGGAGTACTGGCGCTTGTATGCTTCAGTGAAGAGGCATGTGGCCATGAGTGGGTGCATGTCCCGGTAATCGAACCATTTAGTTTCGAACAGCTCTGCCTCGTTCTGGCAGCGTGACAGACCGATGTTCTCAGCGACCCACTTGTCCATGACTGCGGTATCCCACTCAGTCATGAAGTCGTACTGCTCATTGTTGATGGTGTTAAAGAATATCTGGCTCATGTGCTTGGCTTGGGTAGGTATATACTTACTTATCAAAGTGAGCGAATCATAGCGACTGGAGACAGTTTTTGGAAGTGGAAACAGAAGGGTAAGTCTGGGAAGTCTTGGTCGAAAAAGACCTGCTTCCGTATATTTTAAATAAGTACTTTATTATTTATATATACAGAAACAGGTCTTTTGTAATGAGTTGCTGCCAGCCCGCCCAGACCTTACCATATCTTCATACTCAGCTTTCAACATCGTAGGTAATGTCGATATGCGCTTAAGTCGCCTTCCTGGCTATGGTCTTCCTGAACTGGCTTTCTGGCCTCAGCCCCACTACGACAACAACAAATGGTGGATGCACTGCCTCAAGCTCCGCGAAGATGGGTCTTTGCATTGGCATCGAAGATATGTTGAGCGAGACAAGCCCAACGTGATATATGCCGATGATTATGTCGATTACCCGACAGCCAAAGCGGCGGCGATAGAACTGAACCAAAACGTAACCTTCGATGTTGATTCTCTCGATATCCCCGATTCCCACAAAGAGTCATTACGCTTAAAGATTGAGAAAGCGCTGACCGCAAAATCCCGGCTAATGGATGAAGAGTATCTGATGTATCAGGTTGCGATTCAGAAACACGCCAACTCACCGCGCCCGACTTTGGAAGAGCTGGTGCTCGATGAACACTTCGATTCCGTGGCTCAAGAGTTGCTTGAAGTGTTGAACGAAATGCCGTACCTGCAATGCGTGAACATTCCAACTTACGGCATTATCTTGCTGCGCGACAGCAACAACGTCTGGAAAAGAACCCACCGAACCTCAAAGGGTGCAAAAATCTGTTACCAGGAACGCATTGCTCGCGCATTTGGGTTGTCTGGCGCAGATCATTGGGGCAAAACCAAGTCTGCCATTCGCTCAATGCTTCTCCCGCGGGCAAACGAGTTGTTGCAACTGGCCAGCGTCAAACGGATGCTCGATGACGCCAGAGGGAAAGGCCAGAAGGTGCTGATCGCCGGGAGCTACGTATTCTGGTATGAAGATAAAAACCAGGTGGGATGGTGCGTAAAAGAAGCTAACGACAGTGAAATCACGTCGCGAGGCAATGCACTCTGGAAAGAAGGTACGATAATCTCCAAAAACCACGGGCGGATTGTGGTGCTGCCTTACATCAAGGAAAACGGCGAAAAGGTAAAGGGCTATACCAAGAATGCGCCGAATGATGGAAAAGCGCTTCCCAGACACAAGGATGAGTATGTCGAACTCCCCTTCGAGGTTCTGGATGGTGATTTGATGGTGGGGTTATTTGGCGAGCTTCACTACGAGTAAGCCTCCGTCTGTTTAAACATCTAAGGTAGATGTAGCCAGCTCTACCTTAGAAGTGAAATGCCAAATCAAATCAGCGATTCCCGAATCAGTCGGTAATCATCATCATCCGTTCTCATTTTATAAAATTTTATGTCTGGATAGTTTTTGGCGGCTTCCTTCACATAAGCTTCAACTAATGGGTCTGCGTTATGCCCCAGACAAATCTCACGGATGTATTTTTTATCGAAGGTTTTAATACCATTTCTGCTTGTGATAACTCTTCTTTCGTTTTCGTAAAACCAGCAGCTGTCTTTATAAAAGAATAACTTTTGCGCCAGACCTTGGATTCCCTCGACACTCATGTTGCACACAGGAACACAACTCATATACCGCACAGCATCAAACAAAAAATAATCGTCAATACTCTTCACAAACGCATCTTCAAAACCTATACAAAAGCCTTTATGTGATGCCGAGTAGTGTGACCACATCAGGATGCTATCAACAACAGGCGTTAGGCAGACAACCCCGAACATGTTCATTACTTCATTACGTACAACTACCGCAGTGTTTTTTACAACTTGAGGCGACGCATTTTCCCACTCATTTTTCGTTAAGCTTGTTATTTCAAAACTCTCGTAGAATTTTTCCCTCTCTTCTGGAGTCTCTCCCGCAATAATTGAAACCTTACACTCCGACGGGTCGTTAAATTTTGTAGGTGCGCTGGCTGAAATAGTTCCTTCCTCAATAAATCGCTTGAGGTTCTTTATGACATCATTTGGATCATTGCTTCCAATGAATTTGTAGAGCATTCTATAATCCTTCAAAAATAAAGAGTGCGACTTAACGCACTCTAACTATTTTCAACCTTTCTTCATCAGCTCGCGCTTGATTTCATCGGTGCGCATCGTTACATCAGCGGCGGTGATCGCCTCGTTCATCTTCACGATTTCTTCGATTTCCTGCGGCGACTTTTCTGCCAGATGGAAGATGGCAGCGCGGATCACATCAGAACGAGTGAACTTCTCAAAGCGAGGGATGAACTTCATCATCTCCAACAGTTCGAAATATTCATCTTCCAGCGACATGGTGCGGCTCTTGATCTTTTCTTTCCCACGAGTCGGGCGGCCCTGTGGTCTGACTGGCTGGCGCAACGGAGTGCTGCTTTTGGCCGTGGCTTCCGGCTCTTTGCGCTTTGCAAGGTCTCCCATTTTCATGGACATTATTCTTCCTCCAGGCTCAGGATGTAATCTACGAACTCTTCGAACTCGGCTTCTGCCTTCTTATCGCGCTCCGCGCCGGTCATTTCAAAGATAGAACGACCAGCCTCTTCTGCATCGTCATAGACGTTGCGGTTGTAGAGGTTCACGGGGGCAGCCTCGATGCCGAACGTCTCGACAATCTCTTTGGCGGCTAGAATACGTGATACCTGTGAAGGCAGAGACGGACACTGGTTGATAACCGCGCGGATCTTCACTTTGTGATTCACCGTGCGCACATTGTCGACAATCGGGTCGATGTCGCGCAGCGATTTCAAATCACGACGCTTAGGACGCAGAGGGATAATGATGACATCAGCCATCAGCATCGCTTGTCGCTGGATTTCGGAGTCAAAGCCACCAGCATCCACTACAACATAGTCGACGCGCCCCTGAAGCGATTTGAGGTGCTTAACGATGTCATCCTGAACGTAGGCGAAGGGGATAAGGTCAAGGTCTTCATTTTGGCGACGGTCTTCGCACCAGCTGGTCGTGGTGCGCTGAATGTCAATGTCAGTGACCTGCGTTTTCTTTTTCTTTTTAACTTTCAGGCATACCGCAATTTGCTGGGCAACGGTGGATTTGCCTGGGCCGCCTTTGGTGCCGCCAACCACAATGATTTTGGTCATTGGAGAGTCCCTTTGCGTGAATTATTGTCGTATGAAACAACTTGTTTTCTTATATGCGATATAGCCTAAATGCCTACGGCTACGGTGTAAAGGGATAAACACAGGCTTTGCCATCGACTTATGATGACATAACATGTGAGATAGACGCGTGAACAAAACAAAAGATATTTGTAAGGGCTGAAGAGAAATGGTGAAAAATCATCCAAAGAAAATAGGCAATATCAAGACAAAAATCAGCGAATTGGTCGATGACATGGTTTTGGTAAACTGTAGACCTATATTTTCAGAAAAATTTACATCCAATTATTTTAAAAAGCTCGCTGCGGAACTATCAAAAAACAAAACTTACCAATTTGATGACATCTCAGCTATGTTTGCATGCCTTGATTCGATAACTTATTATAGTAGGCATATAATAGATTTAAGCCAACAGGAAATATACTATAAAGAGTTAGCGCAGAAAGACAAAGATGAGCTGTTAGATTTTGTGTGTAATTATTTAATGTCAATCCCCTTTTCTTATGACATTAAAATCCCTTTAAATAATATTCCTTTACCTCCTTTCTCTTTAGGAAGAAGACTTAATATTGAACAGGATGTAAAAGCACTACCCTCAATAGGATTTGCTTTGTCTGGTGATTCAAAATTTGTAAATACTAATATCTGCGTTCCAACAACCGGATATTATAACATTTATGAGAAAGATTATTTCATGAAGGAGGCAACCATAGTCCTTAGTGTATTGATTTACTCATTACGGGAAAGGGGGTTAATTAAAAGAAACTATCAGAAGTCAGCAAGATATACTATTTTTAATAAAAAGCATCAAGTCTCTGAATACTCTGCAAAAATCTACAACAAAGACTATCCAAATAGTATTGACGATTATTCGTTCCCCATTCCTGTCTGCATGTATTTGGAAGAATTAGGGGTGACGGATGAAATCTCAGAGGATGAAGTGAAACGCCTGGCCTTAGAGGTTCTACAAGAAACCACTAAGCTATTGGATGACAGTACAGATGAGGCTCAGAATATTGTCTCCGCTATTGACTGGTGCATCCAATCCGAAATCAACACTGACAAAACAATGAGTTTTTTGCAAACCTGCATGGGTCTTGAGGCACTGTTAGGTGATAATAATAATGATGCTGGGCTTACGTTAACCCTTACAGATCGTTGTGCCTACCTTATTGGTAGAGGTATGGTAGAGCGTGCCGAAATAAAAAAAGAATTTAAAGCTATTTATCAATTGAGATCTAAGCTGGTACATGGCCGCATGAACAAAATTAGCACACAAGATAGAGAATTATGTAGAAAAGCAATCAGATATCTGAAGCGTGCAATCAGTAAAGAACTATCCTATCTGATGGAAATAAAATGAGCGCTTTCGCGCTCATTTATTACTCCCATTTACATAACCGTTCGCCCATCATGTTGTGGAGGAGAATTTCCCGTTCCGTTTGCTCCGTCATAAAGTCATCTTTACTGACAAAGATGGGGTTTGCGCCATCACAGAACAGCACCCCTGTTTTCGGCGCTTTAATCACGCAACCACTTATCATGCAGCTCGCGATGAACGATAGCAGCATCCTTTTGCCGCACCTCATTAAGTGTCTCATTTTTGACGTCCACTGTGCTTTGAAGCCTTTTCCTGTCCTCCTGTCTGGCCTTCTCTTCGATTGCTTGCCGGGCCGCACGACCTCCCATCGTATAAGCACCGACAAGCACGAAAAGAACGGCAGCCAGAGTCATCAGAGCAAACTTCAGCTTTGAAAATAGGCTGCCGGTCATATCAGACCATCCCGTTCTGGTGTTTTCGCACCTGTGACCAGGCGATAAAGCCAGCCACCACAATGGTCGCGATACCGAAGATGATCCGAACCGTATCACCACTGGTGATGTGTCCCTGCGCCTTGTCCATTGCCGCAGAGACCTGTGGCATGACGTCGGCCAGCTGTGCCAGACCAATTCCCGCCGTAACGGTCGCACCGGCAGTCTCTTTGGTTACAGGAACAGCCTTCACGGTTTTCACCGGCTTAACGACACCAGCGCGACGCAGACCTTCCTCAATAACTTCTGCCGCATACCAGGTGTTCGGCGTTTTGAGCGGGCCACGGCCATTTTCATGACGGATAATCGCCTCTACCAGCGGTCTTAGGGTCTCGTAGTCATGTAAATCGATCACCATGTCCGGCGTGACACCAACAGCTTTGGCCACCTCATTCACGTAAGCCACAGTGTTGTTCTCATGTGGAGGCGCCCAGCGCTCAATAACTTCGCGGATCGTATCGATGCTTGAGCCATCTTTGGCGCGGCGCTTGTCGTAATAGGTGATGAGCGTTACTGCCAGCGCCCGGATGCCCCACACAGGGTCTTTGAACGTACAGAAACGCGGCTCAGAAGGGTTGTTAACCAAACCCTGCCACGGCGAGCCTCGGTCGAGGTTGCCTGGGTTGTTATTGCGAATACCTCTCGGAGTTTTCATCCTTGCTCTCCTTATTGAAGTCCATTTTTAACGCCATAAGCGGCAAGACCCAGCAGCAGCGCGGTAATCAGGAACGACGTTATCTTTGAGACAATGCCACCAAAGAACCCGCTGGAAAGCGCGTCAAGCCGGTTTAGAAGTTTGTCCAGGTTGGAGTGCTGGATGCTATGTTGCGCGGGAGTCATATCACCAAAGTAGGTTTTGAGCTGATCGTTAACCTCCTGGCCAATTTCTTCCCGAAGCTCTTTACCTAATTTGCCAACGACTTCACGCGCAACAATAGCGGCAATGCGTTCAACCTGCTCAGGCGTTACGCCTGCCATCTCGATCGACATTATTTCCTCCATGAATAGTCAAATCGGATGGCAGATTTATATCACAACATAACCATCTTTAGTAGGTAAGTTGTTACTTACTCTTCATTTTAAGCAGAAGGCGTCCCGGTTTCCCCTTTAAGCGCGGCGATTTCAGCCCTCAATGCTTCAATCTCTGTTTTCATGGACGCCATCTCGGTTTTGACCTCCTTAAATGCCTCCACGTACAGCGCAGACAGAGCGTTGTAGTCGAGGGTTAATGGGTTTTCAACCTCAAAGCAATTCTTATCAAGCGTGCTTCCAGTCTGCCCAACAGACACGGCTTCAGGCAGTACCTTTTGTACATCCTGAGCAATCAAACCAGCATTTCTCACCGTGTTCTGGATTGTGGTGTGCATTGAATAAGTTACGCCTTTAAGCTGGCAAATCTTATCCAGCGCTCCGGTAACAGGCTTGATCCAGAATTTTGCACGTTCATCTGAGGTCGCGGTAAACTTGGCCGCTCTTGCCTCTCCGGTGTCTCCATTGAATAAAAAATACTGACCAGCCGCACCTGTAGCGCTATTGTCCGACCTGATTACGATCGACTGACTTACCTCAATTGGCTGTGCATAAATCACGCCACGATTTCGCCCATCGCTATTGATAAAGTAGACGTGAGCGTTGGCGTTTGATGCCGAGGTTTTTGAGTTCAGATAACCACTCCTTGACTCTACTGTAGCCCCGTACCAGTTTTTATTGCAGCCGCCCCATGACGACTGCATATAGATGTTTGTTCCATGCTTGTAGTTATAAAGAACCGTGTCATCATTTCCGCCAGGCTTTCCAATAAGCATAACGTTGGAACCGTCATTAGCACGTATAAGCATGTAAGTGGCCTGATTATCACCCGATGGCCGAAGTGTTAAAACTTCACCGTTATGCTTAAACTCAGCACCATAGCCAGACATAATGCGACCAGACGGCTCAACCTCACCGGTAGACCGAATGGTAAAGAATCGCGGCCCGCTCGGATTTCGGTTAACGAGTGACACAACCCCGTTGACACTGTCGCACCACAGTTCGGCCTGCGATTTAACAGTACCATCACTTCCGACAATATTGGTGTAGATCGCATTACTTCGAACCGCGTCATCCGACACCTTGCTTGTGGCAATGTCGCTACGACCTTTAATCATATTAAATTCAACACTGTTGGTAGAACCGAGACCGAGATTTGCTCGGGCTTCCTCCACATCCTTAGCGCCTGTGCCACCCTGCGCAATGCCGAGAGGAATCCAGCCTGGGTTAGTGCCACGGTTGTACGCCCCCCATTCTCCGCTGTTGGTCGTTACCAGGTACTTCGTCCCATCCTGGTTTTTTAGGCGGGTTTCAAGAGGCGCTTGCTCAATACGGTCAACCATCAGGTTGGTGCGAGCACCGTTGACATCTGTGGCACCTGTACCGCCGTTACCTATTGCCAGCGGAATCCAGCCTGAGTCCGGCTTGTACACCCCCCAACGCCCAGCGGCTTCAAGTTGCAAGTAAGACCCATCAGATGTTGTTCTAAGTACAGTCCTGGTTTCTGATGCATTTTCAAGTCTGTCTACGCCGAGATTGGACCTTGCTCCAGCTGTATTATTAGCACCAGTTCCTCCCTGCGCCACGCCAAGCGGAATATAGGCGTCAGAACCGTTCAGAGCACCCCATGTACCGTTATCGAACACAAACAGGCGAGAGCCTCCAGATTTTCCAAGCGCGGTCGATGTCGGGCCTTGCGTGACACGCTCAACACCGAGACTTACACGAGCGGCGCCGGGGTTGGTGATGTCGGCCAGGTTCTGATCTTTCTGAAGGAATTTGTCAACTGTTGAGTTAATCTCATTCGAGATTGTCTGTGCCCGATCTGCTTCTCTCTTTGCATTGGTGGCGTATTGCTGGGCTTGCGTGGCACTTCCCGCGGCAGCGTTTGCTTGCTTACCAGCATTAGATTCAGCTGTCTGCGCAGCCAGTTTTGCACCTTCTGCCGCGTCAGCTTTCTCAGAGACAACCGTTTCCGACGACTTAGCTGCGGCTGCACTAGCGTCAGCCGCATTCGCTTTCTCTGAAGCCAATGAAGCACTCGCAGCTGATTGCCTGGAACTCCCGGCAGCATCTGCCGCACTTGCTGCTGCGCTTTCCGCTGATTTCTTGGCACCGGCAGCCGAGGCGTCAAGGATTTCCTTGTTTTCCTTGTACCACTCAAGGTTGGCATTGTGCTCATTGACGATCTGCATAAGCGGCTTAACAGTTACCTCTGTACCGTCTTCTCGCTCAATGGTGACAGCATCAAGAGCGGTCAGCCAACCCCTCATCGATTTTGAATCCGCATACATGCGGGTCATGAGCGCTGCAAATCGCGCACTGAACTGCGTCAGATCGCCTTCATAAGTGGTGATAATGCGGCACGGGACATCTGTCTGGGTTTCGCCGGAATACGGCTCTACCAGTGTTAAATGGGTGTCGTCCAGAACGTACTTAATTTCATAGAGCTTGTTGTCTGGGCCGACAACAATCATGCCAGGCAGTACGCCATTCGCAGTGACGTTCCAGAACGTACCGGTGCCGGTTAGGGTATTACTTCCCTGCGTAAACGTGATAGTACCTTCCCTGTACCACATAGTTTCTCCTTATTACACGAGCCAGGCTCGCTTACTCACACAAACTTGTAGGTAGTCCATTACCTACAAAATCAGTCATACAAAGATGCGTTGATGTAGTTGACCACCCCACCAAACGCCGTAAAGCTAAACCCTTCCGATGAGGGCATAATCCCTGTCCCCACGGCTGTAAGATCGAGCTGGTTTCCGGAAGCGCATGGCGCAGCAACGAAAAGCTGCACTTCAAGCCCACCTTTGATGGGCTGCACCCAATACTCGCAGGGCGTCGCTATGGCAGCTGTTGGAAAGCCTGCCTGAAAGGTTCTTACCCCATTGCGGCTCAGCGACGTCTGTAAATTTTGCAACGGCTTGGTTGAAGTGGAATATACCCGCTGCCCGGAAGCATTAAACATATCCAGACCCCAGCCGCCTGACGATGGGGGGATCTGATTGGTAAAAAAGTAAAATGTCCCTGATACGGCTTTGGAGGAGTTGATTTTGAGCCACCATGTTCCTCCGGACTGGTAAGGGATGACAAAAAACAACGTCTGCGTGCTGCATCTGGCATAGCAAAGTATGCGCACATTAGCAGGAATGCCTGTGTTGTAGGCCACTGCTTCGTTGCCTAAGGCCATGTCTCCCACACTGAAAGACTTTTTGTACGCCATGTGCATAAACGGCGTTTCCGGCGTCGCGAATATCTTACCGTTGCTGTTAACTATTTTGATGCCATACGCCATTTAGTTTGCCTCCATGCAAACGAGGAAAGTGCAACTTGACGGCAGGGAATAAGAGACAGTGCCGCCCGATATGGAGAACGACGGCTGGGCTTTTGCCAGCCGAACAGGATATCGGTCACTGTTCTGGCGGCATCACCGACCTCACCCAGAAGGAAAATGTTGCCGCGCAGACCGGAGAACATGCTCCCTTCACTGCTTCTCCCGCCATGACCAGCAAATCCATCGCGTCGACCGTTGCCGCCATGTCCCGAGCCGTCACCATTTCCTACTGTGCGCACGCGTACAGGCTTGCCAATGAGCTGCTGGCGACCAATAACCGCGTCCATCTGATCGCGCACTTTTTTTAGTCCTTCGGCGGCCTGACTGGTCGTCACACCCCAATTGCTGAGTTTTTTGCTCGTGGCTCCCAAACGCGTGTTCATGCCGCCAATGGCCGAAGAGGTCTCTTTGACTTCCATGCCAAAGCGGCTGGCGCTCTTGCTCGCAAACGTAGCCCAATCAGAGAACTCGTTTAGCTCTGACTGAACCTTGCGCAGTGAGGTAGTAAGCTTGTTGACGGATGAAGTGGTGGAGTCGACGCGCTCAACGAGGGCTTTCAACCCTGCATTGAGACTGGTGATGTTGCCACGCGCTTTACGCGAAGCATCGGAAACAAGCTCGAAGCCAGCAGCTACGTCCTGTAGTTTGTCTGCCGTGGCATCGAGCTTGGATTCCAGAACGCCGATGATGCGGGAGACCGAACCCAACGAGCGTTCCAGGCTGTTAATTTTCTGAGCTGGCTTGGTGGCCTGCTCACCGAATCTGGTAAGTAACTTACCCGCCCGGTCGATTGACGCTGTAAACTGCTTGTCTTCCAGCGACAGGATAAACTCTACGTTTTGTGACATTCCCTTGTCATCCTCTGCCAAAAATTTGCATCAGCTGCTCTTTGGCGTCAGGGTCTGCCTTGTCCTTGCGCGGATCGTAGACTTTATCGGTTACGACTGGTCTTCCAATCCTGAGTTGCAAACCCTCCATGAACGCCTTAACGCCCTCGCCATCCGCCTGGGCAGCGCGAGCGACTTGCAGGTTGCGGATATCCTCTTCCGCGCGCAGACGGTCGATATTGCGACTGAGCATCCAGAACATCGTCAGAGGGATGCCCAGCAGCTCCATTGGCGACACGGCGTAGTGAGCAACTACACGACTGAAATAGAATCCGAGGTCTATCGAAACGGTCTTTACCCCGGACTCATCGCGGGAAATTACTTTGCCCCTTCACCAGCCGCTTTTTCGTTTTCTTCATCAATCACTTCCATAGCGAAGGTGAAGATTTGCTGAAGCTGCGGGACAGTGAGTTTTTCCAGCACAGCGTCCGGCACCGATGGGATTACCTTGCGAACCAGATCGGCATAAGCAGTCACCTGGTCGACCGGGGACATGTTCTGGAGATCTTTGCCCTCCATCTGTTTGATGGAGACGAAAAGGCCAACAGTCATTTCAACGATGGGGTATTCCTGACCGCCGAACTTGATGCTTTTCTTCGGGGGCAGAATGGCGTCGAGATCGAGTAATTTAGTCATTGGTTTAAGTCCTTTTAAAAAAGAGGCTCTGCCTGAGCCTCTGCTTACTTAACGCTACGATTATTCGGCTGCATTAACCGTCACGGATTTGGTCGCTTTTTTGCCACCACTGGTGCTGGTGAAGGTAATGTTTGCCGTACCTTCAGCTACACCATGAACCAGACCAGTCTGGTCGACGGTTGCTGTGCCCTGGGCGTCCGATTCCCAGACACCGGATTTATCGCTTGCATCTGCTGGAGTGATTTCAGCTTTCAGCTGAACGTTTTCGCCCGCCTTCACTTCCGGAGATTCCGGCGTGATCTTGACGGACTCAACCGGCTTTGGGCCGCTCATTCTCCCCAGCGTGCCGTTGTCATCCGGATAAGCAGTGAACTGAACGGAGAAAACGCGAACATCATCAGACTGGTAGGTCATGGTGAAGTTGCCCGCAGTCGCTGCTTTGGGGATGGTCAGAACGTAGTCGGTGGTATCCTGCGGCGTCAGGATCAGCTCTTTGGCCACGTCGATCAGGTTTACGCCCTGCGCGGAAGTGATGGTCACGGTGTTTGAGTCTTCGCTCAGGGTAGAGCCAGGCATCAAATCAACCATGTTCTTCAGCACGGACTCGGCCAGCGGCGCGGTAATCGTGATATTACGACCCTGCACCAGCTCGGAGATCGTGGTCTGACCCAGCTGGTCAACGGTGACTTTCATGGTTTCGGTTGCGACCTCAACCTGCACGCCACCTTTGGTGTAACCCAGATCCACGCCACCAAACGACACTTTGCACGCGCCGAGTTTGATGTTTTTTACATGGGTATTAGACATTATTGGAAAACTCCTTTTTCCGATAAAACAGCACTCTCATTGTGCCGATAGTAAGTATATACTTACCTATTTATTCAATTCAACAAATAGCCCGCAAATTCAATCGGAATACCGGCTTCAATCAGCGCTCCGTCGTTCTTGGGGTAGGTAATCGGCATTGTCATCGGTCGAGCCATGCGGAAATAGACGCCACCTGACTGCGTTTCCTCAACCGGGAACATCGACATGATTTTGTTGGCCTTCTCCATCGTCTTTGTGATCGTCGCGCTTCGCACAACGATAGTGAAAGCGTCGAAGTAGAAGTCCTGCAACTCATGATCAATCTTGATGCCGGTATTCGGGTTAATCAGGAGCACGCCAGATTTCACGTTAGATGGCATGTAATGACAGAATATGTCCGTACCCACCGTGCCAACTTTGGCTTTTTGCATCAGGCTCGCAAACGCTTCTATAAACACATTAACCTCTCGTAAAACCCGCTTTACGCGCCGCCTCAACCACTGTCTGCGAGAATTGTTTCTCGCTGATCTGCGCTGCTCTTTCGAGGAAGTTAGGCCCAACGCGGGGCTTAACACCAGCGACAGGTGGGTTGGTGACACTTTTCAGTCTGGACAGGTAGCCAAGTCGATATTTGCCCAACTCCATGTATTCGGCGTAATCGCCCACTTCCACGTTAGGGTGCCCTTCACGCGGCTTTGCACCAGAGACGGATAGCTCAATGCGTAAGCCTGAATATCCCTCCTTAACGACGCGGGCAAATATCGCGCTTTCCAAAGAGCCGGTTTCCAACGGAGCCATTGCCCTTGCCAGGCGCTCAACCAGACGCGCCAGCTTTTCCATATCCCGAATGAGATAGCGTTTAAAGGCTTTCTGGCTGTTATTGAGTCTTTCACCAGCACGCTTAAACTGGTGCGCGTCGTATTTCAGACCCATATGTTAGCTCCAACCTCAAGGTGCCCAGGCCGCCCGCGAAGCCCCCAGCGACGATGAACGCTGGACACCTTCAGCTTTTGCCCCTCCATGATCAGCACATCATCAAGCTGAACTGCTGCTTCAAGGGGGATCACCAGAACGGCGTCAAACAATTCCAGACTTGCCTTACCGCGGCTCCCCGAGCTGTCTGCGCGCACTGACGATCTCTCATTGCTTTGTTCGAACTTAACGACACCGACATTCGTCTTCCTGACGAACTGCAACTGCGCCTCCCCGTAGACGTTTTTCGCGCCAAAACGGTAGACGGCGATCTCTGCTTGCCATGAAATATTCATCCACACTCCCTCGTGACAAACGTCGCGCCCGTTACCAGGCGAAGGCGCGATTACTCGTCTTGAGCCTTTCGACCAGAAGTAAAGGGTGCGACGGGCATTACGCACGGCGAACAATCATTCGATTGTTGATGTAACTCACCAGCAGCCGCCAGGTGCTCCGGGCAACATGCACATTGGCCGCTTTACCGGTACGGTACATGTTGGTGGTCTCACCAATGGATTCCGACAGAATGCCGTCCTCGCGAGCTGCCGCCACATCATTGCCGTTTGCGATTTCACAGGCTTCGTTAACCACGGCCAGCATCAGAGCCTCTTTGAAATAGTCCGGAAACTCTTCAAAGCGCTCCTGCGTCATTTTCTCCCAATCGACCAGATCATGACGGTAAGCCCCATCTGCGCCCCACGGCAGGTCATAGACGTTGAGCATGTTCTGGGGACGGTCATAACGGTCAAAATCGATTCGCAGGATTTTGCGAATCGAAAATGGCAGCGTTTTGACGCGTCTGGTGGCTTCGATAAGACGCTTACGCATCAGCCCTTCGCCATCAGCCAGCAGAGTGTCGCCGTTCAGCATATCGATGGCTTGCATCTGGGCGTCTGCGACCGTGGCAAAAGACTGAGCAGGGATGGCCAGCTCAAAGCTGTTAAGCAGGACATACATCTTCCGCTCTTCATGCGTCAGTCCCGCAGCTGTGGCTTTGACGATGACGTAGCGGAGATCTCGCTGCTTTTCGACGAGCTGGTTATGCTCGGCCGACACGACAACCGGAATGGACATCTGACCCTCGCTGATTTCCAGCGACTCATCACTAACGAGGATCGCCCCGGCACTGTCTTTAACGGTAAAAGTGGCCGACTCGATATCCAGCACGTTAAATGCAAAAGAGAGGGAAACGGATTCCCCACTACGGTACGTGTCGAGTTGCGCCATTACTCACCGCCCTGTGCTTTCAGGATGCCTTCGATCATCTCTACGATGCCTTTGGCTTTCACCCCTAACGGCTTACCAATTTGACGCAGGCCTGCGATGCCTTCGCTATCCGCAATGGACTCAAGCTCTTCACGCGTAAAACGTTGAACCGGAGCTGCTTCCTTCTCCTCGACGCCGCGCTTCATGGGCACGATTTCTGGAGCTTCAGGCTCTACGATCTGGTCTGCAACCAGGTTGCCACGCAAAGCGTAAGCGGCAGAGGGTGAGACGTTCTCGCCATCAATCGTGGTCGCACGCATGGAGGCACAAATACGCTGCTGATCGATAAATGGCAGCTCCGCAACAGACACGCCATTTTCGAAAAGGACGCCACAAAGCAGCCCCGTGTAAGCAGAAAATTGCGGTTCAAGGATGCGAATCTTCGCTGGTTTCATACTCTTGCTCCTACAAAAAAGGTGGGCGTATAGCCCACCCTTGACACATAGGTAAGTTATTACTTACCAAAATTATTAAATTTTAACGTTGGTCAGCGCCGCGATAGCTTTATCGTGCTTGTTCGCCAGAGAGCAGTACCACTTCACGCGGGTACGAGTTGCATCTTTGTTCTGAACAGTACCGATGTTTTCCACCACGATACCCGCGTTTTCGCCGCCATACAGACCGGTAACACCATTCTCTTCGGACAGGTGCAGGCAGTAGATGTTTGCGCCGGTGCTATCGTCGTTTTTCGGAATGAAGTCGTTCACGATGAACGGAACGCCGTTATGGCACAGCATCGGACGGCCGAAGTTTTCCATCATGATTTCAGACGGGCCGATGTTTACGGTGCGCAGCAGCGCGCGGTAAGCACGCAGGTGCTCGGAACGCATCATGATGCAGTCAGCGCCCAGATCTTTCACTGCGTCAACCAGCTCGTCGAACATAGAGAAGGTCATCGCTGCCTTCGCAATGTCAATTTTCTGGTCGTTGTGCATCAGCTTCGGAATGCCGTCGAAGGCTTTGCTGTTGGCGGTGGAGTCACCCAGAATCAGGTTACGGCGGAATGCGCGCGCCAGACCTTTAACCTTCTGACGAACCTGGATTGCCAGCTGGTTGTTGGTGTCAGACATAGTGGTCGCCAGGAATTTGTCGACATCTACGTCGCCTGCCAGGATACGCAGCTTCGCAACGTGTTCGGTGAAGGTTGCCGCACCTTCGGTGATGGTGTCGTTCACATCAATGAAGGTCGCTTCGCTCAGGGTAGCTTCACGGTTGTAAAGATACGCTTTGGAGTCGATCTTCATGAACGGCAGGACGGCGAACAGGTCGTCGCGATCGATAATTGTCTCGATCACACCCTGCTCAAGTTCGTTGTTAGACAGCTTTTCAGCTTCGTCACGGAGTAATGGCATCTTTCATTTCCCTATGATTAAGATGTTACTTGAGTCCAATTTTCCCCAGACCGGAGGTCAACTTATCCATAGTCGACTTGCTCTTTGGCTGGTTTACTTTGTGGGTCGGTTTGCTGTTTGAACCTGCACCCTGCTTGGCTTCGCTGCGCAACAGTGCGTCAGCTTCCGGATCTGCACGCAGAATGCGTTCAATCGCGGATTCGAACGGTAACGGCTTGCCCTCGCCGTCAACCAGAACAGCACGTTCCTTCTGACCTACCGGCTTGTCATAACCAACAACGCTACCGTCTTCACCCACTTCGAAATGAGAGCCGTAGATAACGCGAGCCTTAGCCGGAGTCATCAGAACTTTTTCACGCAGGAAGGCAGAGCCGCTGAATGAAGCGCCGACCGTCATTTCAACCAGCTGCGCTCGCAGCGCCGCGTTTTCGCTCTCCAGTGCGGAGTAGCGTTCGTCACGCTTCGCGAGTTCAGCCTGGTGAGCTTCGATCATCTGTTTTTTCACAGCGTCGAACTCGCCACGACGTTCCAGTTCAGCCTGCTCCGCCTTACGGCGTTCCTCTTCTGCGGCCTGTTCAGCTTCCAGAAGCTGACGTGCGCGCGCCGGATCAATGTCACCATACTGCGCCAGCTGATCGGCCAGAGAGCGCTCTTTCTCCTTGCGCTTCATGTTCTCTTTCAGCAGGTCAGCGCTGGTCTTCCGGGACTTGCGGAGTTCTGCCAGCAGCTCTTCTTGAGTCATGCCTGCAAACTCGTCGTCACCTTTGGGCTGATCTTTCTGCTCGCCCTGACTGCCTGGGTCTTGCGCACCATGCTCTTCTTGATCAGCAGGAGCACCGCCACCAGCGCCACCGCGCTCATGCCCTTCAGCTACATCCATCAGCCCGCGTCGGGCCATTAGCATTTGCCACAGATTCATAGAAATTCCTTTTCGTTACTTATCACTCGGTCTCTTGAGTAGATGAGTCCCCATTCCCTCGGGGTTGATCTTGCCCGCTTGCTTGGGCTGCCCCTCGATGATAAGTAAGTACTGACTTATTTTCAAGGGTGTTTAGATCATTTTTTGGCGGAAAATTCAAGAGGTCTTTATCAAATTCCTTTTTCATCGCCTCGGAAATGTTCGGGAACACCTTCTCAATGAGCATTTCCATCTGGTGCCGACGTACAGAATCAGGCGCTTGCAGAAGCGCGAGTTTTTCAGCGACCGCAAATTCGTCTGTCAGACCGCGAATATCAAAGCTCTCCGGGTAGGAGATGAGAGAATTTTCTTCATCCAGACTGATCCCCATCCATTTCGCTACCAGCTGCATCATCTGGCGCTCCGCCCTTTCGAGACGTTCCGCTTTTGTCACCAGCAGACTGTTAACGCGCTGGAAGTCATACATCTTGGCTACGCCGGAAGAGTTGTCGATACCTTGGGCATTGTCCTGTTTGGTGCGCTCACCAGCCACCCCAACAGAATGGTATATCTCGTTAATCACCGTCTTAATGGTGGTGATGATCATCTGCGCCTGTTTCGGGTCTGGCGACAGGTAGAACGGCTGGTTGCCACTCTCGGAGTCGAAGGTAAAGACGCGCTTGGTGCCCATTTCAAGGACTTTGGTATGGTTCTCATCGCCTGGCAGCAGTGATTGCACCGGAATGGCCAGCTGGCTGAACGTCTGATCCTGAATAATGGCATCAAGGTTCGACAGGTAGTTGGCCACAGCGCGGTCGAGGTAGGCGATATCATCGATGAGCGACGGGCTGAAATAAGGCGATTCGCTTTCGCCAATGCAATCTACCGGGAAGACCGGCACCATGCCCAACTTGTGCTCGCCAGAATCCTCCAGCACGACCTTTGACTGACGGCGGCCTGCGCCACCAGATCCCTTTTTGACTTCCTCACGGAAGAGATACCATTCGTTCTGCGTCCACAGGCGGTAACGCTGATATTCCTGACCGGTTGAAGTGAACGGATCGGCATCGTCACGCGCTACTTCCACAATCAGCGCCCACAGCATGTTCCCATCGTCATCCCAGGCGACATCGAGCATCTGCTGCGGAGAAATCCAGTAGGCGTAGGCACGCGCATCCTTGTTTTTCTCGTCAGCAACGGACTCCACATCGCCATTCATGGTGCTGTCAACAACAACCCAGATACGGCCATAAATTGACGACTGGAGATCGATAGCCGCCATGAATGCGTCAATCGAAGCATTCTGGCGTGTGGCTCGCTTCCAGAAATGGCGGATCTGCTCCGGCGCCTCATCGGTGTTGCGATGAATGTCCTCTTTGAACAGATACTTGTTGATGAGGTTGACCACTTCGCGGGTATGATTGAAGCGGTAGGCGCGCTCCAGACGCTCCTTGAACTCCTGATCGCCCTCTTTGAAGTAGCGGAAGATGTTGTCGGTGAACCAGGCACGCCCGCCAGCGTAAGTGCTGGCGAGGAAATCCCAATGTTCTTTTTTCTTCAAGTATTCCGGGTGGCGTCGCTCCACCAGGTCTTTAATTTGCTTGTCAGTCAATTCCATTTGCTAAATTCCATTTATAGGTAGGCACTTACTTACCTTGAGCCACCAAGAATAACACGATTTTTCACCGGATACCTACGATGAACTGGATAACCCAATGCGTCGGCGCTGTGCTCGATACCACCCGTCTTATCCATATCGCGGGAGCCGGGTTTATAGATAACCTTCTCAAGCGAGTCGATCAGGTGTTTGCACTTCGGGTCGATATACAGTCGGGTTTCACCAGAAGCGCTCATCAGCATACGGTTCACAGCGTTCACACGGTCTGCAATGGGCGGATGCTTCTTCGGATAATCGACGCGCAGGAAGCCCTTCTCCTTGAAGATGTCCACGTCCGATTCACCGCGCGCGTGCTGACGGTAGGCGCCAGCCGGGTCAGGGAAGATCGTGACCTGTGACTTCCAGCGCCAGTAACGGCGCTCCAGTTCGTCACACACTTCCGCGGTGTTGGATGAGAACAGTACCAGCTCATCAACAGCCCAGAGTTCGCCGTTTGGCTGCGGCTGGAGGATGACCGACGACATTGGGTCGATGTTGAAGTCCTGCCCCACCCAGATCGGCAGCTTCGGATTGAACTGGAGCGGCTTAACATGCACGTTGCGGTCGAACGGATAGTAGACGCGCCCGGACATGTTCTCGAAGCTGGCCAGGTATTCCTGTGCGAACGATTTCGGGTCCATATCGTTCTTCGCGGCTTCGATTTCCGCAGTCGGCACGAACGGGGAATCGGCAGTGACGAACTGCCAGCTTTTCCACTGGCGTTTGCGCTGCAACTCAACATTCTGGCCGATAGTCCACAGCTTGTGGAACTCCGAAAAACCTTTAGGCGTACCGATGATAAGCGCGCCGCCGCGGGTGGAAGAGAGTGTCGGACGAAGTACCTTGTACCAGGTATCAGGCTTCATGTCCTGAAACTCATCGAGCACCACAAAATGCAGCGCAACACCACGAAGCGTATCAGGCTTATCAGCGCCTTTAAGGGCGATTTCAGAGCCATTTTTCAGCACGATGGTCATCGTGGTGTCGTTTTTCTTACGAACCCACTTTCGTGGCAGCACTTCCTGTAGGTCATCCCACAAGATTTGGCGGGCCATCTGGTAGGTCGGGGCGACATACCATACGCGCTGTTTTTTATCTTTGGCTGCCGCACGGATGATGGTGGAGATCGACAACCGGGATTTACCCCAGCGTCGACCCGCACACACCACCTTGAAGCGATGTGGCGACTGGAAGACAGTCATCTGTCCGGAATGCAGCTGTACGAGACTCAGAGAGGACGGGATGGCCATAGTCAGACGCTCCCATCACTTTCATCGCCCGACGCGTCAGAATCGCTCTCAGCTTCACTCAGCGCTTCTTCTTCGAGTGATTCCAGCAGATCGTCATCAATCAGCTCAGGCTCATCATCTTCTTTGCGCAGCTGCGCCACCTGGGCAGGTGTCAGTTCACCGAAGACCAGGTTCGGAATTTCGTCTTCGTCGTTCTCCATGCGATCCATGCCGAGCGCTTTGGACGAAATTTCAAAGCACTTGGCCAGCGTGTTGCTGGCTCGCTGGAGGCTTTTGAGATCGTCTTCAATCGCAGCGAGTGGTCTGCCGTCTTTCTTGGCGGTAGCCACTTCGTGCATCGTCATACGGCCAATGGCAAATGCCCAATCGTCGTAACGAGTACGGCGTTCTTCAATTTTCTCTGCGCGAGCCTTAGCCCGCAGCTCCGCGTCGGACTTGAGCGATTCACGCACCATTTTGCCTACAGAGTCTGCGCCTTTCTCTAATCCGCGCTTTTTGAAATGTCTGGAGAGCGTTTCACGACGTATGCCGTACTCTTCCTCCAGCTTTGAGAGTGTGTATTCGCCGGAAGTCCATTTCGCTTCGGCTTCTGCCCACTCAGCTGGCGTCAGGCGAGTTTTGCTCTCGTCTTTTTCTACAGTCATAGATCCCTCTAAAACACTCAGAGCGCATCCTTGCGCTCCTAAACAACTTGTTTAATTCAGTGCCTAACCAATTTGTTTTCTGGGTGTTTAAAACCGGGCTGGGGAGTATTCAGAACCTGCTTCCGTATATATTTAATAAGTCACTTAGTATTTATATATACGGAAGCAGGCTCTCAAACTGGCTCCCAGACCGACTTACATCACCAGTAATTTGGCTCTGGCACGACCTAACGTGGTCAGTCCCAGCGTGCGACGGTGGTAGCCGGAATCACCGCGCTGGCGGCACATTCCTTTCTCCACCAGCCCCTTCTTCACCAGTGCGCGGATCGAGAACTGCATACTCTGTTTGGTCGTTTTGTACGGCAGCACTTCCAGTAGCTCGTCCAGATCGAGCAGATGCCCACGCTCATGGCCTAAATTGATGGTTTTGATGATGTCTTTTTGTTTGTCGGTCAACGTCATGGCAAATCCTTATGCCGGTAATGCAATTTCAAGAGGTTTATTCAAAGGCTGTTTGTCGAATGCCAGCAGTGGCAGCGTGTCCGGCAGCTGACGACCAAAGTCCGGGTTTCGGTACACGCCATACAGCGGAGACGTGAAGCTCAGGTTGTGAATGTCCTTGAGCAGCTTCACGATGCTGGCCTCGTCCACCAGGCTGTCGGCAATGTCCTGAATCGTCGTGCCACGATTACGCCCGGCTTTGGCCAGGGAACTGTTCTTGTGGTAGTCAGCGACCAGATCGCGCAGCGCACGACGACGGCGAGACTCACTCATGGCGAACAGCTCTTTGACGATCGCTTCGTTGTCGCCAGGGTCAGAACGGAAATGACGCTGGAAGACGCGCAACGCACTCTCATAGCTCTTCGGACGCTCCGGACGGATGAACTGGAACCCTGCTTTCATGGCGAACGGGTTGTATTTGCTCATCGACGACTGGATCTCGATGATTGGCCGGTCGTGCATCCTGCTAACCAGATTAATCATTCGATAGGAGACGCCGACACCGCGGTACTGAGTGTCAACAACGGAACGGCTGATCACCGCAAAGTTGTTGTTCACGTACCGGCCCCAATACTGGTTGGCCACGGTGGTATTGGTGGTTGGCTTCAGCTTAGGAAACATGCGATGGCGAGGCGCCAGCAGCAGTTTCGGGTAAGCCATAACCACGACGCCCACCAGCCGGTCGTCCAGTTCGCAGCGGTAATACGTTGGCGCGAACGGCTTACCATCCGTCTTGTAGTGCAGCGACTTCAGCGCGTGCCAGTCTTCAACCGTGCCTTTGGTTACGGTCATACGCTCCAGAAAGTCCAGATGACGCGGGAACTCTTCCGGGCGGTAGCGTTTGATGATGATGCCTGTCATGTCGATCACCTACGCTCGATATTGGCATTGATGAAGTCCAGGCGAAGCGATTCCATCGCCCCAACCATGACGTATGGACGCCCACCGTTATGCCAGCAATCCAGCACACTGCCGTCGTTGTTGATCATCAGCAGTGCCAGGCTCTGGCTTTTGCCTTCTCTGGCGTACTGGAGTGCTTCTTCCAGCAGGCGGATGACTTCAACGTTGTTGTTGTCAGCCTCTTTCGATGGCTTCAGCTCTACGATCTTCAAATCAGGCATATTCCACCTTCACGCGTTCTTTGTAGTGCTTGGTGATCTGCATATCCGGGCGCAGCGCGTTCTTCAGGTCTTCGTGGGTCGTCGCCACCATTACCGTCGCGCCAACCTTTCGGGCGGCACGCTGGAGGTTCGACGCCACAACCTGGGCGGTTACGCGGTCGAGAACAGCGCCAAATTCGTCGGCTGCCCAGACTTTGGCGCCTGACTCGATCAGCTTGGCGATCTTGAGACGGTATTTCTGACCGTCAGACATCTCGGATGGCTTACGCACAAAGAGATAGGCGTCATTCAATCCCGCCATAGACAGCAGCCCCAGCGCTTCGCTGGTGGTTTTGCCCAGCTGGTCAATGACGTTAACCTCATTGTCGAAGGTAAAGTCATCGATGGAGGCTACAGAAAGCCCTTCATCCTTCATCTGGCGTTGCAGCTCGCGCAGCACAACGGATTTACCGGAACCGGATTGGCCGGTGATGTACACCACATCGCCCTGCTTCACTTCCAGCTCCAGATTGTCGTAAAGCGTCCACTCTTTTTCGTCCAGGCCAAGACCGAACGATTCGGCAATCTCCAGCGTGCGCGTGGTTTTGTTCACGCGGGTCTGAAACGATACGTTGATGGTGTATTTGCTCATGCAGCCAGCTCCCCAGAAGAAACTTTCTCCGCATACGCCACGAAAGCGTCTACCCCGCTCTCTCCCGTGATTTCTTCCATGTGGGCAAGCAAATCCCCAACCACAATGGCAGAGCCAGCAGGGAGCGTTTTAAAGCCCAATACGTCGATGACGCGGACTTCTTCAGCGGCCACTTCGCGACTGATCTCGGTGTGCTCTTCTTTCTGGCGTTCCGTCTCTTCGCCCAGATCGAGCACCAGAGAGCCGGTTTCCATCTCTTCGGTCATGCTGCCGACAAGCACGTTCAGCTCGCGCTCTTCAAAACCGAAGACCTCGACGTCGCCCAGCACCAGGGATTCCAGTTCCTGCTGCAATTTGATGGCGTCGTAGTCAATACTGGCCAGGCGGTTGTCTTCCAGACGCTTCGCCTTCACTTCTTCTTCGCTCAGATCGTCACGAATGATGACCGGCACGCGATCGAGGCCAGCCAACAGTGCCGCTTCACGTCGGCCGTGGCCGGTGATGATGACGTCATGCTTGTCGACCGTGATCGGTTGGTCAAAACCGCGCTTTTTGATGGCAGCGGCCAGATCGCGGATCTGCTGTTCGTCATGTTTTTTGGCGTTCATCTCATACGGGATGAGTTCGGCCGGGTTTCGATAGACGATTTCGAACTTTTTGGTCATTTGTTACGCTCCTTGTAGTCGTCGACCAGCCACACCAGAGCTTCACCTGCGTTCTCCATTTCATTGCCGGTGTTGATGCCCTGCGCTTTGATGATGCTTTTAATGGTCTCCGCAACCCGATCCGACGCGTCAAAAGTCACTTTGAAGCGCATCGTCTGGTGTTCCGCTCCAACCCGCTCGGTTTTCTCGCGTTTATCTGTTTCGGTTGGCTCATCATCGCCACGAGACAACGCTTCCAGCGCTTCAAGATCGATAATTGACGCTTTGGCCAGAGTGGCCGCCATTTCGTCGTCATACGGGGCGATATCAGACAGCCGGTAGTCAATTTCGGACTGGATTTCCTCGATTAAGCGCTGCAAAGCGACCTGATCGTCTTCGCCGTAGCGCTCGTTATCGACGAGGGACATTTGTTTGGCCACCAGGTCGTTAATTTTGCCCACGGAGATCACAGGAACCGTCGAAATGCCCTGTTCCATCGCTGCCCGCCAGCGGTGTTCGCCGCCGAGGATTTCAAAAAAGCCGCCGTCCAGCTCCCGCGCGAGAATTGGCTTAAAAAAGCCCAATTTCTCGATAGAGCCTTTCAGTTTTTCGAAGTTTTGCGCCCCAACAGAGTTGGTATTCCAGGGATTCGGACGCAGGTTGGCGACTTCCACCTGCATAATGGTAATTTTCACATCCATAATTCTGATACAATCCATTGCATAAGTAATTACTTACTATAATAGCCAATTAACATACAAAAGGCACGAAGGAAAGAGCTTTATGACAGTTCGGATTGTATCGAATGCGGTCAATGCGCTTATTTCTGGCGCTGATGACAATGTAAAACGACTTGTTCAGGAGATGTTGAGCTACGAAGTGGAGGCAGGTGACTGGAAAGGCACCAGTACGATGTTCAACTGGAGCAAAAATGCGTTCCCAGCAGGATTCGCAAAGCCAGTGGCTGCAAACCTGAACAAAGCGGGCATTAAATGCGTGCATGTACGCAAGGATAAAGCGCCGGCGCTTGGCAAACCCAATCCGGTAGTTAACCCATTTCCGTACAACCCGGACTACGCATATCAGGATCAGACAGTGGAAACGCTGGTGCGCGAAGGGATGATGATTGCGCAGATTGCCACTGGCGGCGGGAAATCCAACGTCGCGTGCAAGGCAGCTGCCCGAATTGGTCGGATGACGCTGTTTTTAACCACACGTTCCGTCCTGATGTTCCAGATGGCGGAGAATTTCCAGAAATCCATCGACTACCGTGCTGAAAATGGGGAGCCGTGGCTGAAAGGTCAGAAGGTGGGCGTTATCGGTTCGGGTGAGTTTCAGGTCTCGCGCCACATCAACGTGGCAACCGTGCAGACACTGGCCAGTTTTCTCGAAGAGCCGCCGCGGGACGCAGCGCCTGAGAAAAAGAACCACCATCTCAAGCGCCGGGAGCTGGTAAAACGCTTCCTTTCCAGTGTCTCGCTACTCATTCTGGAAGAGGCGCATGAATCTTCCGGCTCGAACTTCTACGATATCGCCCGTCTCTGCGTAAACGCCGACTATCGTCTTGCGCTGACAGCCACGCCTTTCATGAAAGACTCGACCGAAGCCAACATGCGCCTGATGGCCGTTGCGGGCAGAATTGAGATCAAAGTCACGGAGAAATACCTCATAGATCGAGGCATCCTGGCGAAACCTTACTTCCTTTATCATAAAATCGCATACACTCCGGACAATGTCCGTATCCGGTCGGAGCTTGCATCCAAACATCTGAACTTCCGGGTCGGCATGGGTACGTCGTACCAGAAAGCCTATCAGCTGGGCATCGTTTACAATTTGGCACGCAATGAAGCGATAGTACGTGAGGCTCTCATGTATAAACGTCACGGGCTGAATTGCATGACGCTGGTACGTCTGAAACGACATGGGCAGATCCTGATGGAGATGATGAAAGAGAGCGGTCTGCGAGTCGATTTCATCTATGGTGAGTCCAACCAGGCTACCAGACAGACTAAGTTAAACAGTCTGGCCACGGGCAAGATAGATGTCCTCATCGGCTCAACCATACTGGACGTCGGCGTAGACGTTCCGAGCGTGGGTGCTGTCATTTTGGCTGGGGGCGGCAAGGCCGAAGTCGAAATGCGTCAGCGAGTTGGGCGTGGTCTTCGGGCCAAGAAAAATCAGGCAAATGTGTGTTTCATTACCGACTTCATTGATATAAGTAATAAATATCTTATGTCACACTCCTATGAGCGGAAGAACATAATAGACACGACGCCCGGATTCGCTGAGGGGGTGTTGCCGGTAGGTGGCAATTTTGATTTTACTGTTTTGAATAGAGATTAAGCATGGGTGACAAACGCGCTATACACTGTCAGGTTCAACTGACTGAGAAGGCGAACGACAAACTGGAGTCCTTTCAGGGACGTTTGCGGGACCGCAACATTAGGCTCTCAAAGGCCGACATCATTAACCTGGTGTTGAGCAACATGACGATGGCCGATTTCGACAAGAGCGCAACGTCGCTTGAAGCGTCAGCAAAAGCGCGCGAAAAAGTCATGAAGATTTATGAAAACTCGGGCATGACCAAAGAGGATTTGGAAGAGATCCTGAAACGCTTACCGTGAATTACGATGTGCTCTGATTAGAATCATGAGCACACCGTGCGGTTGCTGGCTGTGCAATGAGAGAGTGACCTCTCTCATTGCAGCTTCAGCGGGCAGGTACGACAAAGTCGTCTATTTTGTTTTCTCTTTTTCTTAGCTCTGCAATTTCCAGCTTCGTAATACAGGTTTCATCCCTGTTTCCTGAATAACACTCGTAAACAGCCTCGGGCAGTTGGTTATAGGATAGCCCCCTGACCGGCTCCAGTTCGCCCTGCCCGTTTTTCCTGAACTTGTAATACTGCGTCTTTCTGTATTCGCCACCGACGCTCACAAACGCGTAATCGTCGGTCTCCCGAGCGTAGACATCCTTCACCTCGGCGTCATCGCCCATCTCACGCGACATATACGTCAGCTCGCTGGCGGCCGCAACAACTGCCTTCCCTAACGCGGTTTGTTCAAGCTCAGAAACCTTTTTATGGATGCTGTTCCTCATGGACTTTCGCTGCAAATATCGCGACACGCCATCGGGTCCACAGGCGATGTTCTGCTCTTTAAAGCCGACCTTTTCATCCAAGCTTGAGTTGGGAACATCCATATATACGATGGGAACGATATGGTCGATATCTAATATCAAACCATTAAAGCGCGTTGCTCCCGTATATGCCCCTAACGCATTTTTGCCGTTTACCTCACCGCACACCATATAACTGGCGCTGCCCTCGCCTAATCTTAAGGCTCGGATATTGGTAAATCTGGCAGACTCCGGATTTATTAAGCTTGTGCGTATGTCTTCTTTAATGGCCTCAATAGCCTTTTCTTCATTGGGCTTACAGCCAGATAAAAGTGAAGCGATAATTAGTAGCGGTAATGTATATTTTTTATTCATATCCCCTCCTGGCGCGTGCTATTATTCTTATCGCTATTTTTGTGTCAAGACCGCCAAATATGAGGCTTTTGCCTGTCCCTCCAAGTGAAAAAGACTGCCAGGTTTGTATAATAAGGCACCAGTAATTAATAAGCAGAAGGCTATGGTTACAGACATCACATATGGAATACCCGCAGAGGTCTGGCCACGCGATTACTCCTTCGTGGAGAAGGCGCTGATGTTCTGGCGCAAATCCCTTATTCCTGTAAGGGTCACGCTGGAAGATGGTCAGGTGTTCTGCATGTACGTTCAGGGGTTAATGTCGTCTCGCAATAAGGTCGACCTTTGCCCTGCCCCGTTCGACAAAGAAAATCGTATAAGGCTCCCACTTGAGCGAATCAGTACCATTGAATCAGGTGTGACAGAAGGCATAGCGCACGACTTCACCGGTCGCATCGCTGTACATCCGGACTATGTGGACAACCGGCCATCCCGCCGTGACTTCTTCAAGATTTGTCGTCAGGCTCATGAGACGCAGAAATCTATAAGAGCCTACATGGCGGATGGCCGTGAAATTGAAGGTGTGTCGTCAGGCGTTGACGCTTGTCAGGTCACACTCAACATTGGCGGCGGTCGGAAGATGGTCGTTATGTTCGATTGGGTAGAGCGAATTTTGCCATTTTAGGATTTTGATGTGAGAAGTGTTGTAGCAATTTCATTATTTGTCTTCCTGCTTAACTCCGCCGCATTTGCTAAGGAAAATAGCATCGAGCGGGCAGAACGAGTCAGCAAGACAATGTGCTCTAAGGCAGAAGACTTCGATTTGTGTATGTTGGAAATGAATTTGGCTTTAGGCGCAGCATATCATGAGGGGCTTACGCTTGCAGGGTGTAAGTTGAGAAGTGAGGGCATCTCTAAAGAGGAATGCGAAGATTCGGAGCGTTTCGAGCATCATATAATTGAAGAAATCAACAATTATTCCGAAAAGATGTAAATATCTATAAGGGTAATAACCGGCTAAGTCCGGTTATTATTTTATGGGTCACTCCCCTTTATATTTATTTCCCGTATCCCGATTAAATATATAAGGGTGAAACCCCGAACAGGGAATTTATTTAGGGAACACCTTCGACCAAATGCGATTTATTTCTAAGACTTTGATTTTTATTGAAGAAAAATTTTTTTATTTTTTTGAAAAAAGTACTTGCATTAAAAAACCGAATATCGATAATTACACCCATCGAAAGCAAACGCGCTAACGATAAATAAATAACTAATTAAGTTTTCAATATTACATAAGGATTAAAATCATGTCTAACGTATCTATCTCTAAAAAAGCTATCATCGACGCTGCTGTAGTTATCGCTAACGAATTACAGATTAATGCTGATAACGCTACTCAGACTTATAACAATCATTATCAGAATGGCACCCACACCAAAGCAGATAAAGCTAACATGTTGGCTGCTACTACTAAGCTTGCATACTTCACCAATAACGTGCTGAACGCTGTAAACGATGAGAAATTAGCTGGTGTCTTCTATTACGCTATTAAAGCAAGCAAACAAGCGCCAGAAGTCTTTTTCCGCGAAGCAATGGCTAACAGCTACTCACTGGAAAAACTTGTCTATCTGGTGAAGTCTATCAAGTCTGGTAAATGTGTTTACAGTGTTGCAGATATGTCTGGCTCTCGCGTGTTTGCTCTTATTGAAATGATTAATGATGAGATCGACACGTTCACAAATGGTGCTGTATACGATTTGATGAACGAAGCGAAAAAAGTTAACGAGCTGAAACCAGACGCTGGCTATACGCAAGCCAACCAGCTTATCAACCTGTGTGAACGTCTCGGACTGGTTGAGAAGATTAAAGGAATGGGCGCAGCGAAAAACGGATCACAGCAATATCGCTTTATCAAAAATGATTTCTACAACTACCTAGCTGAAGCATTCAAAGCATAACTAACGAAGGAGCGCCCACTATGGGCGCTTTTTTGTTTCTGCTTATCACATCAAGCGCGCCATAATGGCGCATTTTTTATTGTCTTTTCTCCACCAGCTATCACGAAAATAAACCCATTAAAAAGCGCCACTGTGACGCGTTTTATTCCTTCCCAATACATACCCATTACCCACAATAACGAGCGCTCACAGTGCGAGGTGTTGCGTTTTAGCGCATGGCAGATCTGATGTGGTTGTGGATGTGATTATCTGGTGATGGGTGCTGCTGGTGGCGATGCGCTATCTTTCGGGGCGTGTCGGCAATGCTGGCAAGACGTGCTGGCGCTGGCATATGATTATCACGTTGGCGCGACGTCTGCGCGCTGGCAGTGGCTTACCCACTGATGCACATAATCACGTAGCGAAAGCTGTCTGTATGGCTCAGGGGTTAAAGCGCCCACCAGCTTCCGCTGATTCTTTCCGCGTGATGGCTGATACGATTCTGGGCAGCTCCCGCTCTGTTTCTACCTGAAGGCGACCCCAGCCGTTTCCCGAAAATTCCCTGGCCGTTTCCCTTCGGTTGTCCTGATGGACTTCTGGCCGTTTCTGAAAATCTTCCCTGCGGGAGCTGGTGGACGGAAAGAAAGGGGCATTTCCAGCCCCCTCCCCTCTTACTTGCCAGCCAGTATGTGAATCCGATTGCTGGCGAATACATTCAGCATAAAGTTAGCGCAAAACAGTTTCCATGAGTCAACGCCAGCGGCATACGTGATGTTTTTGTATTTAATTGCATTGTTGGCGATCCGCATACCCTGCGCTATTGCTTCATCATCGCTAAAATCGAACGACGATTGAGTCTTAATCCAGATAGCGATCTGCGAGGCAAACTCAGTCAGCTTGGACTGACAGAATCTCCCGGAGCGCACCGGGAAGACAAATGTTCCAAACCCAGAATTTACCACATACGCTTTCTCAAATACCCGCGTGAATCGACGGTTGCAAATGATGTCTTTGGCGATCTGCTGCTTCTCTTTCCCGGACAGCTGGATGGTCTCTTCTTCGCGCCAGGCGCCCAGGATGTTCTTTTCAATGTCGGAGTATGTGACAGAGATGGTGCCATGCGCGGTAGTGTTTACAGTGGCGATATAGTTCATTGTGATAATCCTTTAAACAACTTGTTTTCTCGTTGGTTTAATTATCGCAGTGCATATGAGGCGTCCAAGCGTTCTGTTTCGGCTGCTGGTGGCCGGCAGGGATTCGGAGGGTTGTTCGGTAGCCTGGCGGTAAGAGGTGGGTGTTTTTAGCCTGCGGGAAACAGGATGGTCATTTAAGGCCACCAGCATGGGTGGCCTCGTTTTCTTAGTGGAGCAGACCGACGTCGATGGTATCGCCGGAGCCATCCACGCGGATCATCAGCATGGCGAAAGCATTTAATGGGTATCCTGCGTGCCAGTCCGGGAAGCGGTCATCGCGCATGAAGTCGGCAATGTCATAAACGCTGTCCTCAAAGCGGAAGAAGCGGGCATCACATTGTTCGTCCTGTTCAATGTGATCCATTTCCTGCTGCTCTTCCGGCGACAGGTCGAGCCAGGATTCCAGCCATACGTTTTCAGCTTTAGGGGAGATGGTGAAATCAGTCATATTTACCACCAGGCGCAAAATGTCAGTCTGTTATTGTAGAAGTCGTGATTTTTAATCAGCTCATCCACAAGCTCTTTCAGCTCTTCCACGTCATTCCAGTACCCTTCATCGTACTCCTGACTACCGAAGAAAAACCCTTCCTGGGTAGGCAGATACTCTTCACAATTGCTTTCGTTTAGACGAATCAAATCAGCCTTGAGAGCACAAATATCATTCATCGTAACTTCTAAAAGTTCACAATTTATAACTTCACCTACGTTACGGTTCATCCACCCAACGAGAGCATTGAACTTACGGAAGTAGCCAACTTGCTTTCTGGATGCCTCGTTATTCAGATCGTTTTTTGGCTGCGTCTCAATATAGATATCAAGTCCCATGAACATTTCCTCTACTTCGTTAATAACTTGTTTTCTTATTGGTGTTATTATCGCAACTCAGAAAAGGTATAAAACAACTTGTTTACGGGTTGGGGAAAAATGGCGCGGGTTACGCGCCATTGGCTGGTTTACTGGACGTTGTAGACGGACTCAGGCAGATACTCTTCCAGAGAGCCGCCAGACACAATGGTTATGCCGTATGAACCAACCCAGGTATTGTTGGCGCCCAGGTTGCCCTCGATCATATCCTGAACCTGTGCCATCAGGTTTTCGAAAATGGTCTTCGGGTCTGTTCGATAATAGGCTTCAATGGCGGCCAGCAGAGTGTCCGAACCATTTTTCACGGATTGCTCGCCGACGGCATAAACCTTCGAGCGATCACGCTTAAGAGTTGTGCGGGCCAGCTGGGTAGTCACATGCGGAACAGCCGATGCATCACGGAACTGAACGGTCAGCTGGGCCAGTTTATTGCCTTCTTCGTCAGTGCTGGATGCGTAGTAAAGGTCAAATACTAAATCTTCTTTGGTCAAACTCATTTTTACCTCCATGTAAATGCGTCGTAATACTATCGCCATAGGTAAGTACTTACAATACAAAAAAACCCCGAAGGATCGACGGGGCTGTCGTAAATTCGACTAATCTGTGTTGCACATGACTATGCTATGGCGAGGGTTGTTGCGCGTTGAATTTCCTGCTGGGCTACCTTGTTAACTTCCAGTAAAGCCAACTCCAGATCTGACTCCGGCCAGATAACTTGTTTAGCCACCCATCCTTTCCCACTATGGCGCCGGACGTTCATTACGTAACGCGTGCGGGAACCATTGTCGAACGAGACCAGCGTCTCTTTGAAAAGTCGGATGACTGTGCCGTTGGCCACAATGTCCAGTAAAGTGATCGAACCGAGTACTGCAGGTTTGTCTTTGCGAGGCTGGAGTTTATCCAGTTTCAAAATCATCTCGGTATTCATTACACACTCCGTAAACAATTTGTTTTCTTGTTGGTGCAAATAATACCAGTGTGAAAACGGCCACCAAGCGAAGCGTTCCGGCATTCAGCTGGCCGCAGGCCCCAATCACTCAAAAGCCACCTGCTGGTGGCCGTCGTTAATCTTCGTCAGGGAACTCCTCTTTCACTGCGGCCACCAACTCCCGCTTCTCTTCATCAGTCAGCAGGTGCCAAACATCCTTCCCTTTGGGTGACTCTCCCTTAGCTGGTACAAACGACCATAATTTACGGGTCAGTGCTGGCCCTACGCCATCAAGACATTCGGCCAGCGAGTCCACGCTCCATACTTCCACAATCACAGGCATATCCATTGTCTCTCTCCTTTATCTGGACTCTGACGTGGTGCAGTTCCACGCGACGGACATTGCGTTGCCCTCGATATGAAAATCAAACGTGCCCTCGCCATACCCTTCGCCAATCAGCGTACCGATGCGCCCAGCGACATCCGCAGAGCGGATAACGTCATCCAGAGAGATCTGGAGTTCGTCAGTACATGTCTCTTCTCCGCAAAGGGTGATGCTGATGTTCAAATGCTTGTACATGTTTTTCTCCATTGTCTAAACACGTTGTTTTCTTGTTGGTGTTATTATCGCAATAAGACATAGGCTAAAAAGCATTTTGTATCGGGGAGAACTGGAAAAGTAGTGAGTATCCGGGAGCGTATCGGGAGCGTTTTTTACATTATTCTTCTCAACGCGCACCGCAGGGCTGGTGAGCAGTATTTTCCTCTTCCCTAAAACCTACTGAAACAGCTTGTGACCCTCGAACGCTCTGGCAGAATACGTATCAGCAGCTGCGCGCAGCGGGAAGAAAGCCACCCGCGCACCAAACGGTGTACCGCCAGAGAATCAGCCGTCCCCGCGGCATTTTGTCTCTATACCGACACGCACCCTTTCCATGACGGGAACCCAGCCGTTTCCCGAAAAACCTCCAGCCGTTTCCACTCAGGCAGCCAGCCTTTCCCCTGCGGGGACGCTCCCGATTGATTTTCGCGGTGGCCCTTTCACTAGTTCGACCGCAGGGATGTTACGGGGGATAAAATCAGGACTTGAATAAATACGGGAAAGGGAGCGATCCCCCTCCATCCTCTCTCTCTTATATCTGTGCTCTTTCCTGACTCGAATAACCTCTCTTATGGGGACTCGTATCTCTCTTATTAGCGCTCTATACGGTGACCATTCGTATGGGAGAAAAGGCGACTTTCTTCTCTCTGCCGGTAAGTGGTTTTGCAGATGTTGTAGAGGTGGTTGTCTTGTGGTTTTCCTCTGGTCTGTATTCTTCGTTTTGGGGATAGTTCTTCTCTGTGTATGGAGTGATGGCGTGTGCGCTTTTCCTTTCGTTCACCTTGAGAGTTGGAAGTGTGGGTGATGTGATTTCTGGTCTGTTGTCGTTCTCCGCATGTGAAGTAATGGCGTTCCCTGCTAATCAGGAATTTGCGTTATCTTTCGGGGTAAGAGTGGGTAAACGATATGGCGCCGGGGACTGTTCTGGTCTGGAGTTTCTTCCCGGGTATCTCTTCCGTGTATTGGGGGAATGGCGTTCAGAGAAATTGCCTTTCTCTTGTCGCTTTTTGGTGGTGATCGAGATTTGCTTCATGGGGTCGGTAGCCTGGGGCAATGAGGTTGGTCTTTTCGGTAGCCTGGGGCAATGAGGTTGGTCTTTTCGGTAGCCTGGCAGGAAGAGGTGGGTATTGCCTGGGTGTGGGGTAATGGCAGTTCCTTTTCTTCGTTATCTTGTTTTGTTGTTTTCTTATTGCCTAAAACAATTTGTTTATATGCTCATTAAACGCAACGAGAGCCATTCTGAGCATGTCTGTTTTGTGGTGGTATCAGGAGTCGTTTTTGGCGTTTTCGTCGCAGGGTGTTGGTCTCTGGTACGCTGCTTAACGGATATAAGAAGTGACATGGCAAAACGTCAACTTTTGAGACCAAATCAGGGTAAAGCGTTGACTTTTCATTGATGTGTTATTTATTTGTTTTCTTGTGGGTGTTATGTGCGTAAAAGCCTTGCCACACCTGGAGTGCATGAGGTTGGCGGGTAGGGAAGAGGGGCGATCAACGAGTTCTTATAGAAATCCTCAATTAGTGACCGCCAATGTCAACGCGTTGATTAGTCTGTCGCCTGGGAGTCTGTACGCGTAGCCACGCTTCATTCCCCCCAAATCACGCGTCACAAAGCTGCCAGCGTAACGTTTGGTAATGACCTGGCAGACATAACAGATAGCGAGAAGATAAAGCATGGACTTCTTGTTAACTTTGGTAAAAACATAGCAAGACAGGTTTCATCACTTTGTGCATCCGCAATGCGAGTCTACCCGAACGAAAAACACAAACCGAGCAGTCAGCTTTTCCACTGCATAAATTATGCTTGTGCAAATACTGTACTCATTACACCCTTTAAATTAAAATCAGCCAGCTAATATAACACATGAGGTTTATGATGGCTGGCCAGTATGAAAAAGCAATAACGATAAAACAAGCGATAGATTCGATTAATTTACGCCACTATCTTCTGCCTGCAATTCAGCGAAAGTTTGTCTGGAGCAGCAGGCAGATATGTCTGCTATTTGATTCCATCATGCGAGACTACCCGATAAACTCTTTCATGATGTGGGATATCCGTAGTATCAGTATTAAAAACGATTACAAATTTTATGAGTTCCTGAAAGAATACTGTCAGCGATTTAATGAAGAAAACCCATGTGTACCAACAAATGCGGGATTTCATGATTTTAAGGCGGTGATTGATGGTCAGCAGCGTCTCACATCTTTATATATTGGACTGTGTGGAACGTATGCGTATAAACAACCCCGGGTGTGGTGGCCTTCGGCACAGGATGATCGCATCCTGCCGCCCAGAAAGCTTTACGTCGATTTAACAGCGCCACTTGACTCAGACGATGAGCCCATGATGAAGTACAACTTCAGGTTCCTCACCGACAAGCAATATACTGATTCACTTACCGATAACAAACATCACTGGTTCTGCCTTCACGAAATATTCAAATACGAGCAAATTGATTCTCCGGATGATATCTTATTTAAAGTTGTCGTACCAGAACTCGAAAAAAGAGGACTCATTTCCAGTGAATTTTCCAGAAAAACTCTGCTTAAACTTTATACCAAGATAAGAACTGAGAATCTTATCCACTACTTCAATGAGAGCAGTCAGGACATTGATCATGTGCTGGATGTTTTCATCCGCACGAACAGCGGGGGGACAAAACTTGAGTTCTCCGACTTACTGATGTCAATAGCGGTAGCGCACTGGCAGGGTGATTTCAGAAGAGAACTGGATGAACTGACAAAAAACATTTATCAGAATAATGAAATGGGGTTTTATATTGAAAGAGACTGGTTCTTAAAAACCAGCCTGATGCTTATTGACTCTGACGTCCGGTTCAAAGTAAAAAACTTCACTTCAGAGGAGGTCGGTAAGATACAACAACAATGGTCTGAAATAAAATCCTGCATCAAGGAGACCTTTATTCTTATCAGGCGATTCGGCATCAATCCACAGTCTTTGATATCTAAAAATGCAGTCATTCCTGTGGTCTACTGGCTTTACAAAAAGCAAACCAATGGACACCCATTATATACAACGATTAATCTCCTGAATAAAAACCACAATGAACGCTCAGTAATTAGCCAGTGGTTTTACATGGTACTTCTGAAAGGGATCTTTGGAAGCCAGGCAGATGCGCTACTCACGAGCATCAGAGACGTAATGAAGAATAGTCTTTCAGATGTTCATTTTCCTCTTGAGAAGATTATTAATAGGTACAAAGGCTCGAATAAGGACCTCAGATTTGACGACGAATACATCGAAAGCCTTCTCAATATCAGATATGGCGAAGGTCGCTGCCGCGCACTATTGCATCTTCTGTTCCCTGAAATGAATCCGACCGAGGTGTTTCATATTGATCACCTTCATCCAAGAAATCATTTTTCAAATAAATATCTTGAAAAATTAGATTATATTGCGAATTCACCGGAGAAACTCAACTTTTACGAAAATCCGGAACACTGGGACACCATACCTAATCTTCATTTACTGAATCACTCTCAGAATATAAGTAAACAGGATACATCCCTGAAACAATGGCTATCTCACTCATCAAACAACTATACTCCATCAATGCTGTTAGTTTCAGATGAAAATATTGAGTTCAGTCGCTTCCAGGAATTCTACAATGAGCGAAGAAACGCCCTAAAGCAAAGACTACTGAATCGGGTATTTCTTACAACAAAAATAGATTCATCACCATCCACAATAGATACGGATGAAGAAATTCTCACCGACTGAACGTTCAGCCCCGATAGTATCGGGGCTTCAGTATTTATCGTCAGCGCAACGTTTCTACTGGCCTGACTGAAAGAACGTTGGCTACACAACCGGGCAAACGAACTCTCAGTGCAACGTATGACATACAAAGCCTGTCATCCATATGAAATTGCGATAAAATCGGACCAATAACAGTACTTAAGAATCATACAACAGGATACAAAATGACAAGCCTTCAGCAGCGTGCAGAGCTACACCGCCAAATCTGGGCCATTGCCAATGATGTCAGAGGATCCGTAGATGGATGGGATTTTAAACAGTATGTACTCGGTGCCCTTTTCTACCGCTTCATCAGTGAGAATTTTTCCAGCTATATTGAAGCCGGTGATGACAGTATCTGTTATGCGAAACTGGATGACAGCGTAATTACTGATGACATTAAAGACGATGCCATCAAAACTAAAGGCTACTTCATCTACCCAAGTCAGCTTTTCTGCAACGTAGCGGCGAAAGCAAATACCAATGACAGACTGAATGCAGATTTAAACAGTATCTTCGTTGCTATCGAAAGCTCTGCTTACGGTTACCCTTCAGAAGCTGACATCAAAGGTTTGTTTGCTGATTTCGATACCACCAGTAACCGCCTGGGTAACACCGTTAAAGATAAAAATGCCCGCCTGGCTGCGGTTCTGAAAGGGGTTGAAGGGCTAAAACTTGGTGACTTCCACGAACATCAGATTGACCTGTTCGGCGATGCCTATGAGTTCCTGATTTCTAACTATGCGGCGAATGCTGGTAAGTCAGGCGGCGAGTTCTTTACACCGCAGCACGTCTCTAAGCTGATTGCACAACTGGCTATGCACGGGCAGACCCACGTTAACAAAATCTACGACCCGGCAGCAGGTTCCGGTTCTCTGTTATTGCAGGCTAAAAAGCAGTTTGATGACCACATCATCGAAGAAGGTTTTTTTGGTCAGGAGATCAACCATACGACCTATAACCTGGCGCGTATGAACATGTTTTTGCACAACATCAACTACGACAAGTTTGATATCAAGCTGGGTAATACACTGACTGAGCCACACTTCAGAGATGAAAAACCGTTTGATGCCATCGTTTCTAACCCGCCGTATTCGGTGAAATGGATTGGCAGCGATGACCCGACGCTGATTAACGATGAGCGTTTTGCCCCGGCTGGCGTTCTGGCCCCCAAATCCAAAGCTGACTTTGCGTTTGTATTACATGCGCTGAACTATCTTTCGGCCAAAGGTCGTGCTGCGATTGTCTGCTTCCCGGGTATTTTTTACCGTGGCGGCGCGGAGCAGAAAATCCGTCAGTATCTGGTCGATAATAACTATGTCGAAACCGTAATTTCACTGGCACCGAACCTGTTCTTTGGCACCACCATTGCCGTAAACATTCTGGTGCTGTCTAAACATAAAACGGATACCAACGTTCAGTTTATTGACGCCAGCGAACTGTTCAAAAAAGAGACCAACAACAATATCCTGACCGATGCCCATATCGAACAGATTATGCAGGTATTTGCCAGCAAGGAAGATGTTGCTCATCTGGCAAAATCTGTCGCGTTCGAAGCCGTTGTCGCGAATGACTATAACCTGTCGGTGAGCAGCTATGTGGAAGCGAAAGATAACCGCGAAATTATCAATATTGCTGAACTGAATGCAGAGCTGAAAACCACGGTCAGCAAAATCGACCAGTTGCGTAAAGATATTGATGCAATTGTGGCTGAAATTGAAGGCTGCGAGGTGCAGAAATGAGCGAGTTGAGTTATCTGGAAAAATTGCTGGATGGGGTTGAGGTTGAGTGGTTGCCATTGGGGAAACTAGGTGAATTAGTTCGTGGAAATGGATTGCCTAAGTCTGATTTTACCGAATCTGGGGTTCCTGCCATACACTATGGTCAGATATATACTTTTTACGGATTATCTACTGAAACAACAAAGTCATTTGTTTCCCATGAAACGGCGAAGAAGCTTAAAAAGGTTAACTCTGGTGATGTTGTTATTACTAACACAAGCGAAAATTTTACTGATGTTGGTAAGGCGCTTGTTTATCTAGGTAAAGAGCAAGCTGTTACTGGTGGCCATGCAACTATTTTCAAGCCAAATAGCACTATTATTGGGAAATACTTTGCCTATTTCACGCAAACGGATTCTTTTGCAAATGAGAAAAGGAAATACTCCAAGGGAACTAAAGTAATTGATGTGTCTGCATCGGATATGGCGAAAATTATTATCCCTATCCCCTGTCCGGAAAATCCCAAAAAATCCCTTGCCATCCAGTCTGAAATCGTTCGGATTCTGGATAAATTTACTGCACTTACCGCTGAGCTTACCGCTGAGCTTAACATGCGTAAAAAACAGTACAACTACTATCGTGACCAGTTGCTCAGTTTTGATGAGGAGCAGGAAAAACCTATTTATCTGGAAAAATTGCTGGATGGGGTTGAGGTTGAGTGGCTGCCACTTGGTGTTTTAGGTGAGCTTGTTCGTGGAAATGGCTTACCAAAAACTGATTTTACTGAGGCAGGTATTCCTGCTATTCACTATGGTCAGATTTATACTTTTTATGGTCTTTCAACAGAAACCACAAAGTCCTTTGTTTCTCAAGATACAGCTAAAAAGCTGAAAAAAGTAAATACTGGCGATGTAGTGATCACTAATACAAGTGAAAATCTTGATGATGTCGGTAAAGCCTTGGTTTATCTTGGTAAGGAACAAGCGGTCACCGGTGGCCATGCGACAATATTTAAACCTAACAAAGGTATTATTGGAAAATACTTTGCTTATTTCACCCAGACCAATTCATTTTTTAATGAAAAAAGAAAGTACTCAAAAGGGACGAAAGTAATTGATGTTTCCGCATCAGATATGGCAAAAATAACAATCCCCATACCTTGCCCCAACAATCCGGAAAAATCCCTTGCCATCCAGTCTGAAATCGTTCGGATTCTGGATAAATTCGACACACTGACCAACTCCATCACTGAAGGTCTCCCGCGTGAAATCGAGTTGCGCCAGAAACAATACGAATACTACCGTGATTTACTTTTCAGTTTCCCGAAACCTGAAACTGTCAGTAATTAATTGACCATTGCTACCGATCGGGCCACCTTAACATCCGGTCAGTATATAGACTATTTTTTACACGCCGGAAGTCACTCTTAACTCCCTTCCGGCCCTTGCCAGGCGGCACAAAGGATGCGCTATGACTCATCAAACACACACTATTGCTGAATCCAATAACTTTATCGTCCTTGATAAATACACAAAAGTTATGGATACCGGTGACAGCTACCAGAGCGAATCGGACCTTGAGCGGGCGCTGATTCAGGATCTTCTTAATCAGGGTTATGAGTTTATCTCCGTTAAGTCACCGACTGCGATGCTGGCGAATGTGCGGGACCAGCTTCAGCGTCTTAATGGTGTGGTGTTTAACGAAAGTGAATGGCGGCGCTTCGCAGAGCAGTATCTCGACAGCCCCAGTGACAGCAGCCTGGACAAAACCCGTAAAATCCATATCGACTATATCTGTGATTTTACGTTTGATGATGGTCGTCTGGAAAACATCTATCTGATAGATAAAAAGAACCTGCTGCGCAATAAGGTGCAGGTCATTCAGCAGTTTGAACAGACCGGCTCACACGCTAACCGTTATGACGTCACCATTCTGGTTAACGGCCTGCCGCTGGTGCAAATCGAACTCAAAAAGCGTGGCGTGGCGATTCGTGAAGCCTTTAACCAGATACACCGTTACAGCAAGGAAAGCTTTAACAGCGATAACTCCCTGTTTAAATACCTGCAACTCTTCGTGATTTCCAACGGGACTGATACCCGGTACTTTGCCAGTACCACTAAACGGGATAAAAACAGCTTTGATTTCACCATGAACTGGGCAAAGTCGGATAACACTCTGATTAAGGACCTGAAGGACTTTACCGCCACTTTCTTCCAGAAGCATACTCTGCTGAATGTTCTGTTTAATTACAGCGTGTTTGACAGCAGCCAGACGCTGCTCGTCATGCGCCCCTATCAGATTGCCGCCACCGAGCGCATTCTCTGGAAAATCAACAGCTCTTTTAAAGCGAAGAACTGGTCAAAACCCGAAAGCGGTGGATTTATCTGGCATACCACAGGGTCAGGAAAAACCCTGACCAGCTTTAAGGCCGCACGTCTGGCTACGGAACTGGACTTTATTGATAAAGTCTTCTTCGTGGTCGACAGGAAAGACCTCGATTACCAGACCATGAAGGAGTATCAGCGCTTCTCTCCGGACAGTGTCAATGGTTCGGATAATACAGCAGGCCTCAGAAGAAACCTGGATAAGGACGATAACAAAATCATCGTCACAACCATTCAGAAACTCAATAACCTGATGAAAGCCGAAGCTGACCTGCCCGTCTATCAGCAGCAGGTGGTGTTTATTTTTGATGAATGTCACCGTAGTCAGTTTGGTGAAGCACAGAAGAACTTAAAAAAGAAATTCAAACGGTATTACCAGTTCGGTTTTACCGGCACGCCAATTTTCCCGCAAAACGCATTAGGGTCGGAAACGACCGCCAGCGTTTTTGGCCGTGAGTTACATTCTTACGTGATTACCGATGCCATTCGTGATGAAAAGGTGCTGAAGTTTAAGGTGGACTATAACGATGTCCGCCCGCAGTTTAAGGCGCTGGAAACCGAAACCGACGAGAAAAAACTCAGTGCCGCGGAAAATCAGCAGGCTTTTCTTCACCCGCTGCGCATCCAGGAAATCACACAGTACATACTGAACAATTTCCGCCAGAAAACACATCGCACTTTCCCGGGAGCCAAGGGCTTTAACGCCATGTTAGCAGTTAGCAGTGTGGAAGCGGCAAAAGCTTATTACTCGACGTTTAAAGTACTACAGGAAGAAGCAGCAAAAAAATCAGGCAGCTATAAACGCCTTCGGGTTGCAACCATCTTCTCCTTTGCTGCAAATGAAGAGCAAAGCGCCATTGGTGATATTACTGACGAAAGCTTTGATACCAGCGCGATGAACAGCAGCGCAAAGGAATTCCTGGATTCAGCTATTGATGACTATAACAACCACTTTAAAACCAATTTCAGTACCGACAGTAACGGCTTCCAGAACTACTACCGCGATTTAGCTCAACGAGTGAAAAATCAGGATATTGACCTTCTCATCGTGGTGGGAATGTTCTTAACCGGCTTTGATGCCCCGACGCTTAACACTCTGTTCGTTGACAAAAACCTGCGTTATCACGGCCTGATGCAGGCATTTTCCCGCACCAACCGTATCTATGATGCAACCAAAACCTTCGGCAATATCGTGACTTTCAGGGACCTGGAGCGTCCCACCATTGATGCCATTACACTTTTTGGCGACAAAAACACCAAGAATGTGGTACTGGAAAAAAGCTACGAAGAGTACATGCAGGGCTTTAGCGATGCGGCAACCGGCGAAGCTAAACGAGGTTTTATGTCTATTGTTTCGGAGCTGGAGCAGCGCTTCCCTGACCCTGCCAGTATCGACAGTGAAAAAGAGAAAAAAGCCTTCGTCAAACTGTTTGGTGAATATCTGCGGGCAGAAAACATCCTGCAAAACTACGATGAATTTGCCACGCTGAAAGCCCTGCAGAAGGTTGATATTAGTGACCCGGAAGCGGTAGAAACCTTTAAAGCAGAGCACTACGTGGATGATGAAAAATTTGCTGAATTACAAACCATTCGCCTCCCTGCCGAACGTAAAGTTCAGGACTACCGCTCAGCTTACAATGATATCCGGGACTGGCAGCGACGTGAAAAAGCAGCAAACGACAGGGATACATCAACCACGGACTGGGATGACGTGGTGTTTGAAATTGACCTGCTCAAGTCGCAAGAGATTAACCTGGACTACATTCTGGGCCTAATTTTTGACCACAACCGTCAGAAAAAGGGTAAAGAAGCCCTGACTGAAGAGGTCAGGCGCTTAATCCGCTCAAGTCTGGGCAACCGTGCCAAAGAAGGTCTGATTGTTGACTTTATTCAGCAAACTAACCTTGATGATATGCCGGATAAGGCCAGTATCATTGATGCATTCTTTACCTATGCTCAGCGTGAACAGCAACGGGAAGCGGAAGCGTTGATTAAGGAAGAAAACCTCAATGAAGAGGCGGCAAGGCGCTATATCCGTACATCACTCAAACGGGAATATGCTACCGAAAATGGAACGGAGTTAAATGAGACGCTACCAAAACTCAGTCCACTGAATCCTCAGTACAAAACGAAAAAGCAGACCGTATTCCAAAAAATTGGGGCGTTTATCGAAAAATTTAAAGGGGTTGGAGGAAGGATTTAAATTACATTAGGTTATTAAGCAGTTTTTTCTTAAAAGAGCTTAGGGATATGATCTTATATCCCTACCAAATAATTTCCACTTCCAATGTAGGTAGTACAAATCTTAAACACTTATTCCAGTGACGTTCGTCGCCATAAGTGAAGTCGTGAACCTGGTGCATGAACGCGATCCCTTTCTCGCACTCGGCCACGATTGCATGGATGACGTTCATCTCTTTGCTGTGGTCGATACCGGTGTTCGAAGCAAAAGACTCAAGGACAGAAAGCGCAGCACTAATAATCCCACCATATAAACAATTTGTTTTCCTATTGGTTTTATTATCTCAGATAAGAAAAGGCGTAAAAGATCTATACAGAGGGCTACGGAGGAGGGGAAGGGGGCTTTCGCCCCCTTGCTATTTCAGGTTCAGTGGCTGACTTGCTGCATCTTGTGCGGCTGGTCATTTAGATCGTGGCGGTGGGCAAGTTCTCGCATCATGTCTTCGATACGGCTCTTCGCTTCATCCATATTATCCGCCATCGCACCAAGCAGCTGGCGAATAGCAGCGGGATGTTCATCGCCGGTTAGCTCTGGCATTTTGAAACCGTTATGGGTTGCCATTAGTTTAAAGGCTGTAATTAACATGCCTAAAGAAGACTTAAGGCTGCCGATCTCCCGCTTTTTGCTTTCAATGCCCATATTGTCTCCGGAGAGCTCTGGCGCCGGCGCGCATTTTGGCTCGCTCATCATGTCCAGAGTTGCCTGGAGTTTATTGGCACGTTCTTGCTCTTCCACATACGCCCCGCCAAAGTGACGGGCAAGCATCAGGATTTTCATTGGTTCGTCAAATAAGTCCATGACCTGGACGATGGCCATGATGCGTTCCAGAGGATGAGCGTCACCATGACCAGTTATAGAATCAAGCATCCCTACGAGTTTTTTAGCCCCGACTTCATTAATGATCTTCTTTACTTCAGCGTTAGCGGCGGTGCATTTATCACACATGTGTTTTTCCTTAATTGTTAAAATAATTTGTTTTCTTGGTTGCTTTATTCTGACAATTCAGAAGAGGGGGGCAAACGCGTCATAACGGTTAAACCAGAAGAATCGAGGGCCAGGTGGCCCTCGGCGATCACTTCGATTTTTTAAGTAGAGGTTGGGCAAAGTAGATAGCCAATCCAACCAACACGCCATCTGCCGCGATAGACATCAGTTTGCCAGTGAAGTCCACCAGCACGACCAGCACGAGAAGAATGGCGACGACGTCCAGCCTTAATTTCTCCGCCATTAGATGTACGCATCCAGAGATAACTGCAGCGCCTGAGCAATTTTCTTCAGCACAACCTCTTCTTCTTCGCCGATGCCATCCTGATCGGCAATATCCAGGCAGAGACACAACACATCAACGGCTTCTGGAGTGCCGGCGACATCAGCCAGCTCCCGAAGAGCCTGTGCGTTGGCGGAACGAGGAGAAGCTTCATAGCGAGCACGAATATTGCTGCTCATCTGGGCGATCTCACCCGCGAACGGTGAGAAAGCTGGCAATGCGGAGATGGTCTTCTCCAGAATAGCGATTTCTTTTGCATCACAGTTGCCGTCTGCATAAGCGATCATGTATGCACCCCAGACGGTCGCTTCTACAGCGTCGCGGTTCTCCATCTTTTTCACTTCAACAACCGCTTTACGCGTTTTCTTTTTTAAAAAACCTAACATGTGTTTTTCCCTATTAGTTAAGTGATTAAACAAGTTGTTTAAGCAAACAATGAAACCATTCAGCGTTAAAAAAATCCGAGGATGCCGCCAACCGGCACCAGAAATACCCCCACGACGCGGGCCAGTGTCATCCCGGCGTGGGAATGCAGATCTCCGCTGGCGATCAACTTCAACAGGTTCATGACCCAACCGCCGAGCAGAAGGACGCACAACCCAACCAGCAGAGTGAAAGTCTTCTGAAAACTAAATCTCATGCCTTCATCTCAGTCGGAGCAGGAGGAAGATCCGAAATCGCAGGACGACCCGGAATCGTGTCCAGAGACATCCCATCCAGAGCGGCAGATGCTTTCTCTGGAAGGCGTGTCGTCGACGATGGTGTGGTGGTAGTGGTTGAATCCGGCATCAACAGACTCTGACCGGCTGGAACTGCTGCCGCGGCCAGAGAAACCCAAATTAGCGCGTAGGCCATTGGCATCAGACGCTTTCTTTGAAAATTTTCCATTGTTTTTCCCTGTGTGCTTCCGGGATTTAGCGGAATCGCCAGCCTTATCGACGGCGATAATCGTTCCCAGATTGGCAATCGTGGTGGCCTGGGCATTAGCCCGCACCTCTAGGTCAAACACCCGCTCTTCAAGCTGCGCAAGACGTGCGGAAACACGGCCGCTAAACAACTCAGCCAAAGCAAGGCATATTGAACGGGGGCGCTTTTTGAAAGAAGTGAGAGGCGTTTGGTGTGCCATGAGAAATCCATTCAATGTCAGAAAGAGTTGCGGCTGGCATTGCCAGCCGCCTTTGAGCGTTCCATCCGTGGAACAGCGCCTTACCGACGCTTCGTCATCCTGACGATGGATAAGATAACTGATTTAACGTGGTAGGTAAATACCTACTTATCATTTTGAGCCAAAAAACCGATATCTTGTTTGTGTGGGGTATCCGCTGCGGCGAAAGCGGCTATCTTTGCCAGCCGGTCGCAGATCTCATTCTCGCGATGTCCGGCATGGCCTTTGACCCATTGCCAGCGAACGTTATGTCGACTGGCCGCCGCATCGAGTCGTTTCCACAAGTCAACATTCTTCACTGGCTTCTTCTCTGACGTCATCCAGCCGTTGCGCTTCCAGCCTTTCATCCAGAGCGTCATGCCGTTTTTGAGATACTGGCTGTCCGAATACAGAATGACGTTACAGGGGTACTTGAGCCGCTCCAGAGCCATCAGCGCGCCCATCATTTCCATGCGGTTGTTGGTGGTGCTGTGGAAGCCATCGAACAGCTCGCGCTCTTCATCGCGATACTGGAGCACAATGCCGTAGCCACCAGGCCCGCCCGGATTTTTGAGGCAGGAGCCGTCACTGAACACTTTTACGGTTTTAAGGTGGGGATTGAAGTCGACTGCGGGAGTTTTGAATCGGGTCTGGGGATGGTAGTGGTTTCGTTTGGACTTTGAGCGGCAGCCAGTTTTTTGTCGGTCTGGTGTCTTCGTCGTCATGGTGGCTCCAGAATCGCGCGCCGCGACGATTTTTTTCCTCGCGCGTGTGCGCACGCGTGCGTGTAAATATTAAAAATTTTTAGAAAAGAAAAACTTACTTCCCAGAACAGGTTTTAATAAAACCTGAACTGAACGAACGAAGTGAGTGAAGTTCACCTCGAACGAAGTGAGAGGTTGTCTTTTCAGGTAATACTTTCCCAGGGAGGTGAGTACAAAATTTCCTCACCAACCTGGTCGTTACATAACCTGAAAAGTTATGACCTAAGTCTACTGCCAGCTTAGGCTTGGGAAGTTATGGATGACAGCACCCCAGAACCGAGATCTTCCCACACTTTATGAAGGGGAGTACTGGATTCAACCTCTCGAAACACTCCAGACTCGACAATCATAAAGTGACCCTTCTCTCTGCTCACTTTGGTTCCCCCTTCCCCAACCCCTAAACGGTGCCGGTTCTACGCTGGTAGTGAGCTTTTTTAAACCTGACGCCAGTGACGCTATCCCCCACCCATCAGGTCGAGCTGCCGGAATCAATCCGGAAAGCGGGTAGATTTTATCACTGGCGATCTGCGTTTTAAATGGTAAGTACTTACCGATTATTTCGATTGATTATTTTCTCGACCATGAAGCTGGACGTTCAGGGCAAACACCTCATTGATGAGTTCCCCTAACAGCTGCTCCACCAGCTCTTTGTGCTCGCCTGAATGAAGACATTTGAGCGACCATTCGTAGAGACTGAAAGCCTTATCGCGATCTTTCATCATGTCGCGCACTTTGGCCAGAAAATCGCTCTCAACGAGCGCTACGACGTTCGTCGGGTATACCATGATAGTTTTCCTTACTGTGGTTCATAAAATCGATTCTAGAGCGTCTGAAGAGGGGTTCCAGTGGGTTCTGGAGGTGTAAAACGGTCTGGGAGTTGTTTGGAAATCACGTCTTAAAAAGCCTGCGTCTGTATATATTAATAATTAGTACTTAGTTATTTATATATACGGAAGCAGGTTCTGAAACACTCCCAGACTGGTATCAAGCTGCCTTCTTAACTGGTCTTTTCTTTCTGATGACATTGGCAGGATCATAACCGCCCAGCTTTTTCATCACCGCCAGCGGTATCTTGCTAATGACATGCCCAGCTTCCTGACAAAACCCACGGAAGATGACCAGCATACTGCCACCGGGATTCACGTTGACCTCCACCAGCCCCAGCTCGACATCCGGCTCCACAAACGCCACACGGCCGCCAGACAGAATAACGGTCTCGTTGGCGCACTCAGTGGCGCGTTCATACCATTGGGTATCGAGGGACTGTGGGATCAGCATGACTGTCGTTACGCCACGCGCCTGTTCCCTAATGGCTGCGTCGATCCAAGGAGATATCCGGGAGTAGGGCGGGTTAAGAAATGCCACGGTGCCAGGCTCACCCCAGCTGCTTTTCAGCGCATCTCGCTCAACGCCGATGTAGTTGGGCAACAGCGCGTTATCCTTGTTGCAGGCGACGTCCACATCGAACTCAGTGCCTATAAATCGTTGGATGGCGATAAACAACCATTTGGGAGTGCGCCAGAGGTCTCGAAGAGAGGCATCTCGCTCTCGCCTTTGGATTTTTTCAGCTGCAATCATTGCTCTTTCCATTAGGTAATTACTTACCTATTTTTTCATTTGGCAAAGCAAATAGCAAACAAAAAGAAAACGCGCCAGAATTTGCAAAGGAGATGCATTCTGGCGCGTTTTTTGGGTACTGGGTATGGATGGTATTATGTAGCGTCTTAAACGCTCAGACTCTTTAAAATCTAAACTGCTTAGTTCAAGGCTCTGGGAATTTTCTGAAATAGAATGATGGTTAGCTATTCAGCAATACAGTTTTGATAACCTACAAAATTGGCATATTTCGTGAGATGGATTTTATGGATGCAAAACTGGTAGCGAAAGGAATTGTTGACGGGCTGGCGGCTGTTCCACAAGGGCTTTATTTAACCATTGTAAGAACGGCTGAAGGGTCAGGCGCCTTTGGTCGCGAGATGAAAGTCCGTAATGAGTATGAAACCGAGCGATTTATGAGAGCGTTCAAAGATCTTGCATCGAATGAAGAGCCGGTCAGGAAACTGGTTACGATGGTGATCAGTGATTTCTATGAGAAACTAGATGATGCAGGTAAGAAAGCGATTAACGATAAGCTTCATTACTCAGATGCAAAGTTGGGCAGCCGTATGGGCGCAAACGCGTTCATCTCCCAGTATATTGCTAAGCGTATAATAAATCGGGTAAAAATGAGCGACATCATGATGCGTGTCACTCGCGTGGCGTCAGCCTTTACTCTCAACATCGTTATGATACAAGGCCTGATCGAAGAAGCTGCAAGAGCATCTCGACGTATGCAGCAAAAATACCCGATCACCTATTACAAGGTCGTCTACATGAATCTGGATATGGTTTACTTTCTCGTTGAAAGTGAACTTGAACCTTATCTAATGTATATTGAAAGCCATCCGGTTCAGTGCAAAGGGATTGAAAATGAAATCTGCAAACTCCTCGCGAAATAGTATTTTGAAATCCGTGAGGGTTTATTCGGCAAATATGGTCGAAGCGGTTTCAACCTGTCTATGCGCTTTTGCGGCTTTTGGTTGCCTTTTTATACTCGATGGATGGTTGATGAAACTAGCCGGGTTCGTCGGTTTTTTTGCTCTGGCTTACCTCGTCGCCTGGGCGGCCGACCTTGTGAAGGGGAATAGCGCGAAACAGGATCGGAATATCTAAATCCGCGTGAACTCCAAGACAGGCCTGCACAACGATTTGGGCGATATGGCTAAAATCGCCCAAATCAACAGCGGCATACAGTTTAATCTTAGAAAGGACTCTTCTTTAGGCTGGAAGAGGTCATCCAATAGTGTACTCCGTTACAAATTTCTTGATGATCGGGGACGCTTCGTTCAGCGTCAGCGTTCCACCATCACGCGTCGCGATGCCGACAGCAGGAAACAGCGCCATCATCTGACCAGCCTGTGTTGAGGCAGTGTTAAGCGGATACGGCTTTTCCGGATTGCTCATCAGTGCCAGCTTGATGCTGTTACTGGTCGCCGTCTTGGTTTCGAGAATATGGCGCACAGCAATCACCGTATAAACGCTAATTTCCGGACCACCACTGAACCAGTTGAGAAGGTTTAAGATCTTATCCTTCGCTTTCACAGGAGCCTTCTCGAAGGCACTGATAAAAGCCTCGCGATCCAGACCCGCACTACCAAAGAACTCTTCATCCTTGCCTTCGAGAGTGAAGCGAGGCTTGGCTGGCGCCCGCTCTGTTTTGGCCGTTTGCACTTCAGGCGCAGGAGTTGGATCGGTCCCTTTAAACTCATTGTTGTGCGCTTCAATCACAGGTTCGTTTTCAGTTGCTGGCTCGGATGCCAGATCGTGCGCCGTCTCAACAACCTTTACGGACTCGTGCTCTACCTCCAGCTCTTCAAAGACGCTGCTCATGTCGTCATTTGCCACGCTATGCATAACCTCATCCGCAACAGCTTCAACCGGACGAGTGATATGGTCATCCAGACCAGCCAGCAGATCGTCAATGTCATCGCTGCCGCTCGACTTCGCCGCTTTTGCCACTGGCTCATCCAGTGACTGGAGCATGGCGGTCAGTTCGTCCAGGTCATCGTTCTTAACTGCGTTATTAATAGTGCTCATGTTTATCTCCTTTCGTTAATCGCGTACTGCGTTTTGATGAGCGTATTTTGACAAGACCTATTAGGCGGAAAAGAGATAAATGCAGGCAGTTAGAATGACTTGAGGGAAAAAGAAAGCGCCATCAGGCGCTTTCGAAGGGGAGTTTAAAGAAGCCGTATTTTTCACGCGCTTTGAAGAAGCATTGCATCATGAGTTCTGTATCGTAGAGCGCGCTGTGCGCCTTCTCTCGGTCATATACGAAGCCCAGAGAGAACGCCAGCTCTTCCAGACGTGGGCGTTTGCCGTCTTCGGTCGCCCAGAGGCCTGATAACATGGAATCCACCAGCGGCACATCTGGCAGTGTCACCCCATACCCGGCGAACTCGTGGCGGATGAACGGAATATCGAAAGCTTCGCCGTTGTGCGCCACCCATACACTGCACGCGCCCATGTAGGCAGCAATCTCTCTGGCATGGTCAGACAACAGCGGCTCCGCGGCCAGCGCTTCCAGCGAAATGCCATGCACCGCCTGGGCTTTTGGGTCGATACTGCGGCGTGGATTGAAACGCATTTCAAGGCTGTCGATGTGGGTCTGGGTGTCCAGATCGTAACGCGTAATGGCGATTTCAATGATTTTATGGCCGGCTGTGAAATCCAGCCCTGTGGACTCGATATCGATACCACCGACAATCGTGGTCATTGCTACTCCTTACAGCTTCTTCGCGCCTTTCAGCAGTGCGCCACGCACAAACTGAGCGGCCTTCTTCAAGGCTTCCTCACTACTTTCACAGACGACTGGCGCTCGCCATTCACCCGTCGTGGTATTGAGGACGTTAATCTGGTTCGTTTCGAGGCAGACGGAGACATAGAGCACCGATCCGCCAGCCAACTGGAGATGCAGAGGAAAGAGCGGGCGTTTGGTGCCGTGGTTAAACTGCGACATGGCCACGTTGATGGCCTCGCCAACTTCCTCCCCAACAAGACCCTGCGCTGACTCGAAAATAGCGCGGATTGCCAGCCGCGCTTCACGCTCTGTCATGAGTGAGCGATCCTGCTCATCCGCAATGCGGATCAGCGCTTCGACAACTTTGCGATCTAACTCATCAGTCAGGGGTAGTTCTTCTATCATGCTGTTTTTCCTGAAATGATTCTGCGAGACGGATTGTCGCATCGCGTAACAGGCGAGCAAGTTTCAGTGATAGGTAACTCGCCCAATAGCACGGCGCTCGATCCGCTCGACGGCACCATCCAGCACGCGCATAACAGACCTGGCCCGAGCATCTATCGTTTTGCATTTCTCTGAGATGACGAATACTTGCAGGTCGCCAATTCTGGGCATGGTGTTAATCTTGGTAAGTTCGCCACACATCAGCGCATCGATACGCGCAACATAGAGTCGGTCAAGAGAAGCACGCTGCTCCCGGCTTCGATCTGCATTGCTCAATGCCACGCCGGGTCGAAGCCCGACAATCGCGTTGAAGTTGCTGACGGCAACACGGTGGCAAAAACGCTCGATTTCAAGTGCCAGCTCGATGCAGCGCTCTTCATTGGTCTGGCCTGCCAGATCTAACGTGTAAGCCACGACATCCAGCGGTGTGCGATCAATCACGAAGCCTTCCATGCCGCGGGTAATCAGCTCGATATGTTTGGCAATCTCCATTTGCACTTGCAGGCGTTCGTAAAGCGGCAGCTGCTCTCCCACTTTTACGCCAAGCTCGCTCATCAGCTTGCCGACACCGGCATCCACATAGGGGATGCCGTAATGCCGATCGATAAATTTGGCCAGGGTTGTTTTTCCACTGCCCTGGGCACCAGTGATCCCAATCCGGTAATCCATTACGACCTTCTGTAAACGATCTGCAAAAAGCCAGGCTCATCCTCACTCGCACGTTGGGTATAAGCCGTATCCACGGGTACAAAGCCTAAAGCGCGCATCATCTGCGCCGGGAAGAACGCGTCAGCCTCTGGCACGTCCACGCCAATGTGTGAGAGCCAAATTTCTTCCACATGCGGCATCATCACGGAGTAAATCTGGCCGCCGCCAATAACCCACACAGGATCTGGCAACGCCAGCACATCCTCCACACACGCGGGGTAAAACCCATTGGGCAAATAGCCACGAGAACGCGTCAAAACGAGATTGTGGCGCTCCGGAAGCGGGCGCTTGAGACTTTCCATCGTCTTACGCCCCATCACGACGGTGGCGTTTCTGGTGAGCTGTTTGAACAGCTTCAAATCGGTCGGGCAGCGCCAGGGGAGATCATTGCCAATGCCGATCTCGTAATTGCGGCCGACAGCTGCAATCATCTTCATTGGCTCACCTCATAAATGGTTGGTCGCTGATGGGACTCCGCCAGAACGGCACGCAGTCTTGGGTCGTGTATCAGCGCGGCGATGAGTAAGTCGCCTTTGTGCGCCGCCAGCGTGCGTTTGACGTGGGTATCGAAGCTGACACCCCGCGGAGCAAGGTGTAGCCAGTCGTAATCAATCCCAAAATCTTTCAACCAGCGTTTGGTCGGCTCTTCAAGCGTCTCCGGGCGGCTGCTGATAAGCACCACTTCAGCGCCGGAGCGAGCAAAACCGCGCAACATGCGGCTGGTGGAAAAGATGAGTTCGTCACCTGCAATGAGAGCGCCTGCATCTGCATCAGACACCGATTCACGATGGCTGGCCCGCGCCAGCACACCTTCGATTTCACACAGCACATACATTCCTCGGGCCATATCACACCGCCACTGGAACCTTGATCCACGGAAGCGGGTCATAACCGCAGACCTGTACCCCTTCCCACTTAAAATCATCCAGCTCTGCCCACTCATGCGGGAAAATGACGACAGGATCGGAATGTGCCGGCACCTCACGCCCCATCAGCTCATTAACGCCGTCCATGTGGTTGTCGTAGAGATGAACGTCAAAGCCAAAATGCACAAAGGCGCCAGCCATATGGCCGGTGATCTTCGCAAGGAAATGGGTGAGGATGCCGTAGCCTGCAATGTTGAAGGGAAGCCCAACGAAGGTGTCCACGCTGCGCTGCACCAGACAAGAGTTCAGGATGCGTTTCGGTATGCCCAACGCGTCCAGCGCGCTTTCGGTCATGCCGCCATCTTGTTCAAGAATGCAGAGCATCTGGGTGTAAACAGATTCATGGCCGTGACGGTTATGCTGCACGCCAATCTCGGTTGCCATTGCCAGACGGGTTTCAAAGTCCAGCTCGCGACTCCATAGCGAAAAGACAAAGTGGCAGGGCGGAAGCTTCATGTCCTCCAGCTCGCCGACGTTCCAGGCATTCAGCAGGATTCGACGGTCGGTAGGGTTGGTGCGGAGCTTGTCGACAATGCGCTGTAGCTGGTCAATTTCGCGGGATAAAACCACCCGATCTTCTTCAACGCCCAGATAGCCCTCAACCCTGTAGCCTCGTTCGCGGAAGGTATCGATTTGGCGCAGATAATCGCTGTGCGCAACGATGCGGGTGTCGTTCCAGCGACGCCACTGCTTGCCATACACCGGGCCTAAATCGCCATTTTCATCAGCCCATGCATCCCAGATTTTTACACCGTGGTCTTTCAGGAACTGGATGTTGCCGGTTCCTTTCAGATACCACTCCAGCTCTACCAGCAGCGGTTTGAGATTAACGGACTTGCCGGAGATCAGCGGCACAGAGCCACCCGTCAGCATGTAGTAAGACGGGACATAAGAGACACTCATCGTGCCGGTGCCGGTGCGATCACCCGCATGGACGCCAGTTTTGAGTACGGTTTCAACAATTTTGGCATACGACGTACTGGTAAGTTGACCGTTGGTATGCTCACGATTCAGTAAAAGAGACAAATCAACCTCGCATTAATAGGTAAGTACATACATATCTACTTATGCAAGTTTATCCGGCAGAAGCCTTCAACGCTAGAAATTGGGGCAAAAAAAATGGTGGCACAGAGGCCACCACAGGAAAAGAGATTAAGAACTTGGACAATAAAACACGCCCAGGAAATATAGCCTGATAAGTTTGTACTTACAAATGATTTTTAACTACTTCGTACAATGCAGAAGTTTTTGCCTTTTCAACGAACGGAGTCAGGTCAACATCGCTGTAGGTGGGGGATTTGAGGATCTTCCCATCGGATAAACGGAAGCCGATCATCATCTCGGTGCCGTCTGCATTACGGAAGCCCAGATCATTTTTGTCGTATTTGCAGTTCTCTACCGCTACACGACGCTCCTCGGCATCAGCCGGCCACAACTTCGTCATATTTGAACGGTGGATCTCAGCCACCAGCTCGACGACATCGATACCCAGAAAGTCTGCAAGGCGGTAGGTCATCATGCAGGCCACATAAATTTTGTTCATTACGCGGCGCAGCGCCTGGATGAGTTCGGCATCACTGACTTTCGTTTTTTCCAGTCTGTCTGCCAGCGCATTCAGCATTTCGGCCGCCTCTTCTGCTTCCCGGAACGGAATGGCCATATCGTCAAAGACGGTGTTGCCCGGAACCATGATGGTTTCGAATAAGCGATCTACGCTTTGTTCCTGGGTGTAATAGCTCATCCCGGTAGAAATGCCGCCTTTAATCGCCACCATTGAACCGATGCCCACATACAGGAAGTCAGCCATCGCATCCAGCAGGGCGGTCATGTCGCCGTTCCTGGCAGCTGGGATGCCTTCAGTGACAGCTTCTTCGTGGATCAGCTTGGCGCGCAGACGCAGTAACGACGGCTCCGGCATGGCACGACGCGGGTGCTGAAACAGCTCGTGGAACTGGTCAACCATCTTGTAGATGCTTTCTGTCGCCATAGCGTAGCCCGGATTCAATTCATAAGGCTCAGGTTTGAAGCCGACCAGTTTGTCGGCAGCAAGCTTAAGATGATCGGTCAGATTCGTGAATGTCATGTCTTTTCTTTCCTTAGAACTTCATTTGATGCATGGATTGTGACCCAGCTCAGCCAGGCCACAAAACGATGAGAGCGGATTTTAAAGGTCAGCGAACTGGTTCAGACCTGCGCGGTCGACAGTGGAGTCAATCTGACCAACGAGATAGGTGCTTTGCTCTGCTTCCTGCGGGGCAATTTGCAGCGTGTCGGAGAACAGCCATTTGTTCATCCACACCAGCGGATCGTCTTTGATTTCCGGGAACAGTGGGTTCAGACCCAGGCGACGCATTGCCAGGTTGGTGCGGTATTTTACATAGGTCTTGAGGATTTCCGCGTTCAGACCAATCATCGAACCATCTTTGAACAGATAGTCAGCCCAGCGCATTTCCTGTCCCGCCACATCCATCATGGTCTGATAGATGTAATTCTCCTCCTCAGCAGCGATTTGCTTCCACAGCAGCCCCTCACGGCCGGTGCGCATGAAGCGGAGCATACGCTCAGTACCTTCACAGTGAAGTGCCTCATCGCGCGCAATGAAGCGCATGATTTTGGTGTTACCTTCCAGCAGTTTTCGCTCGCCAAAAGCGAACGTACACGCGAAGCTCACATAGAAGCGGATCGCCTCAAGCGAATTGATGGAGACCAGTGTACGGAACAGCTGACGGTGAAGAGGGTAGGGCTTTCCGTCGAAATCCGCAGCATACAGGCGCTCGAACTCATCCTCGCCGAGATGCTGGCGCGCGCAGGTCATGTCATAGAGCTTGTCATACTCGGAAGAGATGCTGATAGCCCGGCTGATAATCTCTTCATCAGCCACTATGCCATCGAAGACGGTGCTCGGATCGTCCACCATGCCGCGGATGATGTGCGTATAGCTACGGCTGTGAATAGTTTCAGAGAACGACCAGGTCTCAACCCACGTTTCCAGCTCAGGAATGGAGATCAGCGGCAGCAGAGTCGCGTTTGGGCTGCGACCCTGAACGGAGTCCAGAAGCGTTTGGTAACGCAGGTTGCTCAGAAAAATATGACGCTCGTGCTCTTGCAGCTTATTGTTGAAGTCGATGCGGTCAGTGGTGATATCGACCTCTTCAGGACGCCAGAAGAAAGAGAGCTGTTTTTCAATCAGCTTTTCGAAGTCACGGTATTTCTGCTGATCGTAGCGCGCCACGTTCACGGACTGCCCGAGGAACATTGGCTCTTTTGTTGCGTCGTTAGCGCCCAAACGGAAAGTGGAATAGCTCATGTGTTTCCCTTTGAATGTTATCGAATTGTTTTAACAATTTGTTTTAAGGAATATCAAAACAAGTTGTTATCTTATTGGTGAAAATAAGGCGTGCAACAAAATGAAAAGGTGGGGATTTCTCCCCACGCTTATCAGATCTTGCAACCGCAGTCGTATTCCTCTTCTGGCTCAACAACGGGTTCTGGTTCAGCCACTGGTTCGGGCTTGACCACCACAGTCGGCTCCGGAGAGGCAGACTCTTCATCGTCGCGCTTGCCAGCGCCATCACGCGTATTGTGGTAGTAGAGGGACTTGACGCCCTGCTGGTACGCGTATAGCAAGTCTTCAAGCAGCTTCATCATTGGAACCTTGTCGCCAGGGAAGCGAGTCGGGTCATAGTTGGTGTTGGCCGAGATAGACTGATCGAAGAACTTTTGGATGATTGCCACCTTCGTCAGATAACCGTGGTTGTCCGGCATATCCCAGAGGTACTCGTACTGGTCTTTCAGCTGCTCGAAATCCGGAACAACCATCTTCACAATGCCGTCTTTCGAGGATTTGATGGAAACCGGACCGCGCGGCGGCTCGATGCCATTGGTGGAGTTGGTGATCTGGCTGGAAGTCTCGCAAGGCATCTGGGCAGACAGCGTCGAGTTACGCAGACCATGCTTGAGAATGCGGCCACGCAGCTCTTCCCACGGCATTTTCAGTTCGAAGGACGTTTCTGGATTGGCGTCCAGCGTCTTGCGGTAATGGTCTACAGGCAGCAGCCCCTTCGCATACTTGGTGTGGGAGAACCACTCACACGCGCCTTTGGCTTCAGCCAGGCGGCAGCTTGCATCGAGGAGGTAATACTGGATCGCTTCAAACGTCTCATGCACCAGCTGGTTGCCAGCGGCGTCGGAGTAGTTGAAGCCGTTCTTGGCCAGATAGTAGGCGAAGTTGGTTACGCCGATGCCGAGGCTACGACGTGCTTTTGCCGGAACTTCGGCAGCAGCCAGCGGGTAGTCCTGATAGTCCAGCAGTGAATCCAGAGCCGCAACCGCATAGAACGCGACATCTTTCAGGCTGTCCAGAGAGTCGATTGCCCCGAGGTTAAAGGCAGACAGGGTGCAAAGCGCGATTTCACCATTCGGATCGTCAGTGTAAGCCAGCGGTTTGGTTGGCAGCGTGATCTCCGCGCAGAGGTTGGACTGGCGAACCGGCGCAACTTCCGGATCGAAAGACCCGTGCTCGTTCATATGGTCAACGTTGGCGATATACACGCGGCCAGTAGAAGCACGTTCCTGCAACAGCGTAGAGAACAGTTCCACAGCCGGAATCGACTTCTTACGAATGCTCTCATCTGCTTCGTACTGTGCATACAGCTCTTCAAATTTGTCCTGATCGGCAAAAAACGCATCGTACAGGCCCGGTACATCATGTGGGCTGAAAAGAGTGATGTTTTCGTTGCGTACCAGACGGCGATACATCAGACGGTTTATCATCACGCCATAGTCCAGGTGACGGACGCGGTTTTCCTCAACACCCCGGTTGTTTTTCACTACCAAAAGGCTCTCAACTTCGAGGTGCCAGATTGGGTAGTACGCTGTCGCCGCGCCGCCACGAACGCCGCCCTGGGAGCAAGACTTCACTGCGGTCTGGAAATGTTTCAGGAACGGGATAACGCCAGTGTGGATAGCTTCGCCATTGCGGATCTCACTGCCCAGCGCACGCAGACGACCAAAGCCGATGCCAATACCTGCACGGCGCGATACATAGTCAATAATCGCAGCAGATGCAGCGCTAACCCCTTTCAGGCTGTCTTCTGCCTCAATCAGCACACAGCTGGAGAACTGGCGAGTCGGAGTACGGGCGCCGGCCATGATGGGTGTTGGCAGAGAGAGTTTGAAGGTACTGGTGACGTCATAGAAGCCTTTGACCATCTCCAGTCGAGATTTGCCCGCACAGCCATCTTCCCAATTCTGGAACAGGCACATGGCCACCAGCATATAGAGCTGCTGCGGCGCCTCATAAACCTGACCAGTAACGCGGTTCTGAACAAGGTACTTGCTGGCCAGCTGAACGGTGGCGGCATAGCTGAAAAACTCGTCGCGCATAGGCTTGATGTAGGCACCCAGCTCGTCGATTTCCTCACGAGTGTAGGATTTCAGCAGCTCTTCATCATAAACACCGCGGCTAACGTTGCTCACGATGTGGTGATAGAAGTGTGGGTAAGCGTACTGGCCGAACGCATCTTTGCGGATCTTAAACAGACTCAGACGCGCCGCAACCTGGGAATAGTTCGGAGTCTCTTTAGAGATTAAATCGGCAGCTGACTTCACCAGAGCCTCATGCAGCTGGCTGGTGGTCATACCATCAAAAATGCTGGCGGCTGCGCCCATAGCGATGGCAGACGCGCTAACGTTGCGAATGTTCTCTACGCCCCACATCACAACGCGATTATATTTTTCCTCTGACAGCGGCTCAGTTGAACCGTTACGTTTAACGATGGTTATCATGTGTCCCCCAATAAAAAAGCCACTATATGTAGTGGCTTAATGTTATTAGATAAGTACTTATCTATCAATATCGGACTTATAAAATGCCGGAGAGAACATCACGAACCTGGCGAAATTGATCGGTCTGCATACCGGTGTAGATCGCAGCGACGGCATCCGCGAGATGTTCGTTCTTAGCGACCATGACATCCTTGCCAGATTGCTTTCGGCGGAGCCACGGGGCGTCTGGCTGCTGCTGAACCGCCCACTGAATGATTTCCTCTTTAGACGTGGTCAGCTTGTTGCCCACGTAGTGTTTGATCTCGTTTGGCGTAACCTGAATCAGCGGCTTATCCACGCACGCCAGCACGCCAATACACACACCGTATGAGGTCTGGGCGCGCGAGGATTGACTGCCAACCGGCAGCTCACAGAACACCATGTGCGCCTGCTCAATGATGGGCTTGGCTGTACGCCAGATTTCATTGGCGCGGCGCAGATCGTCACTGTTAACGCGAACGGTCTTTTTGTTGCCGCCAGCTTTGGTTTCCACCAGCGTCAGGCCGTGAATGTTGAGCTTGTCTGTTTCCAGATCCAGCGTACCAACCGCCAAGCCGAAGTTGCTCATTGACGGGTCGACACCGACCACGCGAATCACTTTACTCATTTAGTCTCCTTACCATGTTCCCCACATAGGGCATTCCATTAACTTCTGCTCAAGAGTCTTTACCGGTTCACGACGAACAGGCTCAGAAACACCACTCATCACACTAACGCTGTCACTGGTCAGCACACCGGCAGCAATATCCGAGTCGATCATGCTCTGCCCGATAAAATGGCGCATGATATCGATGAGCTGGCGCGCATCCTCTTTGTTCGCTTGAAACACATAGGGCAGCACAACTTCCACCGCCGCGACGCTGCCATCCTCACAGCCAAAACACAGCCTGGCGCTCCCCACTACAGGGCGAGAGGTGTCCAGCTCAATGTCGAAGCTGGAAAACGCCTCACCAGGCATTGTGATGTGCGTTGCGCGCATATTGACGTAACGCGTCATGTTGGCGAAGGCAGTGCTAATGTGCGCCGCTATCGCCCCGAAGAGCGCATTCTCTGTGATGTTCAGACCATCAGTTTCAGGGATAACCACAAAACCTGGCCCTGTGTGCGGAAGGTATCCACCTTCCGCGAATGGGTTGATGAGGATTGGGGCTGTGCTTCCTGACGGCAGCTCATCAAGATTTGGCATCACCGGCGTTCTCGACAGCAGATCTACCAGTGCCGAGAACTGCTCTTCACTGATATTGCTGTTTTGCCAGCAAAGCCCCAGCGGCCTGTTTATCGCGGTGTGGCTGTTTATCAGCTTAATCGACTGCATCACAGCGAACATTTGCAGGAACTGCGAGCGGCTCAGATTAAACGACATAGCTGCGCCCCTCTTTCACTTCGACAGTAATGGTTTCCCGGAACCATGACTTCATCTCTTTGTGCGAGATAATCATGACTGTGCCGCGCTCGCGCGCTTTGGACTCCAGAATCCCCATGAGACGCTCCAGCCCCGCTGTATCGAGCGCGTCGTCGATCTCGTCACCGATAAACAGCTCTATGCTCTTGCTCGCGCGACTGGCAACCAGATCTTGCAGAGCCAGCGAGCACGCAATGCGCACCTTACGTTTTTCACCACCTGATAGTGTCTGGAAGGATTTACTGGAACCTGTTTTCGTCACGCTGATATTGAACTTGTCGCGATATTCACCTTTCTTGGTTGTCTCCATCGTCGACCATTCCGCCACGATATTGCCGTCTGAAAGCGTGTTGAGGTATTCCGCTGTCCTGACGTTCAGGAAAGGCGTGACAGAGGTCAGGATGTGAGAGCGAACGCCAGCTGGTGAGTAAACCTGGCGAGCTTTCTCTAACAGCAAAGCCTGCTCCTGAATATTATTTAACTCAGTTTTAAGTACTGCATAATTAGATTTATTGGCAGTCAGGTTCTCTTCATGGCGTTTAATGACCGCAATGAATGGGTTGGCTTCAGCGATAATGCGATTGACCTCATTGCGCGCTCTCGCGACCAGCGCTTCAACAGCCGACAGTTCGCGTTCGCGATGGCGTAATGCACTCAGCTCATTTGTCAGTCGTTCGATTTTGGCAATGATGGCAGACACGTCGGGGGTTGCTGCGACAAGAGCAGATTCGATTCCGAGCGCCTTTTCAAGACGCGTTTTGTGTTGAGCCACTGCCGTTGCAAATGCCTGCGCCTGGCTGATCTCATTGCGAGCCTGTTCAATTAACCCCTCCTTCACGGTTGATAAATCTTCTTCGCAGTAAGGTTTGCCACACGTAGAGCAGGGCGCTCCAACTTTGGTGTTAACCTCCTCCGCTTTGGTTTTGAATGCACGAGCACGACTCATGGCGTCATTTTGTGCGGCCTCTGCTGTGCGGATATTGGCGCGGATCTCAGTGACAGCGCCACGCACCTTCAGTAGCTTCGCATCATGCTCTTCTTTAGAGGCCAGCTTCTCTCGTTCGGTGGCGATAGCGTTTTCTGTATCGCGAATTTGCTCTGGCAGCGTGCGCATTTCCATTACGACCTCGGCCAGCGTGACTTCCGCACCGGCCAAGTCGACGCGAGCCTTATCCAGACGTTCGCCACGCTCACGCTCCCAGCTTTCAGATGAGGTTTTGGCAGATTCAATTTCCGCCTGCGCCGTCTCAATAAGCGTGAGACAGGCATCCATTTTGGATTTGGTGACGTCCATGCGCGCTGCGGCCGCGTTGGCACGTTCGCGAGCGATGGCATAGGCCCGAGTCAGGCGGTCGACACCAGCGGCTTCCTCCACGATGGTTTTGAGGTTTTTATCGGACATGCCTGGCAGGTCTGGCATGGCTTCCTGACTGGCGTATATGGAAGCCATGAAGACCTCTTTTGACGCGCCAATCAGGCGCTCTACAAACTCCTGCGTCAGCGTATCCTTGCCTTTGGTCATGTCGCCGTCTTCGCCACGCACGATCAGCCGGTTTTTGAACTCTTTGTGTTTGCGATGGCGAATGATGGCGTAACGCTTACCCTCGTCTTCGATTGTGACCATGACTCGACAGTTTTTCTCATGCCCCGTCGACAGCACATCGTCACCCTTTACGCCATGCGCTGTTTCGCCATAAAGACACCACATTAAGCTGTTCATCAGGGTCGATTTGCCCGCGCCATTGCTGGCTGCGGAAGAGTCGCCGCTGTTAACGCCCTGGATGAGCACCAGCCCGCGCTGATCCAGTTCGACTTCGGCGCTGGCCAGCGCCATAAAATTCTCAACGGTGAGCTTTAAAAATTTCATTTAACGCCTCTGATCTTACGCGTCAGTTTTTGACCTTTTTGTAATCTGAACTCTGTGTGAGCCGGAAAAGACTGGCGCTTCAACACACCTTGTTCTGTCAGTCTTCCCAGATAAAACGCCAGGGGATTCCCACCAGACGGGTAGGGCTTGTGAACCATCACGGTCTGCCCACGAGCAAGCCTCTTCATTGCGCTCGCATAGTCGTAAAAGCTCGCAGAACCGGCCGCCATCACACTGCCTCCGCACTCTCTGCTTCGGTCAGGATTTCCTGACACAACATGTCCAGTTTGCTTAGGTCGAAGCCACCGTCTGTGTCGTGGACGATCTTGCAGTAGGCCGCAACGGACTCGCCCAGGCTGTCAATCTTGCTGGTCTCTGCGGTGCTGGCAGTGCCTTCCATCATTGAGGCCTTGCGGATGAAGTTGCAGACGACGCCTTTGGCTCCCATCGTTTTAAGGACGTTCTGGATTTTGATGCCTTCTTCATCACTTTCGACGATGGCGCGGAAGCGCACGTAGTTGCCGCGGATCAGCGAATCGTCGACGTCATCTTCCAGGTTCACGAACTTGGGCGCCGAGGTTTCGTGGTGGGTGAAAGTGCCGTCTGGGTTCACGATCATGAAACCGGCCAGCGACCCCACATCGCCCCAATTCTGATGTGTCAGAGCGCCGATGCTCACCACACCCGGCAGCACTTCTTTGTGATTGTGGTAATGGCCAGACAAAAGCAGGCGGAAGCCAATGTCTTTCAGTTCCTGCGCATCGATGCCCACATCTGGCATCGTTGGGATCGCTTTGTTGATCGAGGTATGCACTACAACGTCATGCTTGTCGCCAGACAGCCCGGAACGCAGTGTCTTGAGGTCGCTGATAAGCTCCATGTGATTGTTGCGCCAGCTCATCATATGAACGGTAACATCACCCATTTTGATGGAGTGGGCACGCTTGCCGCAGACGATCTCCACACCAATCGAGCGCAACGACGCCGCAGCGTTGGCGCTGTAGACAGAGTCGTTAGTTTCGAGGTCGTGGTTCCCGGCCAGCATAGCCACTTCAAGGCCAAGCTCTTTGATGATCCACTCGTAGGTTTCTGTGACAAAGTGCAGAACGGAAGGTGATACTGCGCCTCGTACATGGAACGTGTCGCCAGCCACCAGCATGTACTGGCATCCTGCCGCTTTCATGGCTCTCGCCGCTTCTTTGGTTGCGTCGAGTTGAATCTCCAGTCTGGAGTTCAGACCGTCAGAGTTAGTTGTCGCAAAAGCATCCCAACGATGATAATGGGGATCTGAAATCACCCCGTATGGAACAGTCATGTGTCTTTTCCTTTGTGGTTGTTTTGATACAAATTCTAAGCGTGCTTGAGAGGCGAACAATCTGGTCAGCACGGCACATAAGGAAATGTATAGGCGCATGATTATCGCAAAATATATAAGTAATTACATACCTATTTTTTGTCTCATTAAACGCCCCTTTGTGGGGCGTCGTATTTATCTGGGATCGCGAAGCAGAATCTGGGTGCCTGAGGGAAGGGTTTCGTAGAGGGTAAAGCCACGTCGTTTCAGCATCTCTGCCATCTGAGATGAGTTCTCATAGCATCTGGCCATCAAAGGTTGGTGTGGGTTGGATTCAAGCATATCAGTTAAGAGTGTTGAACCGAGACCTTTGCCACGCAGTTCCTTGATAATGCTTATTGCTCGAAGCTCCAGCCGCGGTGAGCCTTGTGGATCGAGAGCGGCACAGAACCAGATAAGACCAACTCTTCGGTCATCCTTAGTTCGCATAAGGATATATATATAATTCCCTGAGTAATCGCCCTGTTCACTCGCATTCAGAAGCTTTCGGATTTGCATGTCAAAATATTGACCATTAAGTATGTCTTTATGGAAATGTCCGTTACGTGCACCTTCTTCGCATTCACGAATGATAAAAGGGATATCTCCCTGCGAAGCCACTCTTGAATAAAATTCACTCATGGATAGCTCTCTAAAGCTCTCAACGCTTTTTTGGAACGCTGCATAGTAAACTTGTGTCAAACCACAACTATATACTCAAATCGTCTCAGAGGGCTTCTGACGCGCTATGTTGATGTCGATCACCCCTGCTTTTGGACGTGGGTCAACGAGATGTAGCTCTTCCTCGCTGTGATATTCGGTGTCGAACTCCCGGTCGAGGTGCTTGACGTAAATAGCCGTCAGCAGGCTGTCGTCTTTGAGAAAGTGTCCGTAAGATTTGCGGATAACTTCGCTCACCTTCTCGATCTTCTCTCCGCCCATACACAGATGGTTAAACCGGCTGTGTTTACGCAGCATCTCATCCACCGGCCCGGAATAGACCTTGTCCACTTTGCCAAACCGGATGATCTTTCCAGTATCAGCCTCCACCAGACAAACAAGCTTTCCTGGTTCGACGCGGTCTCGCCATGTCACGCCAGAGCGCAGCGTGTTGAAGTAGGGCGCGTCTAATCCGATGATCGGTTTGCGAAATGCCAGCAGAGGCACGTATCTGATGCAGCTATTCAGGTGAAAGTGGGCGCCTGCCTCATGTAGTTTTATGCGCGCTTCGTTAATCGGACATTTGGAAGCAATGCCACACAGTTCACAGAGGAGCTTCTGCTTGTTCAGGTTGGTGTTTGACTCAATGGTGTAGGAGCCATCCTCAAGGCGGCGTACCCAGCGTGTACGTTTTAGATCCATGTTCTTAATTCACGTTATTGTTGCTCGCCGCAAACATAGCGCATGAGGTGCGGCAATGTTCGCAAACGCCTGTTTTAGTTATTCACATTATCCACAGGGTAGATCCTATTAATTAGATCCCGTATAGATCCCTATATAGATCAAAAGAGATCCCCGATCCTCGCAGGCCGCGCCACGTCTGGCCTCACGGGGTATTCGCGTATGCTGTCAGCGGTAAAAGATATGCTGTCAGCGGTAAGCGATATGCTGCCATCTGTTTTTGGTATGCTGCCAACGGCAAATAACGTATGCTGTCAGCGGTTGGAAGCGGAAAGGTGTCAACATGCCCACTCGACAGAAAAAAGAAACCAAAAACAATGCGTTAGACGACAGTATAGATAATTTTGAAGAAGAATCCCTCGAACTATACACAGGCGATCTTGTTCCAAACAGCAACAATACTGTTCAGCCTATAGCGTTGATGAGACTCGGTTTGTTCGTGCCCACGCTAAAGGGGACAAAGAACAGCAAGCGGAACAGACCTAATGAGATCGACGCCTCAAAAGAATTGGTTCAGCTGGAGGTTGCTCGTTCAGAAGGGTATTCCGACATCAAGATAACAGGTCCACGCCTGGATATGGATCACGATTTTAAAACGTGGGTCGGCGTCGTGCGCTCTCTGGCCGAGTACGGGGAGCCGAGTGGCCGCGTCGAGTTGAGCATTACCAAGTTCGCCAAATTCTGCGGCTATCCGTCGTCGCAGATCCGCAAGACGCTGCGTGACAGGCTCACAAACAGCCTCCTGAAGATCATGCGCACCACGCTCTCTTTCCAGCGCACGTATGAAGAAAAGAACGTCGACGGCTCGAACAAAATCTCGCTCCTGATGGTTCACCTGGTGAACAGCGTCGATTACAACGAGCAAAAAGACTCCATCATCTTTCACGCAGAGCCGAAGCTGGCCGAACTCTATCGCTTCGACCACAAAGTGCTGCTCCAGCTAAAAGTCATTAACAAGCTGCCGCGCAAAGAGACCGCCCAGGCGCTGTATACGTTCATCGAAAGTCTTCCAGCCAAACCGGCACCAGTATCGCTGGCAAGGCTTCGAGCCAGACTTAATTTGAGTAGTCGCAACGTCAGCTCGCAGAACCAGACCATCCGCAACGGCTTAAAAACGCTGGAGGAATTGGGCTATCTCGAATACAGCGAGATTAAGCGTGGCCGCTCGATTTACATTCAGATCCACAGCCGCAATCCCAAGCTTAAAGCCTCTTCGGTCAAAGAGGAAATGCCCGCGCTTCCGGATAAGCCGGTCGAGAGCACGTCTTCTGGTGTCGATGCAAAACAAAACCTCGTGAACAAAATCACCGAGTTATCGCAGAACCTGACGCCCGAAAACATCAAGCTGATCGAGATTCTCTCCAACAGCCTGAAACTCCTTTGATATGCTGTCAGCGGTAAAACGTATGCTACCAGCGGTACAAGATATGCTGTCAGCGGTATTTTTCACATTAAGTATGCTGTCAGCGGCAAAAAGATATGCTGTGAGCGGTAATTTTTAGAAAATGTATGATATCAGCGGGCGATTTTGCTCATTAGCCCGCCGTTATCTGGTCTGCGCGCCTCTTCGATCCCATTTCCCGCGACAACTTCCCCAGTGGTCACTAACCCCGCAAGCCGCATGAAATAAGGGTTTGCACTCACTAACTTGATTGTTTTTCTCGTCCTGATAGAGCGCCCACAGAGGCGAAAAACGTCGATATGCTGCCAGCGGTATGAGGTGATGTTTGGATATGCTGTGAGCGGTAAACCTTGTCTTGTGGTCATAACGTATGCTGTCAGCGGTAAATTGAGCGACTAAAAGATATGCTGTCAGCGGTAAAAATGGGGCGAATTTAGACAAACGTATGCTGTCAGCGGTAGGCGCTATGATGTTGCTATTACGGGCAAGATAACCACTATGGGAAGTGGTTCTTCCCATAGTGGATAATGGATCAGATGATTTTCTTCAGCAGCCCCCAGAGGGTTTGTGCTTTGGATGTGAGCTTTCCGCTTTCCGGATCGTACATGCGCCATTCGCGACGCTGGTGGACTATAAAGCCGTCTTCACGCTCCAGGCGCTCCATCACATCGGACTTTCTGAATCCTTTGGCGCGCCAGTAGCCGCTCGTTTTTTCGATTTCCAGACCTGTCAGTGTCATCGCCATTAACCAACCTCCTTGCAGTCATCGAAAAGGTAACTGGCGTCCTTTGCGTGAACGCCGTAGCTATCACCTGATTTGTTGTAAACAAGCTTGTCCTCACCGACGCCGGTCAGTTTGTTGTCGCGTCTTGTAAGGTAAGGAGAGGACAAAACGCGGTCATCGCGAACGATGTAAAATTGCTCCCCGCTATCCACAACCATCGCTCCATAGGGCGCTTTAACGACGTTTGTCAGCGTGTCTTTTTTTGTTTCGGCCACAGACATCTCGCACTCATAAATGCGAGTGCCAGCAGAAATGGAATGGGATAAGAGCAAAACAGCCAGAGCAAGCCGTGTTTTCATGCTGCCACTCCACTGATTACATCAAGCGCCGAGTCAAAGGCAAGCATGATCGCCAGCATTTTAACCACCGTGCCATTGACGGGGGCTAATGCCTTTCTGATGGCTCCGGTGAAAAGGCAGTCGAGTAAAAAAGATACCGACACGATAAGTAGCAGGATGTTTGCTAAATTGCTCATAATAGGTAAATGCTAACTTATGAAAATGAATCTGTAAATATTAGTCAAACGTGCTGATGCCTAATATGCGCTCAAGATGGGCTGCATCTTCATCGCTTATGACTCTTGTCTCATCGATGTACCAGCAGCAGCCGTCGTGCCTGCAGATCCCATCTTCATCCACAAACACAGTTTCCGCTGACTGGCCGGTATATTCGACAAGGTTTCGCTGTATAGCCGCCTGAATCTCTTCGTCGTTCAAACCGTCGCACCTAACCATAAACAAAGGATAAACGTCATAGTCAGTACTGGCTGAGATGCGAACCAAAATTCTCATGTGCTCCTCCTTGTTGGTAAGTGATTATCTATTTTAACGTGCGCCATGCGGCGCACAACATCCTGTTCAGGTTGGTTGAAAGAACTTCTCCAGCGTGCGGTCAATGGCCTCATCGATGTGCATCAGGTGCCAGACAACCATGTCTTTGCTGCCCAGCGACCGGCTGAAGAGCACGTCTGTTTTTCGCCAGGCGGCGTGAAACCAGTACGGGGTATCGTCCACCGGCAGCTCGTCGCCAGCTTCTTTAAAGTACTTAAGCAACATCGCCTGCTCCGCTGTAGGAGTCGGGCCAATCTCTTCTGCATACATTCGAATAAATCGCTGCCAGTCAGCTTCATCTTCCTCTGGCTCCGGCGCATTCATTTCTGCTATCGCCTCTCTTAACTGACGCGCCCAATCTGGCTGCGGATAACCCTCTGCAATCTCCTTATCAACCACGTCCAGCGCAGCGTTTGCCGCGATATATAGCTTTTTCACGTTCTTCATTGCTTTTGTCCTGATTTACAGCGGGTCGCCACTGGTGGCGTTGCACTGTCACTTTTATCTTTTGAGTTAGAAAACAAATTGTTTTCTTAATGGTGATAATAATAAAAATAAAAAGGCGTCCAATGGACGCCCTTTGTTTACTCAACTTCTTCTTCGATTTCTGGTGCCGTTTCTTTGGCACGTCTTTCGTCAATCGCTTGCAGCGCTGCGATGATTTCCGAAAGGGGCTTCTCGCGGTACATGTCGACGATCTGCGATTTGGTGAACTTCTTGTCGCCAATCTCTACCCGGCCGCTTGCGTTCTTTGGCAGGTATCCTTCTTCCAGCATGTACTCAACCAAAGACTCGATGACGTCGAGACCGCGGATCGGGTCGAAGTAAAACTTCCATGAGCATTTGCCGTATGGCGTCGCCACTTTGTTTTTGATGCACTCGGCACCCACGTCTTGCCCAATCTTGTCTTTGCCGTCCTTCATGACAGATGCACCCAGACGGATGCGCACTGACGCGTAAAACTTTGGCGAGTCGCCGCCCGGAGACGTTGTCGGATCGCCAAACATCACACCAATCTTTGTACGCACCTGATTCAAGAAAATGATGCAGGCGTTATATTTTCTCGCCCAGAGCGCCAGAGTAGGGAAGTTCGCACTCGTCGCGCGCGCCAGCGCCGTATTGTCGTTCATATTCAGCTGGTCTTTGTCCTTCGCGGTGCCATCCGCCATCTTGTCGAACTTCTCGGCTTTGGAGTTCGGCACCATAGACGCCAGTGAGTCGGCCACGATACAAATTGGCGCGTCTTCCGGAATTAGCTCTTCATCGCGCACCAGCTTGAGGATGGTGCCAATAAGCTCAACCGAATCTTCGAAGGTGTCAGGCTGTTTGTAGACCCACTGGCCGTCATCTTCATCTGCGTTCAGACCGTTAGCCACTGCCAGGCCAACGTCAAAACTGTTTTCGTGGTCGAGGAATACGGCCAGACCATTTTGCTTCTGGGCAGATATCATCGCCGCCGTGGCTAAGAAGGTTTTTCCTGCACTCGGAGGCCCAAATACCTCAACGATGCGCCCACATGGGAAGCCGCCGTCGAAACGTCCGGAGATCGCTTTATTCAGCGGAGGGTAGCCACTGTCAATCCAGTGCGTGACCTTCTGAATTTCGTCGTTGCTGCCAATTTTCTTTTTCAGTGCCAGCGCAAGAGCGGATTTTCCTTTTGCCATGATCAGATTCCTTTAGTTTCGTTAATACGCTTCGAAGCAGCGGCTTCGTCAAAATTGATTACGTCGTGGTTGAGGTGCTTTGCGATACGAGCAAGGATTTTCACAACCTGCTCACTCAACAACGCATACTCACGTTCAGTGGCAGAAATACCGGCAGTACCCAGAATGCTGCGCAGCGCTACAACAGCGTGCTCGCCGTGGCAAAACACGATCTCTTTAGCCAGCATGGTTGGGGTGGTAGCGCCACCGTTGATAATGGATTTCAGCATCAGCAGTACCTTTCAAATGGCAGGATGAACACGTCCAGGTCTTCCAGAAACGAGCGGAAGTTCAGTTCGTAGCAATGTTGCTCGAACGCCTTAACATCGCGCGCGCCTTTAATGGACTCGATTTCGCTGGGCGGAAATTTCGTTTCGATGAGGTTCATCAGTGTCATGTTGCGTTTGAACGCCTCCAGCATTCGGCAGCCCGTCTTTTCGTTAAACGCGTTCTTTGCCAGCTTGTTGAACGCGGTCTTGTAGCGGCCTTTGTCGATGACGATGGAGCCGTCATTGATGCCGCGTACCATTGCGGCCACGCTTCCCCATTCATGCAGCAACTCTTTAGCGCCGCCGTCGCCAATACCACCGACACCCTTGATGTTGTCCGATGTGTCACCCTGTAACGCTTTCGCTTCCAGAAACGCGCGAGGCGTTGGCAGACCGGTTAGCTCCGCGAATTGTTCGAAGTTCACCTGTTTGTGCTTGGCGTCTTCGCGCAGGCTTACCCAGCTCACGTTTTCGCGCACCAGCTGGAGCCAGTCGCCATCACCTGTCAGTAAGTAGATGTGATCGACAGTGGGCTGCGGAGCCAGGCGCGAGACCAGCATTCCAGCCAGGTCATCCGCTTCTGCGTCTTTCGCAACGAGCTGGTTAACGCCCAGCGCGGTCATCATTTTCATGATGTAAGGCTTCTGGAGAGCGAAGCCCTCTTTCATCTTCTTCATATCCGGATCGTCATCGCGGTTCGCTTTGTATTCCGGATAAAAATCACGACGCTTGTCGCTAAAGCCATCCCACAGAATCATCGGTCTGGCATGAAGGATGGATGCGTAACGACGAACGTTTTTCACGAAGCCAAACGCTGCCTGAACTTCCATTTCGCCGTTGTGCAACTTGTCTGATTGTTGGTGGTAATAGCCCAGGCTGTTACCGTCCACTAAGAGATAATTCACCGGTACACTCCTTCCAAAAAGTAAGGCGTCCGTAGACGCCTTACTGGTTACGAGATGGGATTACAGAGCGTCCAGTTCAGCCAGCAGGTCATCGAGACCTTCTTCGGCCGGAGCAGCGGTGGCGGAAGCAGTCGGTTCGCTCACTGCTTCTGGTGCCTTAGCCGCTTCGGGTTCTGGCTTAAACTCAGCTTCCGCGGCACGCAGAATTTCTTCATCAACCAGGCTGGAGGATTCCGGCGCTGGGGTGTGTGCTGTAGCGACAGCAGCGGCGCCTTCCGTATGGCCAGTGATGGAGCCGAAACCCGGCAGGGCGGCGGCAGCGGACTTAGCAAAAGACGAAATCGCCGGTGCAGACATGGTGGCAGCTGGCGCTGCGATGCCAATCAGGCGACCCATCGTGCGCGCGGTAGAGAGCAGACGAGTCTCGTCGGCCTGGTTCGCGTATGCGATCAGATCATGCTGGGTAGTCCAGAGTTTCTCAGCGATGTCGCCTTTGTAGACTTTGCGCTTCGGCGATACGTCATATTTGGTGTCACGACCAGAGCCGGTGCGCTTAATCAGGAACGCGTAGCCTTCTTCCTTGCTCAGCGGGTTGCCGATGTCGTCTGCAATGTCTTCGGACATGACTTTGCAGATGTCATCGAAGACGGTGGACGGCAGCTCGATCAGCTGGCATTTCTCTGCATCGCCAAAGTCTTCGCGGGCAGACAGTACACCATTCACCAGATAACGCGGGGTAGCACGCATGGAGTTAATGCGCTCTTCCATCGCCTTGTTGCCTTTGTGGCGGACACGACCTTCCATCACCATCTCACACAGCTGGCAAGCGCGGCCGTGGGTGTGCTGTTCGCAGACATAAGCAGTGGTAACTTCTTTGCCTTCCTCATTCTGATGCTTAACGTAGTGCATACCGAAAGTCTGGAAAAACACCCCGTTCGGGTCATCCTTGTTCGGAAAAATGCGCAGAAAGTTGTTACCGTCTTTCAGACGGGTCAGATCAACGTTATTGCCACGTTTAGAAGCAATATCGCCACGAGTCTTGTTAAGCAGATCAAGTAATGACTTAGACATGTATTTCTCCTTGTTGTTTATGTGGCCATTGGCGCTGTGCGCTTTGGGCGTTCGTTTGTTCGTGGCTCTTTCGAGCGAGATGGATGATAGATCAGTACTTACTTACGATCCAGCATAAATTAACGGGGAGAGTGGAAGCGTTCGGCACCCAGCCGCTCAATTTCCATGATGGCCATTTTCGATGCCTGGACGATCATGTCACGGCGGTGTGAAAAGGCGGCCACAGCGTGCTTATAAAGGTCTGCTTTATACCGCGCATCATCCAGCTTCTGACGTTTGGAAAGATACTGTGGGTTGGTTCTGACCTTCGCCTCCAGCACGGACTCATTAAACTTAATGCCGTTCATACTCAGGTTCTTACGCTCGTTGTCGTAAATCTTTGCTTCTATAGCGTCAAGTGACAGCTTCGCATCAGCCACCTCTCGCTCTGCCTGGGCGAGTCTGGAACCGTACTCCATTAAAAGGCGTGGTTGCTGACGCCAGACGTCTTCAAGGTTGTCCCGGTCAAACTCCAGATCGGACATGATTTTTTCGTAGATTTCGGTGCTCATGGTGTTAATTGCCTACTTACTAATTCGTATCAATTTTACCATGAAGCGTTCAGGCGCAGAAATTTATGACACGAAAAACAAGGTTTACGGGGCGGCAAGTGACAAAAACTGCGGATTAATCTGATAACCTTCCAACGGTCAAAGCTGGCCGTAGACAGCGTGCGACAACGGGATGGTGGCACGGACGGTTGAATGGTTCGCCGTTGACAGATGTCAACATCGGGAATAGTATAATATTCATCGGAGGCGAATGAAGAAACATCCGAACAAGCATATTCAAGCGGCCATTGAATATGCTCTAAGTAAAGGCTGGGTTTGGGTTCCACCGGGCGATTCTGCCCACTGTTTTTGCAAGTTGCGCTGTGGCGATCCAGATAGTGAACACCGAGATCACAAAATGAGTGTATGGTCGACGCCGCGAAGTGCTGAAGTCCATGCCAAGCAAATCAGGTGCAAAGTAAATCACTGCACTTGATTTTGCTCTGTAAGGGGTGGCTCAAACCGCCCCTTATCAAACTAGAGAATACTCTGAATACTAAACAACGAGGTACTATGGCGCTTTATAACTTCACTCTGACACTCTCAGGCGTAACGTATGAGACCGAAGGACTGGAAGATGCGCTGTACGAAAACGGCTGTGATGATGCGCTGATCTGCGCATATGGCAACTCCGTATATGTTGAATTTGACCGTGAAGCCGATTCGCTTGATGAGGCTATTGCGTCTGCGGTCGACAACATCGAATCAGCCGGTATTGGCGCGATTGTTGAATCTGTCGACTCGGCCTTTGTTGGTTTGAGCGACATCGCAGAAATGACAGATATGTCACGCCAGGCTATCGCAATGCTTAAAGATGGTCTGCGCGGCAGCGGGGACTTCCCATGCCCCATTCAGCGCATTAAAGGCCAGTCTCCGCTGTGGGATTGGGCTGATGTAGCGAGCTGGCTTGAAAAGAATGGACGCCTCAAAGAAAACGCAGAGCTGGCGCATAACGCTCGCGTATTGAGTAAGTGGAATCTGGCGCTTCGTAATAGCACCTCAAAAGATTTTGAAGAGATTGAGAAGATCGCTGTTTCCCTTATCGAGCGTCGACGCCACCAGGCTGAATGCGCATAAAAGAACCCGCCATTTGGCGGGTTCTGCTTTTCCTGAATCAAAAGGCTGTGTTAATTGTTCCCCAACGACCCAGCCATTGCCGCGTATTTAATCTCATCTTCTGGGATCTCAGGATGAAGCTTGATTTGTTGGATGACATAGGCCGGAACTTCGTCACCCCAGAGCTTCGCCGCATCTTTGCAAATCTTATAAGCTAAATCTCTATGCTCAAAGGCATAGGCTTTACCATAGGCGTATTGTTGACAGTTGTGTACATATGCTCCAAAGTCGCCGTCCTTGTCTGGGAAGGCGCATCCGGAAAGTATTAGTGAGGCAACGACGAGAAAAATAGTTTGAATCGTGCGGAGCATTATTTCTTCCTTAAAATTTAGGTTTCATTTGCTCAGGAAATTTCTTGGAGGAAGCGTAATAGCTCCCAAGAGTGTAAGCCTTCAACTGCTGTTCGGTATCGACTCGACATGATGCGTCGTAACAAGCTCCGCTGATCATTCCATAGGCGGCAGCCTTATTATTTAAGTCTGCCTTTGCTTCTTCGATGCTGTTCTTGGCCATTGTCACTACGCATCCTGAGACAATGGCTCGTGCCTTTCTGTCGTCCATACTCAGAATCACCGTATTGGCCTCTTTGCTGTACCCATTATTTTTATAAACAGTGGCAGCGAACTCACGACATTCAGTGTAGTACGGGCTTGTTTTTACCTCATCATAATTAGGCATCCTCATGCCAGCACAACCAACCATTACGAAACTAATCGCCGTTATTAGCGTCTTTTTTATCATGTCAATAACCCACAGGCTCCGTTTTGATAAAATATGATTCGGTTCAGTACCATTCATGGCATGTGGTATGTTCCAAAAATAACGAAAACAATCAAGAATATCCCTCAAAAATTCGTGGTTTTTTGTCTCATGGCCGTTGGAGACGTGGAGATATTCGCTTATTCCATAAAAGAACCCGCCATTTGGCGGGTTTTTCTTTATGCTACTTTCCTACCGAAAATATTCGATAGAGTTACCCTAGTTTGGCGTTTTAATCTGTACTGCCGAACATCTCCAATCTTGTTCACCTCCTTAAACTCTTTGGCCACCTTAAGTACCAGGCGGTCGCGGAACGTTTTGAATGCTTCCAGCTGTACTTGCGGATCGTCAGCTTCGTATATCTCCAGCAGATAACCGCACGCTTTGGGATCTTGTGTTTTTAGCGCCAAAGCTCTGGCGCATTTACGCAAGCGGCTGGTGTTGTCGACCCCATCCAGTCTGGCGAACGCGAGCGCCAGATCTAACGTGACCGGGCAATCAATAATTTCCCAGAACTGCGACTTCAGCGTAGCCGCCACTGCTTTATCTCGAAACTCATCTGGGATGATCGCCAGCTCTTGTGCAATCTTCTGCGCCTCGTTCATGGTGGTGTCTTTGCTCATTTGTTAATAGTCTCCGCTACCTCTGCCAGAATCGCTTCCAGCTTTTCTCCTTCCTCTGGACGGAAGTACAAAATGTTCGGGTTAAACCCGTAGAAGACGGTGACATCCAGCTCCGGCAGATACTCTTTACGACCAACCAGATCTGACGGTTTGCTCTTGTTATTGAAGAGTGATGTCGCCCGGCTGCCACACGTCAGCACATAAGTCGGACGTACCAGGTTTATCTCTTCACGCATGAAGTCGGTGAACTGGCCGATTTCATCTTTGGTGTAGTCCTTCTCTTTGTCCTTCACCTTTTTACATACGCCGGTGACATACAGATCGCCCATGCGTAAGTCGCCTGCAGTAAGTAGTTTGGCCTTGAAGTCGTCATAGCCGTTCTCCATGAAGTATCCGGTACGCCCATCATTGCCGTTCGCGTTATCCAGAATGACCATGATTTTCGGTTTGATGCCGATGCTTGGGCGGATCAGCTCATCACCTAAGCCCATTTCGGCCGCCATGCGTGTCATAAGCAAATTGACCTCAGCAGAGCGCTTGGGGTTCATTTCAAACGGACGTGAGGCTTTCACTGCGTCGATTACCAGATTGCCCATCAGCTCCGCCTGGTCGCGCAGACGTTCCGGAGCGGTGGCTGGCAAGCTGCCCGGATCGATGGATGCAAACGCCCCAACTTTGTCCAGCGATTCACGTACTCGGCTATTGCAGGCACGCTTCTCTACCGCTTCTTCAAACTGCGTCAGTGACTCGAATGCGCCACCGACCTTTTCTCGTGCTCGCATGATGGCCTGGCAACCATTCTCGGAGCATCCTTTGATGGCAGAGAAGGGCGCGTAAAGAACCTGGCTGCCATCTTCCAGCGTGCGGATCTCAATGCGGTTCGACGATATGTTCACATCTGGTGGCAGTACGCGAATGCCATAGGTCAGCGCATCCTTCACAAGCCCCTGATGTTTGTCCTCGCCCAGAATGGTGAGCGCAGCAGCAAAAAACTCAGCCGGGTAGTGCGTTTTTAGCCACATGGACTGATAGCTGATTAAAGAATAAGCAACAGAGTGCGATTTATTAAACTGGTATGCACCGTTTTTCTCGAACGCATCCCAAATTTCTTTTGCTTTTGTCTCTGATAAGCCCGGATGTGACACTGTCACCCGAACGGCGGCCATTGGCAGCTTCACGCCAGCCTCTAACGCTTCCTCGACCGTGCGTAACACGCCATCCTCGCATTTAAAATGCTCTGCGCGGTGAATGCGTTGCGTTGTGCCATCCTCCATCTCGACGTCAATCCAGCCAGCTTGAGCCTGAACGACAAACTTCTCGCCCATGCTCTTCATCTTCTCCATGTTCTTTTTACCGATAGCGGAACGCACAGCATCTGCCTCGGCCATCGTGAAGCCAGCAAGGAGTCGCGTCGCGTTCATGGTCTGTTCCTGATAGAGAATTACGCCGTTGGTCTCCGCGGTCAGCTCATCGAGAACCGGATGCAGTGACTGTGGTGGCATGAAGCCTTTGGCCACAGAAACGTAGTCATCCAACATGCCTGACTGGATGGGGCCGGGGCGGAAGAGTGCGGTGGTCGCGACAACCGTTTTAAAGCTCATTGGCTCGATACCGCTACCCAGATCTTTAAGCAGCTTGCGCATTGGGCCAGATTCCAGCTGGAAGACGCCCTGTGTGTAGCCAGCAGCGAAACCATCCAGAACTTTGCGGTCGTCGAGTGGAATGGCGTCGAGGTTGATATCGTTGCCAGTGCTCTCTTTGATGTAACGCTTTGCGCTATCCAGCAGATCGAGCGTGGCCAGACCGAGTACGTCCAGCTTAATCAGCCCCATTGCCTCGCAGTAACGCTTATCGAACGCAATGCAGCGCGCATTACCCCGCAGCTCTACGGGCGTGCGCTCAACCAGTGGTACGCCAGCGACAATCATGCCCGCAGCGTGGCGGCCGAAGCCACGCATCAGACTTTGCAGCTTGCACGCCGCCTTAAACGCTTCCGGATTTTTGTTGGCGTATTTGTCCAGGCTGGCCAGCTGCTCGCGCAGTTCTTCCAGTGACAGGCTATCGTCTTCCAGATTCTTGAACTCTTTGGACACCGCCATATCCGCGGCGTCGACGCCATAAATACGAGCGGTATCGCGCAGCGCGGAAGCCGCGCCCAGATAAGTGAAGTTAGGAATACCGGCAACATAGTCCTCGCCATAGCGCTCATTCAGATACTCGATCACCTCATGGCGACGTGCCTGGCTAAAGTCCAGATCCGCATCCGGAAGGTCGAGACGCTCAGGGTTAATGAAACGCTCAAACAGAAGACCGTGACGGATTGGGTCAACGTTGGTGATGCCGATACACCAGGCCACCAGAGAGCCAGCAGATGAACCACGACCGGGGCCAACTGGAATACCGGTTTCGCGACTGTGATTCATCAGATCGCGTACCATCAGAAAGTAACCGCAGAAGCCCAGGCGGGTCAGCGTATCCATTTCATACTTAAGACGGTCAACATATACATGGTGCTCAGACGCTGGTGGCGTATAGCCAAACTCTTTGGTGGTGAGACGCTTGCGCAGGCCAGCAACCGCAAGTTTCATCAGTGCAGCAGGTTCGTCTTCGGCCATCTTTGGTAATGCCGGTGGCAGTTCGTGCCAGCGCCAGGTGCAGGCTTCGATGATCGCGTCCTGTGTCGTCGATGCCATAGCCGCCGTCACTGGTACACCCATACGAACGGAGAATGCTTTGAGCGCCTCAAGCAGATGCCGGCGCCCATTGATGGCGTTGTCACGTTGGTGGGGAATACGGAGACGATGCGGCTGGTCGATCTTGATGTTGTTCGTCACCATGTGCGCAATGTCTTTAATGTCTGCATCCTCGACAGCTTCGTAATAAGCGGGATAGAACGCCACTGGCTCGATTTTCAATGCGCTCGCCACTTTCATCGCCCGGACGTTAATCTGGTCGTAGAATGGCGTAGGGTGCGGATAAACCACGCTGTAGAAGTTGTCGCGCCCACCCGCAGAAACCAACGTGCTAATGATCTTCGCGAAGTCGCGGCGCTGGAATACGCTGCCCATGTCGGACGTCAGCAGGATGATGTTGCCTTTGGCATAAACGGTAGCCAGCTGGTCGAGCGCCAGACGTGGTACGAAGTAAAATTGCTCGCGCTTGTTCGCTAAGGTCATCAGCTCGCAAACATCGCGATAACCTTGCTCATTTTTGATGAGTGCAGTGAAGCTGTAACTACGGTCACGCACCAATGATTCCATACATCTCTCAGACTCTTTCGCCATTCGGGCGCGGTGCTCGTATGTGGGGTCGTCGACAATATTCAGCTTAACACCACAGATCACCGCCATATCGTCACCCGCGGCGCGCTGGAGGGGGATGATACTGGCAATATTCATGCTGTCAGCGGAAATGACAGCGGTATAGCCAGCTTCCTTTGCAATTTTGACCGCCTTTTCTGCTTTTAGCGCTGACTCCCCCAGCGAGAAGTCAGTTCTGACCATTAGAGCCTTCATGTGTTTTTACCTTTCTGGTTTTTTTGATTTTGTCATTGGGGAAGCCTACGAACTTCCCATACAGCGAAATCGCAACCTCTCTGGCTGCCGCATGGCACGCGGGCTTCTCAGGACACATTGAGCAAGCCCGGCCAGTTTCAGACGCTGCGATAAGTGAGCCAAAGCATCCTTTACGCACGATTAACCGAAGATCTTCTGAACCACCTCACGTGAAGCCTGGGCAGACGTGGATGGCAGCTTGTTGATGAACGCCTTCTCGATGCCAGCAGCAAAGTCGCCGCGCATCATCCCGATTTTTGAAGCCAGCAGCAGTTCACGAGGACCGATAGGCTGACTGATGAGGTGCTGTTCGTACCCTTCACGAACGAGATTGGCGAACTTCACTATTTTCTCTGCGTACTCGCGAATGATGCCCGCCTGAACCAACATGTTTGTTTCTGCCTCCGGACTCATGTATTTCACGTTGGACACGATGCCAAAGCGTGAGAAGTTCGCGGCGTTCTGGATGTTCGTGCCTTGATAGAGACCGGTTTCGTCGCCAGATCCGTTGGTGTTACCTGTTCCGATGAAGGCGAAGCGCTTATGTGGCGTAATGCGGCGCCAGTCCGGAGTCGCCTCTTTAACGATGAGCGGCTCTCCTTCCAGTACCGGCTGGTACACGCCAAGAATCTGCGGGAAAGCGAAGTCGTATTCGTCAGCCAGGTAAACCCAACCGTTTTTCATGGCCAGCGCCAGCAGCCCAGGCTCAAAGTAGGTGGAGCCGTCGCGCGCGAGGATCTGACCCGTTACATGGCTTTCCTCCATCGAAGCGGTGTGCTGTGCGCGGATAAGCGGGCGATTGAGCAGAGCACAGAGCTGCGTTGGCAGTGAGGATTTGCCGGTGCCAGCGTGACCCCAGAGATAGCCAGGGATGCCAATCTCCAGCATCATGAAGACGTCTTTAATCAGATCGAAATCGCCATACACATAGTTCTTCTTCACTTCCGGTATGAACTCCGGGTATGGCGTATTGACGTTCACCGTTACCTGCAGGGGTTTGCCTCGTGGCGTTCCCAGCTCTTTCAGCGTTACGCCAAGCAGCTCGTGCGCGGCTACCAGCTCCGTCTTGTACTCAACAGAACCCACATAGCCTGGGTGCGCGCTGATCTCCGCGACTTTGCTATCCCCGGTATGCAGTTCGGCACGCTTCTCTTTGAGTTTGGCCAGCGCGGTGCTGGAAATGGTCGGTTCGTCCGGAAATTCCGTGGTGTACATCTTCACCACCTCATCAACATCCAGGCCTTTCGCTGCTTCCGGAAGGTTTTCGCAGCGCCCCATAGAAATGTGAGATTTGAGGTGGTGAAAGGATTTGCCACACCATTTGCAGACGATGGTTTCAGGCAGTTGCTGTTCTTGATTCAGTGCATTAGCGGCCATGTGCTTTCCTTACTCGTTGTCGTTAATGGCGTATATCTTATATAAATATATTAGGGTGTATAGTAAGTGATTACTTATTTTATCGGGTAAATTTTTACCCGAGAATGATACGAGACAGCTCTTTAACGACCGATGGCCCGATTTGCTCAACGCTGTTCACGAGGGCGTAGTTTTTGTAATAGCGTCTCGGAGCGTCAGTAAGGATGCCTATGGCCATGAGATCAATGTCGCTTAAGGTCTCGATCTCGTTAGTGACAGATCTCAAATGTGGCGCAAACCCATCGCCAGCAGCACACGGCGCGCCATCGCTCATGACCATCATGATTTTCTTGTCCTCTATGCGCCCCGAAAACAGTGATGCCAGCTGCGCGATACTCTCGCCATCAACGTTGTTGAGCAGGGGGAACGTCTCGCCCACACAACCCATACGAGCGCGGATCTCCGGAGAGTTCGCTTTCTCATTCCAGTTCTTGATGATTGGCAGCATCAGCGCTTCAAAACGTGAGAACCCTGCTTTCGACATTGTCGAGTAGTCCGGATTTCCGAACGTGGTGAAGCCGGTGATGATGTTCGGCACGTTAATGCGGTCGAGTGCATCGGCGATGGTGTATGCGCTGGCCAATGCCAGATGAATCTTTTTGCCGCTCATTGAACCTGATAAGTCGATAACCTGCTGGACGCACGCGTTAACTGCACGGTGATCTTCCTTGCGACGGAATACGCGATCATCGTTCATTGCCAGGCGATAAAGACTGGAGCCATGAATGCGGCCACGACGCTGACCCGGTATAAACTGCACCCGGTTTCTGCTGGCAATCGCACGCTCCAGGTCTTTGGCGAGGGTTGCAGATACACCGGCCGACAAGTGTCGCTCGATGTACAACTCAAACAGCTTGCGACCTTCCGGAACCATGCGATAACGGTCAATGGGTGAGTACATCGGAATGGCTCCAAAGACTTTTTTGGTGCGCCTGATGTGATCTTCTGCCTCGTCAATTGGACCGATAAAGTCGTAAGAGCGGTCGTATGGGCGATATTCTTCAAGAGAGGTTCTTTTCAGTTCGCTGCTGATTGTCGAAGAGAGCGCGTCTTCTGTTACTTCCCCGACCTCATCTTCAACCTCGTCCAGTGCCTTGAGTGCATCGTCAAGCGTCATATCGTCCGGAGAAGCCACACACCCGGAGTCGTCATCCTGTGAGTCTTCGGCACCTTCCTCCGTCTCGCTTCCTTCCCCCAATGCTTCACCGTCTTTGTCTGGCTCGCCATCGCTTCCGCCACCTGTGCCGGAAAAATCATCTTCTGACGCATCACCCTCGCCGCCGCCATATCCGTCCGATTCGTCTGCATCCTCACGAATCCCATCACCCGGCGCTGGCGCGCTCTCCTCGCTCTGGCCATGTTCACCATCTGAACCGCCACAATCCTCATCTGGTGAGTTCTTTGTGCCATCAGAGCCTGCTTCCGTATTATTAATATCTGTATCACTTATATCTTTATTGTCAGTAGGTAAGCCCTTATCTAAGTATTCTGGCGTACCAAACTCCCCAGACTCATTATCCTTCGGCTCGCTTTTATGGTCGGCTGCGTCCAGCTCATCTTCTCCATTTTCTGGCTCTTCGTCATCGCTGTCCGGGCTTGCTGGGATGTCATCTTCACGTCCGGGCTCGTCGTCTTTTTCCTTGCTGCCAGATGGTTTCTTGGCCGAAGACTTTTTCTCCGGAAGCTTTCCTTCCGTCTCTTCTTTCAGGTCTTTCATGAGCAGAGCGATGGCTGCGGCCACTTTTACGCAATCCTCAGTGCAGGACATGTTGCGTACCGCTACATCAATACCATGCTCTTTAAGCAGCGCTACAGGCTTGGCGATGTAATGCCAATGGTCTTCCATAAACTCAACAAAAGGGCTTTGGCCATCCCAGGCTCGAACGACGGGGCACAAAAAGAATTTCAGGAACAAATCACGTTGATCACCTTTGCAAACGGCTACTGCTTTGGCCACGTTGATTTGGAAGTATTTTTCAATGATCAGCTTCTGCGTAGCCAGTAGATTGCGGCGTGTTCCGCCAAACACCTGCCCCATCTTGCGCTCAATAAAAACATCCTCCAGCGCGTTCCACAGGCCTGTCGATGGGGCTTTGCCCTTGTTACGCATGTTCATGGCGACTTTGGGATCAGTAAACAGGATATGGGCTACCTCATGGTCAAGGAAGCCGCGTACCGCATTCATGAGCGTCGGAGTGGCGTCGTCAGGAATGGAGGGAATGTTAACGAGTACTGGCTCCCCACGTTTGTTGTAGCGAACAAACGCTTCATTGCCTCGTTCAGCGACAGGAATTCTTTTGCCAGAGAGCATTGCCACCACTCGTTTAACACAGTCGCGAAAATCCTGTACCTCCTTCAGTACAGCTCTTTTGTGGGGTTTAGACATGAGTATCCCTTGTTTGTTAAAACAATTTGTTTTCTGATGCTTATAAATTATCACTGTACGAACAGGGAGCTAAGCTGCTCGTACAGGCAAGAAGAGGTATTGAGGCTTAAATGGTACGGACAGCGAAGGAGCCGGAGCCGGTGTTGAATAAAGTGAAGTGCATACTGTCGAGTGTAAAGCTGAACGCGGTGGCATCCTTGAGACTAAAATCGAGTTGCTTAGTTGATAGTTCAGTTAAGATTTTTGCAGCACCATCCTCTTCCATCACATAGGCATCCCCAATATCAAGAGCGGTCAAATTAGAAGCTATTTTTTTCATTTGGCATTATCCAATTATCACGTTTGAAGCTCACAATATTACTACCTAGTGTATCAATACGGAACAGTTCTGTATCAGAAATAACTTAAAATATTTTGTGGTTAGGAAGAAGAGATTATCGCAACGCACTGTAATACCTGATTAAATTTACGAAAGTGCCTTGTAAAGAAGATAGATAAGTCTTTACAACCCTAACCTTTGCTGTAATATCGGTAAGCACTTACCAGAGAGAATCAAAACACGCAAGGTTGAAAAACATGGCTACCAACGAAACTGAAGCGAAAGTAAGTCGCTACGCAGCATTCATTGACTCACTAATCGCAACCTCACCGAAAAGCCAGGCAGTAATCGCGAAAGAAATCGGGTACAAAAACCCCAACAACCTTTCGCTCATTAAAAGTGGCAAAATCCCATTGCCCGTTGATAAGGTGCGTCCTTTGGCCGTCGCATTAGATACCGACCCGGTTCGACTGATGTTGATGGTTCTGGAAGAACGCCAGCCTGAACTCCTCCAGTTCTTCCGCGAAGAAGGCACAGCTCCGCTAACCGCAGATGAGAAACTCGTATTAGAGGCTTTCCGCAAGCGTTTCGATGGCCAGCAAGGGGCTTCAGAGAAGGTTGTTGAGGCCATCAAGTCTCTATGAGAAATTCACGCGAATAAGCTCAGTGGCAAGACGATCACCTTTAAATTTGTGGTCAATTTCGTCCAGATCTGGCTGTTCCACGATGGATGCGATGTGCGCCGAGAAACTGTCTAATGCGTCTCGCATCTCCTCCATATAGTCGTGGCGGTCGTAGACACGGTCGATCCCCTCAAGGCTGTGGTTCATTATCTTACGAGCCACTTCCTGACTGATCCCCAGAGCCGGAAAGTAGCTGCGCGCGGTTCTTCGCAAATCGCGTGGGGTGAACGGCTCTAACTCCATCATTTCAGGACGCTCCAGAATCCTACGCAATGACTGCGCTATGGCCACCTTAGACATTGGCACATCCTCGCCGCGCTTCTTGTTCGACGGGACAAGCCATTGGCTCCCCTTTCCGTACTCAAACAGTTTCTCAACACATTGCCGCATTAAGGGGCTTAACGGGAGACTGTGCTGTCGGCCCGATTTGTTGCGGGTGCCTTGATTCCATACATCACGCTGAAGGTTGAACTCACTCTTCTTCGCGCGGAGCACTTCATCAGGGCGTCTGGCAGCTACAAGACAGAGTCTGGCAGCCCATTTCGTCCCTTCGCAAACGTTGAAGTAGTCCCAGACGTTCCAGAACACCCACACTTCGGCATCTGTCAGCTTCCGTTCCCGCGGCATGGGCTTAGCGCCCCCGGCGACTTTGTTTAGAGAGATGTCATTCAGCGGAGAGGTTTCAATTACACCCTGAAATGCACACCAGCCAAGAAACTGCTTCATCAGCGAGAACACACGTCTGCCCTGGACAATCTTGCCTTCCAGGATCAGCGGGTTAACCAGCTGGTTGACCAGCACCCTATTTATGTCACTTACCTTAACATCAGCAATGTGTGGCATAACATGTATCAAAACACAATGGACGGCTATCTCCGGTCGACGTCTCGTTATCAATAAAGATAAGCGAGTGAATAACATGAATGCCGATGAGAACCGCATGTCCCCATCCAGGTTAATGGTCGATACCGCCGACAGACCAGCTGCCCGTTCGAGATAAGCAATGGCCTCGCGTGAGGTGTTTTCGGCTGCGCGTGCTTTATCAAAGGTGTTTTTCATCGCTCACTCTCTGAGTGACGCCTTTAACTGTATGTTTGTACAGTATATTAGGCACAAATTTTTATAGGATCAACACCAAAATAGCTGTTTTTGACCAATGATTCCATACTTAATAGGTATGGAATCATTTAGGCGCGATTTGACGGATTCTTTTAACTGAAGGACAATAATCTCCAAGATAATTTAATTCTCCTTTAAGGACAGTAAGTGAGCGACGAAGAAGTTGTATACCTCGATGATTACGGCTTACGGCGTAAAAAATTCGAATATGATCATCGCATTCATCATGGCTACATTTTCGCGGCCGGTCAGGAAGTTTACATCGTTATAATCGGTAGCTTGGTTGATGAGAGAATTTTCACGAAAATTGGATACGAGTTGCCAGAAGGTGTGCCGTTTCCACCAAACGGTATGGCCGAAGTTTACTTTGACGTATATGACGGCATGGGCAACTTAGGCGATTTTCATCATGTTCCTTTTGCTGGTCTCGGCAGTGCGGTAGTTCTTCAAAAGGTATCGCTGGCACTCATCGCTCATTATGAAAAATTCGACGTGGGAGGGTTTGTTTTTCAGGCGGCTGCCGGTGGTGCCGTCGATGTCGGGCGTCGTGTGTCATTGGAAGAGACCTATGACTATTTACTTGGGTTAAAAAGTGAACCACGCTATAATGAACGCACGGGTATGTATAAGAAAGCTCCACGCTCATTATTGCCGGAAGACTTACGTGCATACAAAACAGTTATAGAGGGGAGGGCCAACTATGCAGTACTGTAATAAACAGCAACGTTCCGCGCTTCTCACCCCCAATGCCGGTGAGAAGAAAGCGTTTCAGACTCTGATTAATTCCGAGCGTATCGCTCATTCAGCGAACCTGGAAACCAAAGTTGAGGTTCTGAAAACTAATTTAATGTCGGCCAAAAAACGTTCTTCTGCGACCATGTTGCGTAGAAAACTGAAAGGTCACATTGTTCGCGAACTCAACGAGATCTAAGCTGATTCTCATGAAAAAGGCCGCTAATGCGGCCTTTTCTCTTTATAGGGGTCGTCTCAGAAAACGGAAAATAAAGCACGCTAAGCGTGCGTGGAGGCTGGCACCCAGCGGTACAGCGTCGGAATGGACACGCCGAGGTTCTTGGCCACGTCCTTGGGCGGCACCCCGCTGGCCAGCAGCTTCTTGGCCGACTCGATCTTGCTGTCGGTCATCTTCGGCTTGCGGCCGCCTTTGCGGCCGAGCTGCTTGGCGACTTCCAGCCCGGCGCGGGTGCGCTCGACGGTCAGCTCGCGCTCCATTTCGGCAAGGCTCGCCATGACGTGGAAGAAGAACCGCCCGGATGGTGTGCCGGTGTCGATGGAGTCGGTGAGGCTCCTGAACTGGACACCGTGCTTGTGCAGATCGCCGACCAGATCGACCAGTTGCTTGACCGACCGGCCCAGCCGGTCGAGCTTCCAGACGACCAAAGTATCGCCTTCGCGCAGCATTTCGAGCGTCTTGGCCAAGCCAGGCCGGTCTGCCCGCGTGCCACTCACCTTGTCCTCGAAGACCTTTTTACATCCGGCCTTGCTCAAGGCTTCGCGTTGCAGCTCCAGGTTCTGATCCTGCGTCGAGACGCGCGCATAGCCAATCAACATGGCTTGTCTCGCGCCCGGTCGATGCGTTCCTGCATCGCCTGCATCACTTCTTCGTGGGTGTACGATCTGGCGTTGGCGTCGGTGGCTTGCCGCAGGGCTTCCTCAACCTCGCGCGTCATCCGCTCGTAATCCTCCGGCCACAGCGCTTGCTCCATGCGCAGCGACGCCTGACCCAGCAGGTGCAGCAGGCTGAACAGCCGCATGTCGTTGGTGGCGACGATGCGCTCCCGAATCTGCTCCTGAATAGCTTCGCTAGCCCGATGCGCTTGTGGTGTGGCAGTCCCCTCGTAGTCAGCGGGGAATTCCGCTTCCTCGGCAATCCTTGCCCAGGCGCTGGCCAGCGCCT